CCCGCCATTTGCAGCAACAACAATATAACCGTCTGGAACTTTTGAACTATCAGCACTAAATACAAAAGTTCCTCCCCCTAAATGTTTATCTTTTATCACAGATCGTACATTTACGGTGCGGCCTGGCCATGGCAATGTAGTAGCTAAATCATCAATACAATCTAAAGTACTGATAGTTTTTTTATTAAATTCCCTGAGATTTTCACCAGTTAAAGTCAGCACAAGTGTATCTATCCACCCGTTTTCGCCCGCTCCAGCTGCTGCCGCAACTTCAATTGCCTGTTTCAAATCATCTACTGAAACATATCCCACTCCCAACATCTCTTCAAAAAGTCTGGAAAGCATCGGTAATGATTTAAATGGCTGTCCATACCGAGGATTAATAATTTTATCTTCGTTATTAGCCTCACCAATATTAAGAATATCGCGATCCAGATTTTTCATCTTTTCTTCGGTGATAATCGCCATAAATTTTCTCCAAAAAAAAGCCCCGCTAATGCAGGGCTTTAATTTCATTCCAGGGTTAAATTAAGTTATTGATGATGTCCTTATCATTTCGATAATAACGTTCATCTAAATTGGTTGCTGATATGGAGTTTTCAAAAACGCCATTTCGATTTTTGCTTGAGACAAGAAATAACTCATCATCTTGACGATCATCTACAGTTATTGAGTAAACTGTTTTCACCTCACCTTCTGTTACTAGAGCCTCAAGCGGTGGACATGCCAAAATTAGCTCATACTCACTTGCGCCCTGGCTAACTGGTATCTGATCAGTAAAACCACTTTTCTTTTGTAGATGAATCACATAATCATGACCTGCTGTCAAAGTACACGGCTGGCTGATTTCAATGGTTAAGCCGTTCCACGCTGTAATTTCTCCAGACGTTATTGAACCATCACCCAGAGCAATAGGTGACAATCGGGTATCATCAACAACAATGATTGGGTCACCGCGTTCTGTTAGCTCACCTTCAGCAAAGCAGTCAAACTTACAATTGACTCGCTGATACTTCAGTTTATTCCAGGCACGCCAGCCGATGATATGAGCCTGTTCTTTATAGGCAATTCCATAACCATCGATTTTTTTCGCGTTCGTGATTTGATCATTCGGGATTTTCAAAGTCTTTTCAATCCACCCCGCTTCACTATCAACATATGTTATTTCGACACCATCATAATTATTCTCAACCTTAAAGTTATATGTTCTAACTTCTGATTTAGCCTTCTTATTACGGTGATTGAATAACAATATCGGTTGCCGCCCTGCCTTCTCAAAATCAAAATAAAGCTCTCGATTTAATCGGCGTTCATTGCAACCGGATACACCTGCCATCATTCGACAAATTTCTTCAAATGATTGATTTGCATTGTCTAATGTGTAGTTAAATTCAGCCATTTTTTCTGAGCCAAAGTATTCAACAACATCATCAAATACACGATAAATTTCTTCAGTATTGATTTCCTTTAATGAACGTCGACCAATACGCTTATGTAGAGCTATATCAATACATAAATCAGCAATATTTCGAGATGGGATACGCTCAGCAGATTTAACACCACCACGATATGAATAGACTAAACTTTCAGCGATACAGTTTGTTTGTCTCGTATCAACAGCAGTTGCAGCACGTGTGGCCTGTGTACGTTGGCGTATTAATACGCGGTTGTCATAAACCAGTTTTGACAAGTAACGATATGCGTAGGCCGTATAGAATTTAACTTCGTCAGATAAATCTACAGCATCTCCATTATCATTAGTTCGTCTTGCTCGGAAACGCACAGCTCCAGTAAACGGTAAATCAATCCACATTGAACCGCCTACACTGTCTCGGTTATTTGCTTTTCCGTTTAAACGTATTGATTTATTAAAAACAACTCCTGTAGGTGTACCCGATACGATTTGTTGATATTCAACATAGATATCCACAAACTTAGCATCTGCTCCCTGATAAATTCCGTTTAAAGCCTGGAAATTTAGCAAAAGTCCTGTTGCTTTAGGTGAATCAATCGTAAACCAGCCAATCCAGTTATCCTGACTACCACGTAACTTTATATTGCCCGTACTGGTCTTTTGTCCCTCTAAATCAGCAAGCTTATTCCAATCAGAATTTACACCACTAGGCGTTGCTAATGTAAGCTGCTTATTGCTTGTGTCTACACCAGTCACAACATATTCACCATCTAAAAAGATGTTTGCTGTATTTGCTGTCAAATTTGCCGATATTGTGGAAGTTAATAACTCTGTTACTTTTGAGAAATTGGTGTTTGTGGCTACAGGGTTCCTCAAATGAATTGTATAGACATTAGATGCATATGTGATTGAATCAATATCATACAACCCAGCTAAATCAAGCTGCTCATTTACCGGATCAGTGACAAGTAATGAAGTCACATTAATTTTTCGGTAGTTCTGATAATCCAAAACATTTTGAGTCGATTCGATTGCTAAGGTTTCATTTGCAGGGTCTACACTTACTTGACCAGTTATAGACAAATCACCAATTCCAAAATTTGCACCACTTATAATTAAAGACTCATTAATATTGAATGAGTTAAATCGATCTGCTGTGCCCTGGTCATTAGCCTTAATCATATTCGGATATTGAAAATAAATATCTCCAGCTTCTACCCGCGTACTATTCGGCGGCAAAGCTGTTTGACCATTAATCGATTCATTTTGTCGAGCAATTATTGGCGCTTCAGTAAATGTATCTCCCCACTTAAAAATCGTTTCCGTGCCAACCAGACTTTGATTTAAGCCATAAGCAGACAAACTTGTACCTGGTATTTCTTGAATCGGAGTATCACCGGTCTTAAATTGGGACAGTCTTACCGGGTTTTCACAGACACATAATAAAAGCTCTTCAACCTCTACCCCATCTTTGAAATATCGATATGGAGGTGCAAATAAATCCGGTATAGCTTTTGGAGCGCCTAAAATATAAGGGACTCGTTGCTTTATGCGCTGGCGGTTCTCAGGGTTCGATAAATTATTATTACTTGAACCCGTCATTGAACCATTATTGTTAGTTGGAGCTTTAGGTACTTTTACTAATGCTGAAATACCTTTACCCAACAGCTTTGATGCAATCCATGTTACTGTTGAGGATAATTCCCCAGGGTGATGAACAATTGTACATTCGTCTGTTATTTCCAATAAACGAGCAACAGATGACATATCCGCTGTTGTTGGCGTTATATCATTTTCTGGACAAGGATTTCCTTTGTAAATTCTAGCTTGGGGATGCCTAGCTCTTTCGCTCAGGAAAGTATGTAAAATATTATCGGTTTCAACCGTTTCTTTTACATGCTCTTCTAAAGAATTTTTAATGATGTAAATTCGGCTCATAATATCGAATCCGTTTAAACCAATCGTTAGCCGTCTCAACTGTGATGCGTTGCACGCCACTCTCAGATAAATGAAAAATTGTATGATCAAAAAAAAGCCCAACGTGTGAGCTTTCATTCATATATGTCATTAAGACTATGCAGCCTTCCTTCGGCTTTTTTATCGCCTTATTTCGATGTACCGTTTCTCGTGAAGTTTTAATTGCTTCACTTAGTGGCTTTGCCAAACCCACAAAACATGGGGAATAATCTAGGTTATAAATATGTTTAGCTGCTTTAATAACGAAATGAACACAATGAAATTTTTCAGGATCATATTTGCAGTAAAACAACTTGATAATGTTCATGCATAAAAACCTTCTAAGCTTTCATCGGTACTAGGTGAATAAATCTCACCATTACCAGAATCATTTAAACCAGGCGCTTGAGACTCTATATTTGAACCACGATGATCACGAGTGACCACAGCAATTTCTAAATCTTTAACTACCCACGCTGGAACGTCATAACGGCCCATGTTATAAGCCCGATAATTTAAAACTGGTGGTGTAATCTCTTCATCTTGAAGCACAAGCTTAATCAGATCGGGAATGACAGTTCCAACATCCCCAATCATTGCTGAAAGCTTTTGATCAAGATTATCCTCATCACCGCCTCTGTTAATCGTTAAAGGTACATAGACATATTCAAATGTTTGACCGTCCTCATGTGTTAATAAAATTGGCTCACTTGAATTAACTACATAGCGCAAAACTTGCGGCCAATTCTGATGAGAAATTTCAACAGACTCAAGCCAACCAACTGGACCTGCTGACTGATCAAGTAAGGCAAGTTGTTCTGGTGTAAGCTCAATCATTGATCTACTCCCAACGCATCTGGCAGCCATTCATTTGGTACTTTTTCAATGTCATCAATTACTTCGGTTGAATCCATGCCTTGGCGTAAATTAACGATACTTCGATATAAATCGGCGTTTCGTTTGATTGGCTTAACAACTACCTTAAAACTCATCTTTACCGCTTGACCGTTTCTGTAAGATTCAGAAGGAAGCACGCTATAAATAAATCTGCATTCGCAATCCTCACGAACTCCTTCATCCAATGCCAAGTTCCAAAGCCAGTTTTCAGGCTTCATTTGCTTCAAATACCAAAACGCCCAAAAGTACTGCCGATCTTCATCATTCTCAAGAAAAACAGTAACACCAACTTGATGAACAGCACCCACAAAAAAAGGGGTCTGCCGTGGCGGTCCCCCTTCATTTTCCTGTTCTCTAATGTTGTTGCCTGGTGTAAAGCTATAACCCTCTTGCAGAGGCTCAAGCATAAATCTATCCATCACCCCTCCTATCGTCTACGTTCAACATTAAAGGCTTGCTGCACCATCTGCGATTCATGACTATTTGATTCAGTGCCCAAACGTGTAAACGCTCCAGCAATACGTTCATCAACGATATCAATGGTTAAGCCATTTTCATCACGTCTGGTATTAACTCTTGCGCCTGCATAGTTATTAATATTGATATTAAAACCATTCATTTGACCGCCACTACTATTTAAGAATCGGGTTAAAGCACTATTTTGTTGATCATCAAGTACACGTTCACCTTTTTTAAGGAACCAAGTACCATCTTCAGGAACACTAGAGATACCATCATGGGCCATACCATCCAAACTAACTGACTTAATCTGTGATGCTTGGGCAACCTGAACTGCAACGGCTGCACCTGCCATCACAGGCGCAATGTATGGACCAATTAACGGAATAGCAGAAACAGAAGTATATACATTAGAGAACGTTTGCGGAGCATTCATAATAGCCTGGGCTACTGCAAACGCCTTTGACATAGCAAACATGGCCTTATATGCCCCGGACTGCTCACCTATTAATGACCCCATGAGATCAGTCATACCGCTTAAAGTGTCAGCAGCAGCCTGGGCACCTAAAGCTGCTTTATCCGTGTTAAATTGAGCCTCAGAAGCCAACATTTTTTGTTGGTACTCTTCCTGGGTAATCAACTGCCATTCAAAAGCATTTTTAATTGCTTCGGCTCGTCTATTTGCCGCATCCTCAGCAGAAGTATCAACACCAGTAGCACTTTGATATTCCATCCAAGCAGTATGTCTTGATTCTTCATTTTCCAAATCTTGAGTTCTGTACGATGATGCAATCAATGTACTTTGCTCTGCCGGATCAAGTGACTTATTTAGACGGATTTGCTCACGTTCAAATTCAAACTTTGCAGTTAAATTCTGCATTTCAGTTTGGAATGCAGCTTGAGCATCATTTAAGCGCTGAGCTGATTCAAGACGCATCCAAGCCATAGACTGGTCATGCTTTTCACGTGCTGCACGGTAAAAAGATGCTTTATCTGCATCAGTAATATCAGTTCTGGCCGCAATTTCCTTTTGGTCAATCTGATATTGGAAGTTAAGCTTTTCCTCTTCAGTTAAACGATGTTCTGATATTTCAAAAGCTAATTTTGATAGATACAAAGCTTTTTCAGTATCGTATCGATTTTTTGCAATGGTTAGGAATCTCTGCTGTTGTTCACCATCAAAAGCCTTTTTAATATCATTTGCTTGCCGCTCATAATTGAGTTGCATTTGATATTCTTTATCACCATATTCATAAATTATTGAATCTTGAAGCCTTTTGCGTTCTTCAAGTTTCCTGTTTAATTCCTGTTGAGCCTGAGCAAGTTTTTTTGCAGATTCGGCAACCTTGTCTTGCTTATCCTTCCAGTCTTGTAAACCCTGAGTTGCAGCAGCAGTATTTTTATTTGCTAATTCCTGATATTCAGCTAATTTCTTAGTTGAATTAGAAACAGTATCATCAAAAAGCTTTGCCTTTTTTTCTAAAAACTCATCTATAACAGCATCATTATCGCGTCCAGCCATGCTGACATAACTATTTTCCGCGCTTGCTGTTACTCCAGTTGTAATAAATGTTTTTGCCCATTGAATGCCAGGGAACTTATCTAGGAATCCACCATTTTGGGCGGCCTTACTTGTCAATTCATAAGAATCAAGCGCTTGACTAGTTACACCAGCAATTGAGTTTGAAATCAAATTAAGAGTTGCCCAAACTCCCAACGCAATTGCCGCAACCCCACGTAATGAATCGGCAAGTACTTTGCCGCCATCTGCCATTCCGCGTGCTTCTTTATCTCCAGTACTAAAGGCATCAGCAATATCAACTAGAGCAGGCATGACTGAAGCCATTAATTGGTTTTTCATGCCCTGCATTTGCATATCAAGCATTTTGGTCTGAACTTGGAGTTCACGAGCAGCTTTAATGGTTTTATCATTCATGATAATGCCAGCATCTTCAGCAGCTTCCCCCCAAAGTTTCATAACTTCAGCATTATTTTTAAGCAATGGTAGTAATAGTGTGGAATCTGAAGCCATACTTTCCATTAAGAATGACATTTGATCTTGAGATAAATTAGCCTCTTCCATTTTACTAACATATAAAGCCATAGCTTCTGGACCGGATAAACGGGCCATTGCTTTGGTAAGCTCTAATGCTTTCGAAGTACTACCTTCAGTTTTTAACGCAACTTGCTCAAGAAAATTGACATATTCACCACCACCAGTGGTTAAAAAATCTCCCAATTTTTCGTTAAAATCTTTGGTTATATCTGCAAGTTTATCTTGCTGAATACCAAACATTTCAGCACCAACAGACATCTTTTGAAATTCTTGTACGGTTGATTGTGCAAGAAATGCATTACGCTCTAACTCACCTATCACCTTAGCTTGTTCTTTGGAATAGTTATATAAAGAAGCCGCACCCGCAACGGTTGCCGTTGCAACAATCCCAGCCATAGCTTTGGCACTAGATGAAATTTTGTTGAAAGACGTTTCTGAAGTCTTTTGGGCAGTCTTTATATTTTGTTCAAATTTAGCAGTATTGGCATCAAGCAGAATTTGAACCCGGCTTAAAACATCAGACATATATTTCACCCATAAAAAAACCCCGTTTAACGGGGCTTTTTTCTCATCAAATTACTTTAAATACTTTAAACAATTTAAAAATTTCTCATTTTTGAAATTATTTATAGCATCTTGTTGCACCTTTTCACTTTGATATCTTGGTATTTCAAAAGCTTCTTTAGCTAAACCTTGAACCAAGCGATTTCGATCCTTAGTTCCAAAGTCTGTTTTATATAAATCAGCAAGAGAACCACCTTTTTGGCGGTATTCCATTGTAAAAGCAGCAACTTTTTCATATGTTAAACAATCTTTTACTTTTTCATCTGAAGCAGCAAATGCTGAAGAGATAAATCCAAAACAACAAACTATTAAACAAAAAAAATTCTTTTGCATCAGGTCTAACCCCCAATTATTTTAATCAGAGGCTAGAATATAGCCTTTACATGCTATAGGTATCAAACTTTAGACTTTGAATAACCGCTAAAGAAAGCTTTTAAATTATTTTGAATTTCCGCTTTAGGCATGGGCTGTTTTTCTTTAAACATCATAAAATTATCAAGTTTAAGGTTATGCCCTGGCACCATTGCATCTGCAATAGTACGACCTAAACCAGCAAATAAAATATCCTCTCGGAATAGCCCAATTGGTTCAAGAACATTAAAAGCTTTCCAGTATTCAAACTCTTTATTTGACATTGTATTTTCTAGCTCTTCAACAGTCCGGCCAAGCCTTAAAGCTAGTTGAAATTTAAATTTTAATTCTGGCCGGCTTCGGAGTTTTTTAACTCTTCTTCCCGTTTCAATTCTTCCGGAGTTTTAATCCCATTTGCTTTACAAATCTTTGAGAATAAATCCTTCTCAACCATAGCTGGTAATTTTCGTAACTTTTCAGTTTCCATTTCTTGTAATACCAGCTCACCAGAATCAGGATCACATACAGTATTTTTCATTAAAATTGGAAAAGCTGTTTTTGGGTCATTTTTTTGCGCCTCTAACCATTCATCACGTGTTGCAATCGTTAGTAAGCGCAAGCCAATCTTTCCAAGCTGCTTAACTTCAACAACTTCAAATTGTGGTTTTTCAGTGATTTCTAAAAATTTATTAATTAAAGACATTTATGTATCTCCAAATACAAATAATTAAGCCCGCATATAGCGGGCATTGTTAAGAATTAAAATTTAAGGTGTTACAGGTGGAACAACAACGACCACATCATTTTCTTTAACGATCACCTCACCAGATACTTCTAACTGCATTTGAATACGGTTCTTTTTGTCAGCAGCACGAACAGGTGTAAATTTGCTGATCGGAGCACAAAATTCATAAGTGGTTTTTTCATCATCATTCAGATCAATTTTCCACTCCAAACATGTACCATTAACATGATAATTTCGAAGTTTTGCTTGCTGATCCGAACCACTGATTTGCAAAAGTTCTAACGCTAAAGCACCACTATCAATTGCTCCAGCAGTAGCTTTCTTTTTAAATTTTGAATCTACCGGAGTAATGTCATCAACTGGTTTAGTTGAATCTGGCATTGGTAAATCAGTGACTTCATTTGCAAGTTCCCAAGACGTTGCACCGCTTACGCGGAACGAGATTGATACCCCTTGGGCATCAATTAAACCTTCAACACAACCAGCCATAAGTTAATCCTCTAATTGCAGGCGTTTTGCCATAAATAAAAATCAATTTCCTGTCCCCATACTTGGGTTTCTTCATCAAAACCGCCATCACGTTGTTCCGCGATTTCACAGTTTGAATATTTTTGTTGGTCCATAGCCCATTTCACTGCTTCAGCATCTTTTTCCGCTTGCAATTTTTCATGGTTATAGACATTAATTTGAATCCTTACTCGGCCGTGACCTGTCCAGCCTTTAACCGTATTTAACGGTATGTTTGTAATCCCTTGATAGGTGATATAGGTTGCTGAATTATCAAATCCTTCTGGCAATGGATGCGGCCCAACTCTATCGTTAAAAGGCCCTTTAAGGACCTCATAAATAATCTCACTCACTAACATCGTTCAGGCCCTCAACTGGTCGGCGTTTAACAATTGCTTCGATATATTTTCTATATCTGAATTTGAAACGCTCTAAAGCAATTACTTTTCCTGCGTCAAAAGTCCTTCTAAATATCGAATTTGCGGGCATTGTGGGCGTACCATATTCGATAAATCGCCAATAAAAAGGATAATATTTGCGATCAAATAAAGCCTTAGTAGTACCCACATAAACAGCCGCACCAACAGACTTATTCAATTCCACACTTTTACGTTTAATTGCAGCTCTCAATTTACCGGGTATCATTAATTGACGGCTAGGCTTTGCATTACCACGCTTACGCTGTCTGTAAGAACCACGGTAATAACGGTAATATGCCTTTTCAGCAACTGGTGCCCGACTCTTTGCTTCATCAAGCATGGGTTTAACCGCATACATTGCAGCAGCTTTGGTTTTTTTCTTTTCAGTAGCTAGATCGACCAAATTTGACATTTGTTTTTGCATGTCATCTAGACCAACCATTTTATGTGTTATGTCCATATCACAATTTCCCTAAGCTACACATCAATGCCTTTTTACTTGGGGTAATTGGGAGTACACCATTAATTGCATAGATGTCATTTGTATCAACATCACGTAATAGAAATTCAGCCTTAATACCAGGGAAATCATCTGGCCGCATAACCACACGACAAACTAAAGCTGAACCTTGAACACCCGATTGCACGAAATTAGCTGCGCTGATTGGTTCAATATCTCCATAAAACTGTCCGATACTCGACCAGATTTGTTTGACTTCACCAGCGCTGTTTTTTTCAGTACCCCGTTTTAAGACATCGAACAAAACATCTAATTTTCCGCTCTGCATGAATCACCTCCTTGAACCAACCAAGCGTGATAGGCAACTTCCATTGCAAAAATCTGATATTCACCATTGTCACGTATAAAAAGACGCTCACCATGTATATAAATCAGCTTTGTATAAAACGGCTGGGCTTTAATCCAAGCTTCAAATTTTTCATGCATGGGTTAAACTCCCATTTTTCGGTAAGGAAACATCAAACGCTCACAAGCAATATTTACATATAAAGCCGCATCGGTCTGAGCTGCTCTGTTTTGGTACATATCACCAATGATCAACAAAGCAGCAAAAACTAAATCTTCCGGTAATGAACCATCTGGCTGCTGAATTTCTGAAAATTCTTTGTCTATGAAGTTTGTTACTGCTTTCAAAGCCGCTTTGATCAGTAACTCAATGTATGAATCATCACGCGCATGCAAAACACGTAAATGAGATTTCGCTAAATCAAGCGTTATGTAGTCACTCATAAAAACGTCCTAAAAATGAAGAAAAATGCAGATTTCTGAATAAAAACTTCAAAAATCTGCATAAAAACATAAAAAAGCAGCCCTAAAGCTGCTTTTATTGAATATTAACCACCCGCTGGAGGTGTTGCTGTAGCTGGCAAGTCACCACCAGCACAAGCATCTGGAATTGCCACACCACAACAAGCACGCATTTCAGCACGGACAGTACATAAGTTTTTAACGAAGTTATCGCCATCTTCTGTTGATAACTCAACAGCAACATCTTCACGAATGAAGGCAGAGACACCTAATGTAAGGTTACCAACCCAATATTTACCGGAAGTCATTGCAGCAGACAGAATAACTGGCAAACCCCATAAAACTGGCTGGACCGCTGCACCTGGAGAACCAAAGATATAGTGACCATCAGTACCTTTTATACGTTCAATTGCACCCCAATCTTCAGGGTTCAAAATAATGGCTTCAGGTAAGAGACCAGTAGAAGCAGCTTTATACTTAGCGCGGTTAATCACATCAATTGCAGTATCATCTGCTCCAGGTGTGATAACTTCGAATTGATTTGTTTCAATCAAACCAATAAATGAACGCGCTCCAGAAGTAACACCATCACCCACTACAATTTTTGCTTCTAGTTTTAAGCGAACACCATAAGCAAGACGACCTTCAATATAAGCCGCCAAAGTAGGCATATCTGAAATAAGCTGGATTGAAATTTTAATCCAGTGGGCAATTGTCCCAACCTTTAAGTCAACAACACCAAAGGTTAAGTTTGATTCTGGTTTTGTCTGACCTTCAGGAACAAGATCAGCCATGATTTCATAAGCTGATTCACGTAACAAAGGCACCAGTTCAGCAGTAACTGGAGTAAAACTAATCCAATCAAGTAAAGTTAAGGCACGCTCAACAGTACGCCCTAAATCATTAGCAGCAAACTGAGCTGTCGCTCCAAGACCTGTTAATGTAACGATGTTACGGGCATTCAAATCATTAAATTGGAATTTACCCTTAGACCGTTGAATTGAGGATGCTTGATCAAGAATCGCTTTATTTCGAATAAGAACAGAAGCAACAGAATTAGGGTCAATTCCACGCTCGTTGACGCCATCAACTAATTTTTGCTGTAGTTCAGATAACTCCCCCGCTAATTTATTGACTTCTTTAGCACGGGCTTCAAGGTCTTCTTTAATATTATCGGGAATACCCTCAACTTTTTTGAGACCATCTTGATAACGAGTAATTAAGCTATCAAGTGTAGTCATTCGAGCATTAAGCTGTTTTGCCATTTCTTCAATTTGGGTTAGTGATGCAGAAGCATCACGTGCCATCAAAACATTGAAAGGCGCACCGATTGGGAATTTTTGATATGCAGTCATAATTTTATCCTATGCATAAAAAAACCCGCTTTCGCGGGTCATATTTGAAAAAGGGTTTTTAAACTTAGTAATTGTCTAAAAAAGCAAACGGGTCTTTTTTAGGCTCTGGAGTTTGTTTAGGTTGATTTAAATTTGCCAATCGGGCCATTAACTTTTCAGCGTAGCCGCCTGGTAAAACTGAGCGCAAAAGCTCTGTTACATCATCATCCGATTCAATCGCATTGATTGCATCATCATTGATAATTCGTGCTGCACCATCGGCTGGTTCATCTACAATGCTTATTTCATATAGATCAGCCCGCTTAATTTCGATATGAGTTCCTTTATCCTCAATATCGATATCACTAGGTGGATAAAAAGCTACCGAGAAACCATCAACAGTACCGTGTTGAACCATTGCTCCAACATTTTGTGCAAGTGCCAATCCTGGTGTTAATTCAACTTCAAGTAGTAAACCAACATCATCTTCTTCAAGTCGAATAATTTTCCCGATACGCATTGTGATAGTCGAATCGACATACCACTGACGCCAGCCATGATTGTAATAACAATGAACTTTTTTTGTACCAGCTTTAAATGCTGCACAAACATCGGCAAAAGCACCTTTAAGGAACTTTTCACCGTAATAGTTAATAGAGTCCCATTTCACAGCGTAGCCACTTACAATGACTGCACCTGTTTTCGCATCCTTTTTAATAAACCGACATTCAGCCGAATTAGCAGGAATAAATCGACACTGTACTTTTGGCAAGTTAGGCGAAAATTTATTCCGCGCTTGCAGTTGTTTTCCCATTTTCATTCACCTTAAAATTGCCTTTTTTCATACGTTCAGCCGTAGTCATATTGACCGGAACAAGTAAGAAATCTCCATTAGGATCAGGTAGATCACCTTCTTCTCGTCGAATTTCATTAATTGAAGATTGACCGCTAATAATTCGATCTTTATTAGCTGCAATGCGTTGTAAATATGAAGCTCTAAGCAAGTCCTTAGTCTTAAACTCAAATTCGTATTCATCCCATTCATGCCGTTCTAATAAATGAATTCGAATACTCTCTTCAATACGCTCCAGATATGGGCGCAAACCAAATTTATAGAAACCGTCGATAATCTGTTCAATTCCACTTCCCCATGTAGTCGATCCATCAGACATATAGACAAGAATCGGAGGAACACCAAAGAATCGGCATGCATCTTCAACCGATAATTTACGAATTTCGATTAGCTCAAGATCAGCAGGTGTTAAGCTTATTTGCTCAAATTGCATATCATCTTCTAGGACAGCAATATCACCATCATCGCCATTCACTAAAATATCCAATTCTTTTCTTAACGTATCTCGCTGAGCATCTTTAAGAATTCGTTTAGTTTTTAATGCACCAGTAGGCTTAGCACCATTTGACATTAAACGAGTAGTCTTATCACTTGCAGATAAACCCACACCAATTGAAGCAGCACCGTAGGCAATAGGAGACATCCCCCATAAACCAGTACCAAACATTTTTACATGCCAAATCTGTTTTTCACTCAGTTCAACTTTCCTACCATTGATCTGGCATTCATAAACAGGGTCACCGTTATCTTTGATTTTTAGATCAACCGAACCACTATTAATGACCTGCAAACTGACCAATTTTTTACCTATATAGTCACGTTTACAAACAGCATTTCCAGCAACCAGGTTCAACATAAATTGCTCTCGAAACTCGACAGCAGTTTGATAACGATTAGGCTTATTACTTAAAAGCTGAATTACTGGATGATCCTTTACGATTGTTCTACTTCCATCAGCATTTAACTTAAACATCTGTAAAGGCAGGGTCGCTACAGACTCAACAAGAATCTTGACACAAGCAAAAACCGCACTAAGCGTCATTGCACTATCAAAAGTAACGGGCTTTGCCGTCCTTACAGCAGAACGGGGACGATCAATTAAGGTCGTCCCCGTTCTGTCTTGTATTGGTCCAGTTCCCCGCACTTTCAGCTTTTTTAGGTCATCTTTTTGACGACCTTTAGCTTTATTGCGGTTTTTACTCATCGTCTAGATACCTTAATCATACCACTCAGAAAATCATCAAAATTCCCATTCTCTTCGCCTGGTACAAGTTCAAAAACTTCTTCCTTATCCCAGTACATGGCTCTTGAAGCCGCAATAATCATCCCAACCGCAGCATCAATTTTTTTGGCGCGTGAAATTTTTCGAGGAAAAATACACTCTTTTGCATCCTCTTTAACTACCACATTGAGAATGCACCACTTTAAAACTGGATCACCGCAAAAACGTATGCGATTTTCAGCTATCAAAACTTCAATCCAACGCATTGCCGGGTTCAAATATTCAGTTCTTTGAGGAACTTCAATTACATTTAAACCAGCATCAAGTAGATCAGCAGTTACCTGTTCAGCATGATATGGGTCATGACCAACTTCATAAAATGGATAGTCATTATGATGTTCAAGAATGTCTTCTTTGATACGGTTGAAATCTGTTGAAGCACCTGGTGTTTCAATCAACCAACCATCATCCCGCCAGACAGGATAATCATCCGGTCGCATCTCACCGTTTATTGCTTCGGTTGACTCCATTACTCTTTCATTGATGTAACTATGAGCAAAGACATACCAAATAATTTTTCCATCTTCAAAATCTGGCCTCATCTCCACCCATGAGGCAAGGTCTAATCGACTTGCCAAGTCATAGCCGCCAAAACCTACAACGCCTTTAAATTTTTTATAGGAGACTTCAACCTCACAATTTGACACAACAGATTCAGCAAGCCAGCCGTCTACCGCGCCAACCCATTCATTTAAATGCTTTTGCCGAAAAATCGCTTCATTTGATGGTGAAATCTTGCACTTATCGGCCATTCCTTGCAGATATTCAGGTTTTACCGAAATTCCATAGTTGGGATTGGCTTTAGGCCAATTTTTAGGGTTTTTCCAGTCGTCACCCTTATCTAGGCAAAAAATCATGCCGAAATATCTTTCGTGCGTTGCTTCACCCTTAAGAATTGCAACAACAACTTTTCTTTCACGATAGCAAACCGATGTCGTATCTTTTCCAGCCGTTGTAATCGCAAATAGTAATGGTTGCGTTCGTGAAGCAATACCGTTTGATACAATGTCATACATGCCCGAATCTTTATGAGCATGTAATTCATCAATCAGGCCACAGTGAACGTTATAACCGTCCTTTGATCCGTCCCGATCCTGTGATAGCGCTTTAAACGACGAATTCGTTGTCGTTTGGAAAATCGAATACTCTTGCTTAGTGATACCAAAGCGTTCTTGCATCTTTGGCGAATAAGCGACCATTGTTTTTGCTGCGCCAAACAAAATATTGGCCTGGTCTCTTGTCGTTGCAGCAGCATATACATTTGCACCTGGTTCTCCATCAATGAATCCCATGTACAAACCAACAGCCGCAAGCCACGTAGTTTTTCCGTTTTTCTTAGCAACTTCCAGATAGACGTATGTGAAGCGACGTAGACCTTCATAATTTACCCACCCAAAAATATTGACCGTGACAAAAACCTGCCACGGTGACATCACTAATAAATGTCGGGTTCCATCACGCTTTAATCGTGCTAGTTCCCCTTCCACATGGGGACAGGTTTCAATAAAAAAGCACGCATGCTGTGCGCGCTCTACATCAAATTTAAATTCAAAATTAATATCTGGTGGCTTCGTGCCAATCTTTAATGATGTAAGTAATTTTTCTAACTCTTCATCACCTGAACCTAAAGGAATACCGGAACGATTTAAGTCATTTAAAAAACGTTTAACAGCAAATTTTTCTAGCTGCCCTGCCGTTCGCACTCCAGAGCGCACGTCATGGCAATACTGAAGTGCGATTTTGAAATAATCGCGCATAAAGACTCACTAACTAGATCGAATTGAAAAGTTTGCATAAGGGTCATTTTCTTCTTTCTGACCAGCATCAGCACCCAACAAATCTAATTGCTGTTGTTTATTAACCTTGACACTTGACCGCGCTCTTGGCGTTAATCCAAATTCAGCAGCAGTTTTAATAATCTGTTCTTGTAATTTATTACGCACCTGCAACCAAGCTGCCTGGACTTCAAAACCATTTGGCGTTGTAGTCACCCATGAATTGATCTCTTCAAGCTTTTCAAGGGCCTTTTCATAAGCAGCCATGTTGTCACAATGCAAACCAAAAACATCACCGTCTACAACCGACAGCAAACCCGCTTGAACTAATACAGGTCCCAAAGTATCCCAATGTTTTTTTGCGCCCCCTTTTACCCAACGAGGACAAGGCGGCATTCCCAAAGCAACCGATGCATTAGCTTCTTGCGCGTCTCCATCCCGATCGGTTCGGATACGGCTGCCGCTAAGAATTTTTTCTTGTAGCCCTTTTGGTGGACGACCCATAGTTGACATAAGAACCTCCAAAAAATTTAAAACTGATTAAATATTAGAGGTATACCCCCCTATGGACTTTTGACCACGTAAAAATTTCATGGGGGGGCGGTCTTTTCTGAGAGGGCCTTTTTGACTTTTGACCCCCTATCCCCTAAAACCCAAGTTTGATAAGGATTTTTATAAAAATAATTCCAAATCCAAAACCGATAAAAGCGCCCCAATAAAAACCTATGGTCCAACGATCAGAATAGCTTGTCTCATCTGGATATAGAATTTGAATCGGTGGCCTTGCAACATCTGGTGGAACTGGACGTTTAGGAATGAAATCATTTCCTATTACTTCTGTTGGCTCAGGTGGTCGAGGCGGTTTAGGAATCTCATTCATAAATCACACCTTGAATCACTCGGCAACCAGCATCGACTTCATCAAGTCGAGCGCCACGTAGTCTTTCGTAGATTGTAGTTTTAGGAGTTGTTTCACCATTCCAAAGTACTTCGAATGATGAGCCAGTCTTAACAACGACACCTAGTTCATCAAAGCCTTTGATGTCATCACGATATACAACCGGATCACCGAGCAATATAACTTCTCGTTCGCAACTCATGCAGTCACCGCCTTGAAGTGTGAGTGATGCAGCTTATGAACAAAGCCATCGGCATCATGCACTTCAATCTTTTTATCTTCGATTGATTTGATTTCAAAACTATCAGTCCAACCACAGGACAAAGTGTCAATTGCATAAGCCGTTGCAGCTTGTACCATCTCACCAACTTTAAAAACATAACAATCAACTGGCTTTTGCGTAACTGGTGGTTGATATGACCAGCCGCCTTTGTCTTCGGTTGCTGTCTTGCGGTCATGGCATGACTTGCAAAGCGGTTGCCAATTGTTCTTATCCCAGAACAACACCTGGTCGCCTTTGTGCGGGATGATATGGTCAACAACCGTTGCGGCTTCAACAAGTCCGCGCTTGCGATGGTCCGCACATAGCGGGTTCTCATCTAAGAATTTTGTTCTTTCTTTTTCCCAACGGGCATCATAGCCGCGCTGGTGTGCTGTGCCCCGCTCCCGATCTTTTTGTTTGATTCGGTTTTGATGCTGGTCACAGTAACCTTTGTTCGATGCGAAATCTTTACAACTGCCCACAAGACATGGGCGCTTAGCTCTTTGTGGTGGACGATTGGACATGATCAATCTCTTCAAATCGAATGCAACGCTCTAAAAGTTTTGTCATCAATTTTGAAGTCAGTTTTCGTTTTCCGATCTTTTTCTCAATCAAATAGAGAGCATAGACGGAATAACAAACCCACGGTTTCATTTCAATAATCAATCTACCTGTGACCATCATCGACTCCAAAAAAGAAGCCCGCATGTCAAAGGGAGTCATGCGGGCTTTGAAAGAGAGCTTTTCAGCTCTGAAGGAAACTACAGCGTTTAATACAGTTTTCCATTATGAAGAAATCTAACTTAACTTTGCTTTTGTGTCAATACCGAAGTTTACTTAGAGCAATAGACCTGCTTAATAATCTTTTCTTCACCTAATTCACATGCCTGTTTTAAATCAGCTAAAACATTATCAATGTGGCGTTTCATGTGGTTGCGTACAGTTGTATCACTGAATCCAGAAATAATTTCACGGTTACGTTCAGTAGGTTTGTAATCAGCAGATACTAAACAGAACTCAACCAAAGCAACGCGAACGATTGGCAAGTGATAGATCATGTTCACACCTGCTTGAATAAATTTATCTTGATACTTTGTAAGCAATAACTTGCTAAATAACTCCACATTCTCAATGTTGTTTGCGCCCAAGTATTTCAAGCGGAATAAATTATCCTGCAAAGGAGTTAATTTTGCATAACTCATAGCAATGCATACGTCCGCAGCAGTCAAAGCACCATGGTTACCCGAAGGGATTGCATCATAATTGGTTGTTTTGGGATTTAATAAACGTAAATATTTTTCCATTTTTTTAATCCTCAAAATTCCATGTGAATGATGTGAATGGTTGTGTGAATGATTTTGACCAATGGTTCACATAGAAACATGAGTAAAAACAATAAATTGTATTACATGTGAATGATGTGAATGATTTATGTGTGTTTTCTCGCGTGAGAGTGATTTCACTTATGTTTAAATTATGAACAATATTTGATTTAAATTGATTTAAATTAAGCAATAGGTGTTTTTTTCTCTCACGTGCGCGCGCAAGAAAATGGTTCACATCATTCACATGGTTGTTGTATGCATTGGTATGTAAGGCTTTGAGCGTGTGAATGATTTGCTTAAATGGTTCACATGACCATTCACATCGTTCACATGAGAAGCTCTTATTGTGCGTATTTTGCTTCAGGAACATCATTCACCCCGTCTAAGCTATCTTGAAATTGTTCGATTTGCAACCCCAGCCAAAGCTGCTCTTGTTCATCTTTGGGTTTTTCACCAATGATAATGACTTTATTTTGTCCAGAACTTCGCTTACCTTTCCAATGCTTGGCCTTATCACTTGGAACAATGCCATGCTTCTTACCCTCAATAATGAATCTTTTCATACTGATTTGATGCTCTCCAGTTGTTCTGGACCATTGACCAAACGCTTTATAAAGCTGCTCTGATTTACAGGAGACATAAGGGAATTTTGTGTCACCGTTTTTCCATTCATGATAAAACGTGTCAAAGCCTGCACGCGAATAATCAATCATCGTCCTTTTAGCTATGGTCATTGGCGGCTTTACATGTTCATGAAAGTCAGTTAAGTCCAGCCCCATCAAATAGGTGTAAAAAGCTTGTACACCGTTAGTCTTTAACTCTTGCATTACCCTTTCATGCAAAGGTCCATCCAAGTCTTTACAAGGGTTAAGCACTAAGAACCGACGGTCCTTTTCTTCGATTGGTAGTGGTTGAGTATTGTTTGATAAAAATACAGTATTCAGGTGGTTATTCATTTCCCATCCTGATACGAATTTCTTACTTATATAGAGCGTTTCACCAGTAATGAGATGCTTAATCATCCCCATAACGTTATGTTTTTTCTTGTTATCTACAATCTCTTCAAACACACCGAAAAGTTTGTTTTCAATCCATTCGTTATATTGGTTATCAAGTTGAGCTTGCCCAACTGTTGTATGGTATTCACCATAAATCTTTTTCATGATTGAAACGAACATTAAAGATTTACCAGATCCATGAATATGACCATGCATCAGCACACATGTAGCCATTTTCGCGCCAATGTTTTGAAGAGGAAACGCTAGCCATTTCAATAAAAAAAGAACTGCTTCCTTCTCCCCATCGCAAAGATCATTAATCAAGGTCATGATGCCCTTACAATCTTCATAGACCTCTGCACGAGTCAATTGTTCACCATGCTGATCACGCATTACATCAATGTTCAATCCACGATAAATATTGATGTAATTCTCATCATGATCATGTTCTTGCTTCGGGTCAAAAATAAGGTTTTGACGAGGAATGATTTTTCTAGCTGGAGACTTAAACCACAAGTCAAAAATATTAGGGTACGCAATTCGTATATGCTTAATAAGCCAAGTCCTACGCTCAACTAAATTCCAAGCTTCCTCTGAGTTTGCCAGGACAACGAAATTATCTAATAATTCCTGAATAGTTAAATTAGTAGCCACATTAACATTGTGTTCAAACTCAGATTTTGGAATAACTTTTTTATGGTCTAACCATAGCTTGTACTGCTTTTGACCCAACAAAGCAGTAAAAGCATTTTTCTTTATTACAATTTTGTCAAAGTTATCCCAAACATCTGTTTTTGCTTCAATTAAGTAATAACGATCAATGAATTTCTGAATAGATTCAGGTACAGCATCATTTTCTGTCGAAATGTCACCCCCTTGCCCCGATTCAACAGCCATAAGATTTTCCTCAACCACAGGAACATGAGAAACTTTCTCGATTTGCCCCTCAATATGGATGGACTTGTTGGTTTTAGGGGGTTCGGGGGAAAGGGGAATAGACGTATTAATAGCCTGGACGATCTGAGCCTTTACCTCTTCCAACCCAAACATCAAATGCAGGTCATTAAAGTCCGATGGGATGAAAGTTGCTTGTGGCTGTCCTGCTTGTTGGTTTTGGTTCACTTATGCCACCTTATTAAATTTAGGGAGTACTACGATGCCGCCAGTGACAGCCACAGCTTGTTGAGCGTATTTCATACCTGTATCATCTTTTGCACTATCATCATCAGCACAATAAACAAGTGTTGCTTGCGGGTATTTTTCTCTTAAAGCTGCACCGACTTTTGGAATATTGTTAGCTACAAAAGCCAAAGCCACGGGATAGCCCGTTGCCAGGTGAATACTTGCACCAGTTGCGTACCCTTCAGCTATGCAAATAATGATGGGGTCAACAAGCTCGATGGTGCCGAGTAGAAAAAAACAGCCGCCAGTACGTCCACCTTTTTTATTTCCATTTGGGTCTTCTTCATCAGAAACGAAAAACTTTCCACCATCCGGATATATAGTTTGCATATTCCACATGAAGCCTTCAGTGTCATAAGCAGGGATTAGTACATTCCCTTTATGATCAATCTTCACGCCAGGTAAAACGGGTACTTGCTTTCGTTCAAGATATGGGCTTGTTTCACCAGGATAAGGATTGCGGTATAAACCTGCTGCTTGTCTTGCTACTTGTTGCTGTTTTTTAAGCTTCATCTCCTGGTTAATGCGATCACGTATTTTTTTCTCTTCTTCCCACTGTTTACGCATTTGAGGCGTAATAGTACTAGTTGCATCCAAGCCAACAATTGAAGCAACCTCTTCAATGATTTGAGAAAACGGTAATCCTGTAACTTTACCAATTAAATCAAAGCCATCTCTGTTTTTGCTTTCCGTACAAACATTACAAAGCCAATCACCATTTTCATATTTATCATCAAATCGAAAACGATCCTCGCCACCACAGTACGGACAAGGTCCATGAGTATCTTTTTTAGGAACAGTAATATTAAAACGTGCAAAAATATCTTCCCATTGACCACGGGCAGCATGTTTTACATCGGGTAGTTCAAACCCTTTCTTTTTTCTAGGCATGATCACCTCTATGTTGTTCCTCAGCCATAGCCAAAATAGTTGAAACAACTCGAATGAGTTCAAAAGCATCTTTACGAATTACCGCTAACTCATCTTCACTAATGCATCCATCGCCAATTGCTTTAGCTACGGATTGAGATAAATCACCCTGCTCTTGTGCCAATTTGCCTATTTTCATAACAAAATCAGCGGTATTTAAATTTTCAGTTTTCGGCAACTCAAACCAAGCTGCATTTCCATGAATTGCACAAACACTATCCATAATCCGGCTATCTTTTGTTTCATCTAAAATAGCTTCGAAATGATAAATATTTGCCTTATGTGTAGGAGTCGTTGGATTGATGGAACTACGGAACGTATTGATATTCCAACCGTTCTTTTCTGCAATTTGGGCCATTAGGTATTCATCACCTGGACGATAAACAGCAGCTTTCAAAGCTTGCTCTAATGACATAACAGTTTTTTCACGACGTTCGATTAAAGATAAAACCATGTTAAAAATCTCCGATTTCATTCATTTTTTTAATTATTTACATGCACTAAATTCTGCTTGCTCTTTTGGAGGCGTTTAGGAACTCGGCCAGCCGCTAATTCTCTGATTTCATATTCACGATAATCAGGGATGTCTTCCTCATCACCCCATTGAGCTATTGCAGAAGTGGTCAATTCGAGTTTTTCTGCTAATTGATAAAGTTTTTTGCAATTAAGTAGCTCTAGAGCTTCTGTACGGGTCATACTGTCACCAAAAAATCTAAGTAAACTTAGAATTTATTAGACACAAGTTAACTTCGATAGTCAATAGCTAAGATAACTTAGATAATCATTGTAGGATTTAGAAATGGAAACCATTGGTTTACGTATACAAAAACTTAGGAAAGAAAAAAAATTATCCAAAGTAAAACTTGGCGATCTAGTTGGAGTATCTGATGTAACAGTCGGTTTTTGGGAAAAAGACGTAAATGAGCCTAAATACGAAAATTTAGAGGCTTTGTGTCAGGTCCTTGATACTACAATTGATTATTTAAAATATGGTGTTAATAATAATGAGCAATCTGTTAAAGACTTTAGACCAATTACAAGGATGCTGCCTGTGCTCGATTATGTTCAAGCTGGAAACTGGACCAATGTAAGATCAATTCAACCACATGAAATTGAACTATGGTTACCTGCCCCACCAGAAGCAGGAAGAAACAGTTTTTATATGATTGTTCAGGGCACAAGCAACACCCCACACTTCAAAGATGGGGATTTAATCTGTATTGATCCAGATATTCCACTTGAATACGTTCAAACAGGTGAAATGATTGTTGCAATGTGTGATGATCAAGCAACATTCAAAGCTCTTGTTAGAGAGAATAAAAACATGTACTTACAAGCTTTAAATGGGAATTTCCATCCGAACATTATCCCTCTTAAAGAAAATTGTATTTATAAAGGTAAATATGTGGGTAAATTTGAACCTCCAAAAAAATTCTTATAAATCAATAATAAAAAAAATAATCTAAGTAAACTTAGAAATATTGATTGACTAAAAATCTAAGCTAGATTAGTTTTAATACATCTAATCTAACTTAGGATTTAGTCATGAAAAAACATAACCCTTCTAAAACCCAGTTCGACATCATTGTTGATGCTCGACTATTTGCCTCTGATTTTGCCCAGCCAAAGCGTGATTTTGATTTCTACCGAGAAAGATCGATTGATCAAATCAAATGCGCTATTTCCAACATTTCAAAAGCCTCTAATGGCAACGAACTCGTTATTGCGATTGCCCAGGCTAATGCCTTCATTGATTCAGCTTACAACCTTGAATTTATTAATCTTGTTGAAAAGGTTAAATGGACTGAAGAACTAAGTTCTGCTTTTCACGGTTCGGTTTTGGAGGCTTGAGCATGAATTGGTTCGATGCGGTTTTAAAAGTACGCCAGGTAATTACCGATAAGCATGGAGTAGAACGCCCTGCTCAAACCATTAACGGCACATTAGATTGCCCGATCTGCAATGAAGGTGAAGTGATTTATTCAATCAGCTCACATAACGGTCATATCTCTGGTCAATGTGACACAGCAAATTGCGTCAACTGGATGGAATGAAATGGAAAAGTTACTTGGTTTTTCAACTCTTGGCCTGTTAATGGCGGGCTATCTCTTAGTTAGTTGCCTGGAGAGATTCTAATGCATATTTGCCCATTACATTCGTATATTAAGCAAAGCCTTAATGATCAAGTTGAAGCTTGGTTAGCACAAGGCAATGAAATCAAAAAACTGGCTCATGGTGAAAGTGGTCATGCCTGGTATTTCAACAATCAGCCAATCAGTGCTCAATCAACTTTGCGTGAAATGATGACCAAGTCTATTAAAAACCATAAGGCTAAAAAGTCAGAAAAGAAAAGTAGTAAACGAGCTACTAGAGCGCAGATAAATGAATTGATCAAATGGCTTGATCAAAGCACAGGCCGCGGCACTCTCTTAACTCAAAAGTTAGAATGTTCCCCTTCATTTATTTCACAAATTAAAAACTTCACTCGTCCTTGTTCTGCCGAGAACTATAAAAAGATCAAGGAAGCAATTTTGGAAATTGAACAGGATGAAAAAAATGAATAACATTGATTTAGCTATTGAGGACTTTGTTAATAAAACACTCAATCTTGAAGGTTTAACACTTAAAGGATTTGAGAAATTAGCAATCTCAAATGGTTTTTATTTCAAGCAGCAAGGCGGTGATGAAAATCACGGGACTTATGCAATTTTTAAAACTTACAACGCTCATTCAGCAGCGATTACCAAATGTCATTGCGGTCATATCCACCGATTAGAAGACATGTACATTAAATGCCATCCAGTAAATGAGAACTTAAAAACCCTCAATATTAAATTTCCAACGACGTGTTCGCTATGCGAGTTTTCGGAATACATGGAAATACAAGTTGAGCCTCAAAACACAGGCTATTTATGGTCAGGCAAAGTTAAATGCCCGAACTGCTCTAATACTGGTGATTTGCTTTATTCAGATGGCAATGCATTCATCAACTGGGCAATCGATTTACCTTTTTAAAGGAGCTAGAGCATGAAATATAAAGCTTTATCTGAAGCTGAAGTTTTGGCAGTTCTTGCTGAAGGTGAATTAGATGCAAGCGATTTGCTTTACACAGCTAATCCAAACTTTGAAAAACGTTTTAAACGCTTAAACACAGCACTTGCAAAACTCCTTGATGAAGTACGCGAGTATTTCCCAAATGCCGAATATTACTGTCCAAGTGATGCCATGGTATTACTACTTGGAAGTTCGCATGCTGATAAAGATGGTCAACCACATCAACAAGAATTGGTTGCAGCTAATAGCGACGCACTTAGTGGGAGAATAAGTGGAGGTGACTGGTAATGGCTACATATATCGAAAAATTACAGGACCCTAAAACCGTTCAAAAGCTAGAGTCGTTACTAGGTGGGCACATCATGAGTGTGTACAGAAATGCAGGCTTTAACCCACCTGTACCTGTTTCACATGGTGGACGTTTCATCTATGCCGATCCAGCACCAGAAAAGTACGCACGTCATTTACGTGAAGGCATGAAACTGTTTGCTCAAGCGTTGGATGAATTAGGTGTTAATCAATCTCCAGGAGACCAGGCAAATGAATGAAATTGTAGAAGCGCTTATTCAACTCGGCCTGACTCCAATAGATTGGGTTGATGCCAGTCAGTTCTCAAAATTGACTGGTATCGAAGAGCAAAAGCTAACTCACAGACGTAAAAATTGGCCCGAAGATTTAGTTTGGGCAAAGCAAGACGGCAACATATATTATTCAATCAAAGGTTATAACCAATGGCTGACAGAACAAGCTCAAAATCGTTACCTCAAGGCGTGCGGATCAGAAATGGCGCAGTGCAAATCTATTTCGAGCGAAACAAACAAGCCTACAACATCACGTTACCACACCCCGCGAGTGCAGAAGGCATCACGGCAGCCGCTAAAATTAGAGATCAACTAATTGTTAAGGCTGTATGGGGTATCTTAACTGAAAAAGATATTGCTGAAGCCAAAGGACTGGATACCGACGATAACTCAGTTATCGTCGGAGAAGGTATACTTTTTCAGAATGCTGCACAGCAATATTTGAAATTATGCGAAAGCAACCTAGACACAAAAAAGGGCTATAAAAATATTCTAGAGCATCACTGGATGCCTGATTTAGCCCTTATACCAATTCATCAAATCACTTCTGAAGATATTAAAGAACTCATTATTGAGCGTGATTTTAAGACTGCTAAAACCCTAAACAATTGCCTCATCCCTTTGCGCGGTGTTTTTGAGTATGCATTTGAGAATAAATATATTGAAAGTAACCCTCTTGAAGCAATTAAGAATAAAAAAATTCAGGTAGATATTCCCGATCCATTTAATCGTACCGAAATGAATGCACTTCTCGAATATCTAGAAAAAAATATGGTAGATGATGAAGAGTTTTACCACTGGTATTATGAATTAGCTTTCTGGACAGGCTGCCGACCATCAGAACTGATTGCACTGCACGAGTCTGATATTGACCTTTTTAATGATACTTTCCGTGTCACAAAAAGCCGTGTACGTGGTATTGAAAAAAATGTGACGAAAACTCGCGTTGCACGTGAAGTTTACTTAAATGAAAGATCAAAGAAAGCAATTGAAGAACTTTTAAAGTTCAAAAGAAAAAATAGTTTTAAAGGTAAACATTTGTTGATTTGCCCCGAAACTGGTGAGCCATTTTTTAATGAAAAGCCACCTAGGAACCGTTTAGTTGAAGCAATGAAGGCCTGTGGTATTAGACATCGTCCTGCTTATAACGCACGACACACTTATGCAACTATGCTTTTAATGGATGGGGTTAATCCTGTATTTGTTGCCGATCAACTCGGTCATAGCCTTCAAATGCTCATGAAACGTTATGCTAAGTGGATTCATGGTGATAAGAATAAACTTGAAATAGCAAAACTTAAGACAGACTAAAGCCTGTCAAAATCCTGTCAATAAAAAAGCCACTTTTCATAAGTGGCTTATTTATATAGAGAATTTTGGTGGAGATGGCGGGAGTTGAACAAAAATCCTAAATAATTGATTTTATAATTGCTTTTTCGGCATATAACATGCTGGTATAACTCATGTATAACATTTAATTTTGATTAAGTATGATTAACAACAGTTTCTTTTTTGTTCAAGTCCGACTATAGGAGTTGAACTCATTTTGAAAAATTCTAGGCTCTTCCCACTTTTATTTTAGCTTACTATAAAGGTCAATATAAAAATTATGATAGAAACGCGTTCTCTTTCTCTTAATTTTAGGGCTTACAACTGAGCTGTATGTAACCGAAGTTTCCTCTATTTCTTCCTCAATTAATCCTACAACTTCTAAATCTTTGAAGTCACTAACTAAAAGATTTTCAAATTCCCAATATTTGTTGTAATCAGTGGCATCTTTTGGCAATCCTTCACAAGGTATGGATTGTCCGCGGAGCCTTTCAGGATACTGCAAGTCATTATTAATTACTTCAAAAATATGTGCATCAATTTTTTTTATTAAATTTATATACTTATTAAATTGGCTTTTATCATACTTACCCTGTAAATAGTTTTGAAAGTTAATGGCTAACAAATTTGCTTGCTTTTCTATGTATGTACTTTCTAAAATTTTAAATAATTCAATTCCTAGTCGATTGTTATCTGGATTTTTGCTAAAAAAATCTTTCACTTCCCCTTCATCTAAATCGATTGTCTCAATAAATGTTTTAATTTGCATTAGATACAGTGCATCATTACATTGACTTACATGATCTTTAATTTCATAAAAGGAATTCTTTACAGCTGAACCTAGCCCTAAAGTTACGGAGTCCACCACTGCCAATCCACAATTTTTAGCTATAACTTCCAATAAATTCATTTTAACATTTCTTCCCAAAAGGCAAATTATATTAATATCTTATTCAAAAAATATTCAGTGTAATTTTCTATTGAAAACTCGATACATAATTATATAAAACCTTTTCTCTAAAATTGTCATTCTAAAACTAAATAATAAGGAAATAATCATGTGCGCTAATTATGAGCCAATTTCAAAAGACCGGGTACATCTATTAGATCTCTTAGAACCTACCTTCGACTATAAGAATGATGTTTATCCGGTGCGAAAGTTACCGAACTTATTGACCTACAAGAAGCAATAGCTATGCATGCACAAGAAGCATGTAAGAGATTGAGAGATGATGAATCATTATGCGGCTGTCTTATTGTTTTTGTTCAATCAAGTCCTTTTGATGAAAATGTACCGTTTTATAACAAGTCAATAACCGGCTCATTTTCACAGCCAACAGATTGTGCATTAGATTTCGTAAAAGCTGCAACAAAAATGGTATCTCACATTTTTAAAGAAGGTATTAAGTATAAAAAATGTGAGGTCATACTGACTGGGCTAGAACCTAAATCTGGTCACACTTATGACCTTCTCACAGATTTTGAAGCTATAGAAAAGAAAGAACAATTGATGAAAACACTAGATAACGTACACACAAAATTCGGGAAGAGAAAACTTGGTATAAGTACATGTTATGTACCAGGTCGCAATTGGTCAATGAGTAGAGATAAATTGAGTAGAAATCCTTTTCAGTGGGATGAGTTATTGACTATAAATGATTGATTGTTTTTAATACTAAAAATTTTTTTGGCGAACTCGATGATTGATAGAATATTTTTATTAGCATTCTTTTCTTTAACCCTATTTTCAATAATATACTTTACAAGTATTGAGCCAATTTATTATATAAATTTAAAAGATTTTTTAAAACTAACTCCAGAATATTTTCTTCCTACACTATTAATTTCCTTACTAGCTTTATATGTAACTGCTAGAAATTATTTAAGAAAGTCTGGAAATAGTATTGCAGCAACTTTTACACTTCGTAGTGATTTCTCATCCACTGAAAGATACATTTCTTCAATCATTTTAGTTAATAAAAAAGATAAGCCTGTCATAATTAATAAAATATTTATTAGAGTTGGTCATAATATTTATATTCAATTAATCGATGGTTATGATGAAACTTTTGTACTTAAGCCCTATGAAACCTTAAACCAAAAACTTGAACCACATTTCGTGTATATGGCGGGCGTAAAAAGAATTGTTAATCTTCCAGATATTATTAATAATAAAAAAATAAAGAAAAAAATAGTCTTAGATACTACAGAAGGAATCGTTGTATGTAGCAATTTAAGATACAAAAAAATTATAAATAAAGTTTTGAGTCATTATTCCACAGGATTAATTATTAGACATAAAGGGCAATTTATAAATGGGATTCCAGTTGGAAATAATGTTTTATACTTTATTGAAATAATAACAAAGAATGGTGAAAATTCCTTTATTACTATTAGTAAAAATCCAGAAAGTTCACTATTAGAAGGTAAATTAAAGTTTGATACTGAACAATTAAAAATGGAAAATGGTACTTTACATATTAAAAATGTTATTGAAAAGGCTTTGGAAGATGGAGTGATTGATTGGCAAAATTTCAAAATACATTCTCAATTAGAAACTTTTGAGCATTATGAAGAATATGAAGAAATTGACCTAACCGATCAAAAAATGATTAGTTGGTTTGATTATCATATCAAGGCAAGAATATATACATATTTAAAAAACCGTGAAACTAGGAAAATTAACAATGACTATATTAAAAAATCAAAAAAATAGCCCTGCTTAGTCGACTTTCATATCAATATCAACACTCCGGCAAGTATTTAACTCGTGATCAGTACCGTATAATAAAACTATACAGCACTGTCTATTTCACTTTGTTAACATTCCTCGACTTCAATAAAATAAGATGGAATTGATTTGGCAACCCCATATATAACAATCGGCTGCCCCACCACAGGAGGCGGCCAAGTAATTTCAGGGAACAGTTTGTTTCTAATTGATGGCATTGCCGTTGCTTGTGTCGGTGATAAAGCAACCTGCCCAACACATAAAATTGTCGCAACGATTGTATCTGGCGATCCGAATATGCAGATTTTCGGTAAAGCTGCAGCTCGTGTTAATGACTCTCTTTCATGTGGTTGTAAGCTTCTACCTAAACAACATTTGGTCGTTCAAGACAACGGCGGTGGATCCGCATCTTCTGCTGCTAAATCATCACCAGCCCCAATGTCTCAAAAACAACCAACAACAGACAGCTTTGTAAAAGATGAGTACGAGAATTACTACATAGAACAAAATAAAACAACAATGGTCCCATTCAAAACGATGTTAATGCCATACGATCAAGATAGAACAAACTTATTTGGTGTAATGTCACAAATAGTATCGGGCGCTTGTAACTTTGAAGTAACCCACCGAGTCAAAAAAGATCAACTCTTTGTAACTGCAACCCTATTACCACCTACTGTTAGAGCTGATGCAACAATCATCCCGCGTGCTGTGCTTCGCTTATTTAAGAAAGATAAACAGATAAGTGACACGATCACTTTAAAAGTCGGTAAAGGGTACTGGAATACTGCAAATGAAAAACAACCTGTAGGTAGTTGCGAGATTAAGCTACCCGCACCAGACTTAGAAGTAATTAAGGCAAAGCTTACAATGAAATATGATGCGAAATTTGATGGCGGTGTAGTCGTAACTTCTCCCCCAGACGTAACTTACGAGTTTACAATAACTTCGGCGGCAAGACGTAAAGCATGAAAAAGTATTTAACCCTATTTATCATTGGCTCAGCACTTCTAAGTGGATGCAGCAATGCATCTGATAACACTAAAAATTCTGAAGTAAAAACTGAGACCCCTGCGCCTAAAGCCTTATCTGCTGAAGATCAGAAAATTATTAATAAACATAATGAGTACGTTCAAAAATACTCTATGGAAGATAAAGAAGTCTTTCAAAAGCATATGCGAGAGATACTTCCTGAGGTCGATAAAATCACAGATAAGCGAAAACGTGAGCTTCTTCAGATGAATATATATATGATTTTGAATGACTATGATAAAGCTCACGCCTTAAATGATAAGCAGCTAGTAGAGAAACCAAATGACACAGCACGACTTACATTTAGATGTCAGTTACTTGCATTACAAGGGAAAGATGTCACTTCGATTAATAGGTGCTATGACTATGTGGCAGAGGTTCTAAAAGTAGAGCTGAACAAACCAGAAAATAAGAAGGACCCAAATTATAAGCAAGCTGAATTTTCATACTTACTTGTAAAATATAAAGCTGGACACCTTGAATACAAAGAGAAAATGAGGAAATTCATTGATAGTACAAATGATGAAGCTCTAAAAGCCTCTTTAAAAACAGTCTACGATGCAGAAATAAATAATTAATAAAAAAGCCCTGAATATTCAGGGCTTTTTTTAAAGTGCTTTAACGCAAATAGATACGTTTACGTTGCTATTTATTGTATGGGCCGTACAGCCACATAAAAGAAAGCTCAGTAACAGTAACTTCATTAGGCTTCCAAAACCCTAGTAGCTGTTACGCCTTTTAATTGTGGCAATGTATAACGCTTACTTGCTGGTTGAGTTGTACGACCATACCATCTGAATTCTTGAAAGTCAGAGTCATTATAAAGTGCATAACAAACTTTATTTGACTGATTGCCTCCAAGGCATACTAACTTTCCAGACTTTTTGTCACGGCCAACTACAAAACAAACATGCCCACCACCCTTTCGAGTTTTAATAGCTACACAACCGTAAGCGGGTTTAGCTAATTTTGTACCATAATTCACATAATCCAATGCACGGTACCAATGCTTAGGATAAGCAATTCCAGCTGATTTCAAGCAATGTGCAACGAAGGTCCCACACCAAGCCGTTTCATCGTCAGCCCACCAAGCCTTTAGCTCCGAGAGCCATTTTAAAATAGTTGGGTTATGCTGTTTACCAGGTATTTCTTGAAGGCCAAGATGCTTTTTTGCTTCTGCAATCCAAGCTAATTCATCAGGCTTTGTTGGTGTTGGGATATTCAATAAAGAATTGATCCCTACTAACTGGCCTGTTAATTGCGGGCCATTAAGTCGTGGTTGAGAAATTTTCTTTCCAATCCATGACAGAACAAGCATCAAAGTACCAGTAACAAATGCATGATATTTTTCAGGAATAACTTCATAATCAACACCCCATTGTAGTGCTGGCAATAAAATTAGCATGATGAATGCACCTACGGCGGGTAACTTAACAGATAGATACTGCCAAGCATTGTTTTCAATTAACTTCATTCATCTTTCCTCTTTCGTAAATTATCTTGCTCTAGAGCTTCTAAAGCTTTGATTCGTAATTCGCTTTCTTTTTCACGTAATTCACTTTCTTTACGTTCTCTGCGGTCACGTCTCCACTGAAAAATGAAACTTATGAATAGGCCAACAACAGCCACTATTGCACCTGTATAGCTCAACCAATTAATTGAAGTTAAAGAACCAAATGCGCTTGCTAAACCACTCCAGAAGGTAGTTTTATTAGCAAAAGTTGTGACAGTGACTTCAATTGCCTGATGATCAGACATGACCTATTCCCCACGTTTCATTTGTGGTTATTTTTGCAAGTGTTGTTGTTCTAATTGGAGTAAGGTTCCAAACACAAAGCATGAAAAAAAAGCCCGAATTACTCAGACTTTTCTATGTGAAAACTATCTGCCTCTACTTGCTAGGGCATTTAATCCTTTAATGACTTCTTGACCTAATTTTAAGAATACGTTGTGACGTTCAATTTCGTTTTCTAAATACTTCTTGCGGTTTTCCCATGCAGATGAATTGAAGTAAGTACTTTCAAAACTCAAAGGCATTTTTAAAGCATCTGATAAAGGCATTGGGCAGTTTTCAGAAATACTACTTGCTGTCTCAAGCAAAAGATCGGTCCAACTCTTTGATGATTCCGGTAAAGATGGAAGCGGTGCGAAATCGTGCAGGCGCGTCATCTGCACCTCTTTCCACTAAAATACCGTAGTTATCAACGCTTAACCGTAAATGAGTAAATAACTCATTGTTTAAATTATTAAAGTCTTGATAGCACAAATCAAAATCACTAGCTGGCATTTTCTTAATGAAATCTAGCCGCTGCTTAAATTGTTCTTCAAATAATTGAGGATTTGTTCTATCCGGCAATAAAGCTAAGTGCTCATGATTAGAATAACTCAACTGAAAAGCCATCATGCAGGCAATCCATTCAGCGACATTCTTACAATTTGCCTCTAAGAACTCCACTTCCATTCCAATAAGCTGTCTAACTGTAATTCCATTTTGAGTAGTTTCAGTTTTCCAATTATTTTCTGATTGAAGGAAAACTTTAGACCAGTCTGTGTTCACCTCCAACATAGTATTACTTTGTTTTTCAAGATACTTCAGCAGCAGTAAATATCGTTCTTGAATAGTTAAAACCAAAGGATCAAACACACTATCTAAAGCTGATTTAAGAAAAGCTGTAAGTCTTTTTTCATTTAAATTCGGCGCAATGATTGAAATTTTAAGACACTGCTCAAAACTCAATTCTTGCATTTGAAAAGTATTATCGCCTACATACACTGGATCAAAAGTAATCATTAGTTGCCTCCATACAATGAATAAATGTCTTTTGAATCCCATGCAGTTCGACTCATCAAACTTATATTCACGGCCAAACTTAACCGGTTACCTTTCTCATCAATTGGCGCAACAATTGGTGCAGAAACACTTTCAATAATGAAAGGTTTATAAGTTTTGCCGTGAGTTGTCAGAGACACAAAGGGTGGGATTACACCTGAAAACAACCCTTCTAAAGTTGAGTTTGAGTCATTAACCACATTCTGAAGTGTAGAATCAGAAGATAAAGAAACTGGAAGACTCCAAGCCTCTAATTGCATGATCCTGTCTTCAACTTCTGTTTTCGCATCACTAAAGGCAAGGAAGAAAATAGAAAGGTTGAGCCGTACTGAAGAAGTAGATAGGAATACTTGAGTTGTATTCACTTTAGTTAGATTGGTACGCCCTTCAACGCTCTGCATAGCATCTTGAACCCCAAGTTTTGATAAAACTTGAGCTATAGGATTACTTTGCATCTGTTCAGCGACTTGTGATAGCTGACCTGATTGTAAGCCTGCCATGAGCATAGGCATTTTTAGCTCAGGATTACTATTCTCAAATGGAGTTTGCCATTGGCTCTCAATGCTTTTATCACCGTCCGTTAATAAGGCTCTAATCACTGGCGAGCCAGCAATAGGATTCCCCTCTTTGTCACATAGAGAAAACTCTGCGTATTTGTGCTTTGAAATAGAACCATAGAATGGATCTGATTCATTACTTGGTAAATTAGTTTTTGCTGTATTTACAGCTGGTGCATAAGCTAAAGCTTTGGACATAAAAAAGCCCTACTCATTGAATAGGACCATTATTTACAAATATGAAAGTTTAAAAATTAGTTAGTTCCAACTCTACAAAAAATATTTTTAGTTTTCGATATCTTTATCATCACATTCAAGCCAAAAGACATCTTCAAACTTCTCGCATACACCAGCTTTTTTGAGTTCAGTGTAGATTAAAAAAGCCGTTTCAATTGTGATATTTTTTCCTTTTTCTGCGTCACTTATCTTCTTTCCCAGTACATGGTTATTTGAAATAAATCCGCATTGTTTCGCTAACTGATACGCCGTCATGCCGGCCTTATCTCGTAAGGCAATAATATTATTCTTAATCATCTCAATTCTCTAAAAAAGATAATTAATCATAACACAGTAAGATTGCATTCTTTTTATATTTTAATTTATTTTAATATTGCATTATTTAAATACACTATATATAGTTATTCACAACAGGCTCTAAACCTGAAACAACAAAGCCCTTGCAGGCTACCAACCAAATGCAAGGGCTTCTATCAACAACCACGAAAGGATATTGATATGTCTAATTTATCATACATACCACAAGTTGTACCATTTCATGATGCAGAACTTATGATTATTGAACATCATGGGCAGCCTTATACACCAATGAAACCTATCGTTGAAGCTATGGGGCTAGATTGGAAAAGCCAGTTTGTTAAATTAAAAGATCGTTTCAGTGCAACTATGGTGGAAATCACCACAGTTGCCAATGATGGGAAAAGTCGCTTAATGACTTGCTTACCTGTCCGAAAATTAGCTGCATGGCTTTACTCAATCCACGCCAACAAAGTCCGGCCTGAACTTCGCGAAACAGTCATCATGTATCAACAAGAATGTGATGATGTGCTTTGGGATTACTGGACAAAAGGACAGGCAATAAACAAACGTCTTACGATTACCCCTGAGCAGCAGCATGCACTACATGAGATAGTTGACCGCCGTGCTGGTAAAAACCGCAGCCAACGGGCATCTATGTGGGTACGACATAACAGACATTTTGGCATAGCTAAGTACAGCCAACTTTTATCAATACATTTTGAAGAAGCTAAACAATACTTAGAATCAATCAATGTTGTTGAAAAAGTGGAATCAGATCCTTTACAACGGCTTGAAAATCTTTTAGATCGAGTTTCATCACGTTATCCAGCATTAGAAAACCCTCTGGCTTATGAAATTGCTCAACAAGTAGGTGAAAAGTTAAAGTATCAATCTCCAAATGGCCCTAAAAACTTCTGGATTTCAATTCAGGAAAGTGGTGCTGTTGCAGTACATCAATACACTTCACATCATACACCTGTAAATGTCGTACAACTTCGGGAGAAATTCAATCAACTATGGGATTTTTTACATAAAGATGAGGTACTTGAATTAGGTAAAGTTTTAAAGAGGTTTCCCTATGAACCTATCAGAGGATAAGGGCATATAATTATTTTAAGATGTTCCACCAGAACTCCCCAAATTAAGAAAACCAGCTAGTTAGCTGGTTTTCATTTGTTAAGCACCTTACGAACAGTTAAACGATTTCCCTTGATTTATCGATTACTTTTTTAATTCATGTCTTTTTAACTAAAGCTTTAGCTATTAGATCTATATTTTTGGTCCAATATCTTAAACTTTAGATACTGACTTGGCCTGTAGCCATATTTCCACATTTTATACCATTGGTAAAATTCACTTTTTTTACTAATATTAAAACTACAGTTAATATGATATTCACTATATTGCTCAAAATTGAAATTATTTAAAATAGCACCTATGATTAATGCACCATTAGATATATAAGTATGCTGACCACATATTTCTCCATAGTAATCCTCACACATATGTTTTAACCCATAAGAACCTAACATATTATTATTTATATTCTTATTTTTTCCAAAATATGACATAAACTGCTGAGCATATTCTATTTGTTTTAACCAGTCTGTACTTAAAATTCGGCCTTCAATAAAATGCTGTTCATACTCTATTTTAGACATTCTATATTGACGTTGATAATAACGATCTGAAAATATTAATGGAGAATAGAATCCACCATAACCCAATAATGGGTTTTTTTTCAAAATATCTTCTACTTTCAAATGTAGAATTGAGATATCTTCATTAGTAAACTTAGCAACTGCTTTATGCCATGGGAGTTGACATTCTTTTTTAGATATTAAATCCAGCTCACATGAAAGTTGCGTACCATTTAGTTTTTTTGCTTCTTTAGCTAAAGCTCTAGCACGTTGACTGGTCAATCCTGAAGGAAATACGAAGTTCTTATCAGACATGATTATACGATCCATCTGTGTAGATAAAAATTAGACCACTCCAAAAATCTAGATCTACACTAATGTTGTAAATCATATATACGTACACATCATTACTTAAGGAATGTTCGCTCCGTAATACGGTTGGAGTGACAAGCTTAGTGTGGAAGCATAGATTTATTATGACTATTTTTTTTAAAAAGAAAAGTTTTTTTATTAAAAAAGGAAACCCTCCTAATGGAGGGCCTATCTTATTCTAAAATTCGTATATTTGGTTTTTTCTTAACTATATTTAATGAGTAGAGTGAATCAATGTCTTCTTTTGGTGTTTGCAATAAATTAGATAACTCATCAATTGAGTAACCTAAGTCTTCTCTATAGTATTCAAAAATTTGATCTATAGTTACAGCCTTTTCTTTAGGAAAATCCAACTCTACAGGTTCCTTAGTCCTATAACCATTCTTAGTCATTTGTATCCATAGATACTTTTTCTGGGATGGTGTTAATAAGCCTTCTCGTTCTGCTGTTTTAAGAAGAGCATTCATAGAAACTTTCCAAACCAACTTTAAGGTAGCGAGCTTTTCTAAAGTAATTTTCCCAGTAAGATATGGTCTAATATCTTTTGAAGGCATCAAAAGAGCACTTGCAAAACGGTTAGCCTCATCCTCCATATTTTCTGAAGGGAGTTTATGCATAATTGCATGACCTAACTCATGCGCCAGTGTGAAACGTTGTCTATCTGAGGGCATATTTTTATCAATAAAAATACAAGGGTTTAAACCAGGTACTTTTATTGTTACACCAGACACACCTTCTTGAGAGAAATCGCAATGAAATACGAGACACCCTGCCCTCTCAACATAATCGGTTAAATTCTTTAATGGGCCATTAGGAATTAACCAAGTTCTTCTGAGCAATTCAGCAACTTTTTCAGGAGTTTCATATATATCTAAACTTAAAAAAGGAAGTGGTAAATCCTCCTCAAACTCAATAGCTTTAACTAACTTCATAGAGTTAAATAATCGAATATTAAGTTCAGCTTCAAGTTGTTCAATAGCCCTTTTACCGATTGAAGAGTTCTTCCTGTACATGGGATGAACACTTAACGGTAAACCAAATGGCTTATAGGTCTCATAAAATATTGAAACGGGAAAGTTTAAAACTTTGGCAAGATTTGAAACCATTTCCTCATTAGGCTCTAACAATCCTGCTTCAATTTTTGACAGAGTTCCCTGAGACAATGAAGCCATTTTAGCAAGAGCTGTTTGTCCAAACCCTCTAAACTGCCTTACTATCCTTAATAACTCAGGATTAAAGGTCAAATTACTCACGATTCACCTTCTGCTTTTTTAAATCCACCGCCAGTGGATTTCCCTTTGAAACGACGTTTTGTTTGATTATCCTTAACAGTATCAAAGTCACTTGTATCTTTGCTTTCGTCAAATTCAACGAATGATGTTTGGCTATCAATTAAACTTACATTCCAAGCAACGGAATTTTTATCTCTAGCAATCATTTTGATATTATCGATTTGAGTAGCAGACTTATTTAAAGTATAGATAACTTCAATACGTGGAATATTACTAGCTATATCAGCTTCAGCTAATAAATTATAATTGAGTTCAGGATCATGAAAGCTTTTAGCCGAATCTGTTTGAACGTTTTTACTTCTTCCAGTCCTATCTGCCAATTTAAAACGAAAAACAACTTGCTGTTGAATTACAAAAAGTACCGTAACACCTTTATCTATAATAAAAACGTCACTACGTCCCATAAATTTTTCTTTGAGTAAATTAATTACAGTTTCCCAAACGAATGTGGCACGTCCGCGTGAACTCCATTTTCCAAAAAAAGGACTTTGCAGCCACAATGACCACGCCTCCTTAATAGCCTGAATAATAGAATTAGAATATGGTTGGATTAAACTTTTAACATGTAATTCTTCAGCTATAGCCATAAAGCGGCTCCAAAATATTTTACTTAACTTTATACACTATTTTTTTACTTTTCTATAGTTTTTTATTCCTAAATTATTCCCAAAAAACATATTAGAACATTTATTAGTCAACAATAGATTAATTAAATGTTCTAATACCAATGTTAAAAATTAAAACTTATATTTTTTAATGTTTATAATCAATGATTTAATAACAAAAAGAGGATCCTTAGATACATAATCTATTAATTTTAAATAATTACATGCATTAGAGAATAATGAATCGTACATTTGCACACTAATGAAATCATCACCAAGCACTTGTTGTGCATATTGGATAGCATCTTTTACACTTACTGGTTCAGGTTCACCAAACAAACCTATATTGCTGCTATCTAAAGCCTGTTTCTCTGCAAATTCAGCTAATGCTTTAAATAACATACTCATTTTTTTTGAACTGCGGCTATTCTTGGCGAGAAATACGGCGAGCTCAGCAACACCTTCTCCTAGATCCTCAAAAAGCCCTTGCTGCTTTACAAACTCAACAATATCTTGATCATTTTGCTTTGCAGATAAAATGGTATTTGCTGCATCAATAATTGCATTAGCAACACGTTGATCAATGGCTTGCTCCATTCCATCAACGATTTGATCTGATATATCTTGAACATTTCCACGACTTATAGCTTGCGCTTCAATAAATTTAGGGGCAGCAACACCAAGCGCATTAAGCATATTTTGAAGATCTGGTTTTGTATGATCAGCCATCATTTCTAGCAAACGATCATCATTGTACGCTTTACTAAAAATTGCGGCCTTGATTCTGTTTATCAGTGCTTGTGTTGGTTTTTTATCTTTCGTTGTGTACTGGGCAGCTTCTGTATCACCTAATTTACTTAAAAAACCTTGAATAAACTTTTGATTACTTACTGCTAATAAATCGCCATCTTCACTCGGATTAAAAAGTGCCAGTAAATTCTCATCTAAACGTTTAGCATCAGCTTTAGCACGTTCAGTTGCTGTAAAAGACAACTTATCATCTTGGTTAGCATCTATTGCAAATTGAGCTCTATCAATCTCGGTTGTACGAATACGTATCAAAATTGGTTGAGCTATTGCTTGGACCTGCTCACTACTAAAGCCAAAGTAATCAGCTTCATCAATCAACCATTGTTTATACTCATCTGCGGTACCGCGCTCATAGGCAAGCTTGATTGCCATTGTTCGGCCATTTCCTGATTCAACAACTAAATCATCACCAGATATCGGTGCTCCCGTGTCTGCCCGACCTGAGCGGCCTAGGCTTTCGGGGTCTAAATCATTAGCAGTTTTCTGTACCCATGCTTGTGAGGATTCACGACTACGATCTCGTGGCTGCAATTCTTGCGGATAATTAGGGTTTTCCGCACCAGTTGCTGTATGAGATGCAATTACTTGATCAATATCAACTAAGGCGAATACAGTAGAAATCTTTTGTCCTTTGGCTGTTTTCACATTATTAGTTCTACCCTTCAAAAGCCCAGTGAAGGGCTGTTTAGGTTTAAAGAAGCTGATCATTTGATCAATTACAACTAATGGATTTTTAGCAATATCTTGAGTAGAAATTAGATTTAATGTTGTCATTAGATATTCTCCGCTTCCATTTTTTGTACTTGATTCAAGAGCTCTGTCACCGCTGGAATAAGAAGTGGATCATTTAAGTCTTTTTCTGCTTCATCTCGAATTTGCTCTAATAACTCAAGATTAACTTTAACCTGCCCTTCAATTACTGAACGGTAAAGTTGATTACCTTCATCATTTGTCGTACTAGGCTGAAGATCTTCAACTTCTGTCGGAGCATTTAGTTCTTTAAATTCTTCATTATCTGAATTTTGGGCTGGCTCTTTATTTCTGAGGCGATCCGCTAAATGTTCATCTGCCCATGCTCTTGAATATTCATAAAATGCTGTTAAATATTCTGGTGAACCTTCGGCACCATTCCAGTTTTTTAAGAATTCACCACGGCGATCTGAAACCCAAGCCATAAAGTCTATGTTGTTAGAATCTTCAGGATTTTCCAAAGTGTCTAACCATGCTTGCATCATTTTGTTTTCAGCTATACCAGCTGTACGTGCTGCTAATACTTCTTCATCTCTTTTTTGTTTAGCTTCATTTTCGGCATCACTAAGTTTTTTTGCTTCTAATTCTGCTTGCTGTTGAGCCAAAGCCTGGTCATCTAGATCAGAAATCCATTCACGTGCCCAAACTACTGCATCAGAATCCCCCTCTAGAGCCTTATTGATACGTTCAAAGAATGCTTGGTAACGTAAACCATCTTCACCTGCCCATTCAGGATCAGCATTTAAACGCTTTAAGTCGGCTTTTAAACGTTCGGCTTCTTCATCAGAAATACTATCTGGTAACTCATTATCGAGACTATTCTCTTTAATGATTACTTCATTTTCTTCAGATTGCTTGGTTAACAATGTATTTTGCAACTGATCCAATTCATTTAATAAATTGGAAATTTCTACACTTAAAGAATTTAATTGACTTTGTTTTTGCTCGAGACGTAGTTCAGCATCTGCTAAAGCCTTGGCCTTTTCTGCTTTTTTAGATTGTAACCGCTTAAAACGATTACTATTTTGGTTAATCAACTTCATAATTCGACCAGCGAGAACTGGAATTGATATTCCTTCTCCCTGATTAGGCTGAATTGCAGCCGTAATATCCCGATTGTTCATTAAAATCTTCCATGAAATTAATGCATCTGCTGGACTAATTTTTTTTGATAATCGATCTGGCTTATGAAAAAGGATTGTGAAGTTTTGACCATCATCAAAATCATAAGTAAGAGCAATTTGAAGGACTTTTTTATGCTTAAAGGGCTTACTTTCCGTAACGTTAACGATTTTGACGCCAGTTTTTGAAAACTGATCCATAGAGTGATGCAAAATTGCAGACAGCTGCTCTAAATGCTGGTAATCAACGATAATAGAGTCATAATGCGCTTCTTCGACGCCTAAACTAGATAAAAGCGTAGGTAACCCATCAAATTTACTTAATAATTGGCTGTGATCATCATTTCGTTGCATATCTAATAACAACTTAGAAGTATCACCCTCATGAGAAATTAAATTGATTCCATTCCATTCAGGTTTTTCAGCTGCGACAACATTTTGTAATTGTTCTAGTTGCCATCTTTGAATCGGTTTTGCACCCGTCAAATTAAATTGTTGTGAAGATAAATGGCGCTTAAGTCCAAATTGATTTGTTTCAATAACATCTGTAACACAAGCATCAAACATTCGGCCAAATTGCAGTATCGCTAAATCAGCTGCATGCTGGTCATCGATAGCGCCTAATACCGCAACAGAATCAAACGCATCTATCCCACCCTTTTTACCTTTTAAATTTACAACACGCCAGAAATCATTTTCCGTGTAATCTTCAGTGACTAAAGCATTAATTTGACGGTAATCACCCTTAATAAACCCAATTGAACAAGCACCACTATTCACCATGGAGTCAAAACCATGTACTAATCGGCTTTGATGTGGTGCGTGTGTTTGAATGAAAATTGATTTAACACTCACGGAGTTATCCTCATTTTAGTTTGAGGATATTTTCTCAATTAGGTGAATCTATAAAGGCAATGAGTTCCATAGCTTATTTTAAGTTGGGAAACATTTTGATGAAATTTAAAGTAACAATGGCATGTGCTTTATTAGAGGCATCAAGGGGCAAATTGCCTGCTTGAAGTGAAACTAGATGCTCAATTTCAAATTGGTTCTGATTTCTTGCAGCTTTATCAAAAGCATATATTTTTAATCTCATTAAGTATTCAATTGGTGGCGGCTGAGTACCATCCTTATTAAACATTATTTCTTTTATAGCTTTAGCACTATTCGCAATAGCTGCTTCTTTAGTCTCAATAAATGAAATGCTCAACTCATTTGAAGCATTACCAGTTACATGGTTGAGTTGAAAATGCCCCACATGCACTGCATCGGTTTGGGCATCTAGTAGTGATACATCTACATTATTGGCTAACCAAGCAACTTTGTTTGAAGGATCAAAAATTGGAATATTTGCTTGAGCAATTTTACTGTTTGCACGGTACGGGCGAATTTCAATTCCAAAATGTGCAGCTGAAAGTGTTCCTAATGCGTAAAGTTCCTGATAATGGGAAACAGCTCGATCCACTGTTAGACCAGACCATAAGACAGGATTTTTAGCAAAACGATCTTTAAACGGATTTAAAACGTTTCCAAAACTGTTATTTATAGTTTTATTCTGTGTTTCGTATTCAAAAAAAGCCATTATTCTTCATCCTCTGGAAATTTACGGCTCTTAGCAATACTTTCAGCTAATGTTAATGCTTCCTCATATTTCATACCTGTATCGCGCTCAAGAATGTACGCCATAATATCTACATCTAAATTTGATTCTTTCAATGATGCGATTACTTGTGTTTTAAGTAATGTTGTATTCATTCTTGATTGAGCATTGTTGATTTCTTCCGTAGCTGCTGCAGTTTGGTTTGAATAATATTCAACTTGCCAAGGGTAATCTTCAGGCTCAAATTGTTCGTTATAAGCAAAACCCCAATCCAAGTGAAGAATTTGATTAATCCCTTCGGAAGCTGCTGTTCGAATGTCTTGTGACCTACGCATGATTTGTGCAGAAGTATGGAATGCTCCACCTTCTCCAATACCACCAGTTAACATGTCAGCCCACCCTACCATACTTGGGTCTAGACCTATACCGCCCATTAACAAACGGACATTAATCATGAACTGTTCAATATTAATAGGTGAGCTTCGTTGATTCTTGATATCACCCACTGGATTTAGAACTTGTTTTTCATCAAATACTGGAAGCATGTGAAAAGCAGTATTCCAGACTGCTTCACCACCTGATAAAGCATCACGGACATAAGCCTCATGATTTTTGAGTAAACCTTCTAAACCACGGATATAGGCTTGACGTTGTGCTGGCGGCATTCCTGACATATTTACTGTCAAGAACATCTGATTTACGGTATCTGCAATTTGCTGGCTATTCATTGATGCCAAAGCGAGGATTACATCATCATAAATATCTTCAATCTCATAAAGAAATGAGCCGCCTAAATGCGCTGGTAAGATTGGTAGCTCATCTGGATCATCACCCTCCAACATTTTCGTGACAAGACCAGTTTCAACAAGCTCATATTGAGCAATATTGCTCATACGGGGCATTTTGAAACGTACCATTTGAATAGTATTCAGTTTGGTAATAGTTTTTTGCCAATTACGAGGATCTAAACAAAAAAAGGCGACAGTCTTACTGCCTTGTTCGAACGGTTGTATTAATGGCGGATATGTATACTCATTGCATACGAGGTCAATTACACCTATATCTTTTTTCCCATAAATACGTGCATAGGAATCACCGAAAGAAATAGCATCTCGGGCAAGTTTGCTTAAATACTTATTGATAAGCTTTTCCATCTTTACACGGCGCTCATCTAGTTGTTTTTTTAGTTTTTCAGCTGCTGGTCCATTCGCCTTTTTTAACCGTTCTGCGGGCGTAATAAAGACTTGTTGGCCGCTATAAGAATCTCCGCCTAAGGCTGCAGAAACATGAATCCCCATACCCTCTGCGATAGGTGCAAAGCGTAACATTCTCTCCCATTTAGTAAGAATTTCTTTTCGAGTACGCTTCTTATTGGCTTTGGTTTGGTTAGTCCCAAGTGAAAACGGAGCCATAGTTTCATATAGCTGCGCTGTTGCATCCTGATTAGACGTATCGAATTGCTGATCATATGAATTAACATTTTCACCGAGTAACAACGATAAGAACCGAGAAGACATAACTAAGCCAAAATACCTAAATAATTAAGTATTTTGATGACTAATAATTTTTAACTTTTAGATGGGTTCCAAAGTTAATTGGAACCGTACAGATTCCATTAATTAACTGCATGCAATTCTATCTGAACAAATTTCTTATCTAATTAGAGGAAAAGCTCATGGCCGAAGTTAAAGTATTTAATGCTTTGGATATTGAATTAGCTCAAAAAACCCAAGACATCGTCAATGCTCAACGTTTTAACAACCGTCCTGCTTTCAAAACATTAAATCTAGGCTGGGATTTAGAGACTGGGTCGGTAGCAGTAAATTACACATTTGTAGAAGAACCACCAGTTAATGATCAGCCTGCTTAAACATGAAAGCCCCTAATAAGGGGCTTTTTAATAGCCAGTAATATCAACTATTAAATGACTATGAAATGGAGAATAGAGACTAGCTGAAGTATTCATACCATTAGCTAGTATCGTATATCCCCGAAGGATCTTACCTGAGAAAGTTGGATCACTATATGAGTTAGTCTTTATAGTACAGTATGAATGCATATAAGAACTCAAACCACCAGCTCCCCAATAATATTCATAATGAGCTGGACAAGCTAAAGCCAAGCCATAAGTCTTATTAGCATTATAATCAGGTATATCTGATAACCATGAGCTAAAATAATTTGCACTGCCTTTTAAATAAAAAGTTTCTGCTTTAACTACTTTTAAAGGATTGTGGGAGTTAGAAAATACAATCTCACCTTTACCATTCTTAATTAGTAATTTTGGCGAATGACCACTTTCTAATAAAGTAATTAATCCAAATACATAATAAGTTGCTTTTGTAAAAGGAAAAGTATTCTTATATTTAAATCCTCCTTGGTCGTCTAAGGTGTCAAAAATTACAGTTATTTTCCAATTATTTGTGGAAGTTTCTTCATATCTGACCTGCATCACAGAAACGCCTGTAAATACCACAATTGGTCTTTGTAAAGATGTAACATTCAAAACATGACACTTAACGTAACCAGATACAGATAGCACTGCAGGAGGTAATGGGTCTGAAGAAGCGACTTCCCTAACAAACTTATTTATAAGGTGAAAGTTTCTATAGCTGTCGTCAATTATTGTCACTTTATTATCATTGAGAATTTTGATGTATTCAGCCATTAGCATTTACCTATATGAATACTAACCGTTTGCTGAAAAGCTATATTGTAATAAGCTCTACAATCATAAATTAATAAATAAGATGAAGTATCATCCATTTGATTAAGTATCTTATCGCCCAGCTTAGCCTCAATAGCCATAGCTTTAGTCAAAATGGCACATCCCATACCATTTGAATAAGACTCAACTACAGCACTATTGGCAGATAACACTTCACCAGAAGCTACATAAGCCCACCATCTTGGATGATTTTCAGCAGTATCTAGTTTTCGTACAATTGTGTCCATAGATGAACCTTTCGGGAGGACAACACTTAACGTTTCTGTATACATACTAAGATTAGATGTTAGATCAAGGACCACGTTGCCACCGAGGTCCCTTAATAAGAATGTAGCCATTTATAAACCAATATAAATTCTCTCAATATTGTTATCGTCATATAACTTTAAAGCGGTCCCTGAAATGACCATTCTTGCTTTTTGAGGCTGACTAGGATCTTTATAAGTAATTAAAGTCCCAAGTTCACCAGTTATGGCACTTAACTTGTCAACATTGAATAATTCAGCTGTAAGAGACTTGGCCTTAAAGTTTGCGGCTGTCAAATTCTTAATAAATACATCACTGTTCATCACAACTTGATTGTCTTGGATTATGAACGGCATATATTTAGTAGAAGAAGTACCTGTTGTGAAAAAAATTCTATCAGCTTGGAAACCTATAGAAGTTCGGACAGTTCCATTATTTTGTTCACTTACCATGGATAAACCAGAGAAAACACCGTTGTTATCCATTCCCATTACGTACTTACCTTTCACACCATCGATCAAATCAGCTTGTGATTTAAGCTTGATAGCATTTTGGCCGTAAACAGAAACCAAAGTTTGTAATGCACCAGCATATGCTCCCACATCAGTTGTATATGTGGTTTTGAAATTTTCAAAATCAGCAATGTTGTCAGCATCTTCAATATCGATAAAGTCTAGATCCACTTCACCAGCTTTACCGGAATAGTTACCAATGAATACTGGTGTAAAGAAAGCAGCTTTATTAGCAAATGTTTTAGGGCTTAGTAGAGTGCCAGCACCTGCACTTGCACCAGCAGATCGCCCCTTAAAATAAGCAGTACCGGTTATCCAAGTTCCCAACGCTGGTGCGGTACCTGCGACTAAATAGTGACTTGAACCGATATCATTGATTTCAGAGTTATCTTGAGCAATATATTTTGTTTTATTGGCGTTTTGACAGGTCGCACCAACATAAACAACTCCGGTACCACTTACACGGCGGAATCTATACTTAACTCGGTAATATTTATTGTCATCGATAGGCAAAGATGTGAACCAATTTAACCAGGCTTCATCATTACCTACGTTATTACCAATTCTTAGTGCATATCCCCCACGACAAGTTGCATCTGCAACTAAACTAAGTTCAGGCCTATTCCCACTTGGAGTTTTTACTAACCAATCTTTTTGCCATGTTTCGAGTACTGAAGCCATGATCTTTTGACCATTTGCAGAATACAGTGCAGACATTCTTTCTGTTGAAGATGCGATTGCTTCATTCGTCTTGGTAGACGTCATGTAATCACGCTCTAATGTTGCTTTTGTAGTAGAAGCTATGTCCTTGGCAGTATCAGCTATTTCTTTAGCCTTCTCCGAGATTGCACGTACTAATGCTTGTCGTGCGTTGTGCACGTTCGCAAAGTTAGTAATGAACTGGTTTCGGTCAATCGTACTAGTTACATTCATATTTGCGAATAAAGCTGCTAAATATGTATTTAAAGTACTGAATGCCGTTGCATAGGCAGTAGAAGATATACCATAAGTGACTGCCTCAGCTCGCAAGCTTGCATCAGTTTGATAAAGTGTATCCCAAACCAACTTCGCCTGTTTTTTCTCAACTGGTGTGAGTTTATTATCAGCTGCAATATCACTTAATTGAGACATTGGAACATCTACTTTGGCTTGTGAACCTGCAGTGGTTTCCATCATTGAAGTCACTGTAAACGGCGTAACTGACTTATAAACTGATAAATCCGTTTCAATGGCCGCCGTCCAGCCATCTTTAAAGTAATCTGGCGGATTTGTATGAGTAATAGTGGCCGACTCAACTGTAATTGCTGGGTAAGACCAAGCATCTTTTTTGGTAATTAAGATACACACCTTATTATTGCTATCTAAAGCTAGAGCCAGGCCTTTAGTCGTAGCATTATTTTCATCTAAGGTAATACCAAAAGAACGTGACGTCATATTTGGATAAAATGGCACTGTTGACGTATAAGCATAAAATGCCAAATCCAGATCGAAAATATTATCTTCTTTGTTATTGTAGTTATAACCAGAAATTTTAACCTTGGTCATGTACGCACCAACTGTAATTGGTGTCTTAATAACCAATGTACCCGAAGTAGTGATTGCTTGACGCCAAGTTAAAGGCTTAACGAAAATTTTCCCTGCACCTGAACTCAATGGCTGCACACTCATAGCATTGGTATATTCAGAAGTAATTTTCTGTGAAGATGCTGCAATTGCACGCTCAACATTAGTATTTGTTATATCCGCATTCAAAATATAAGCGCCGTTTTTACTGTCTAATTTTGAAGACATTTCAGTAAGTTTGGCAGCCCAAGTTTCTTTGAAGTTCGTTAATGTTGATATAGAGTCTGTGGCTGAAGAAACAAAGTCCTGTAAAGTCGGGTCAGCTGAAGCGTAATCAGTAACGTCATATTGCTCGATTTGGGCTAAGGTCCAAACTAAAGGCGCAGTAGCTGTTGGTGTAGATCCTCCCGCCACATAAACATGTCCTGAGTTAGAGAAAGAACCTACAGCACCACATTTAATCATTCGAATATATGTTTCGAATTTGCCTGTACCCTCAGTATTGCCAATGAATCGATCAATTGCCCCTGTCCCCATTGCGTTACCAGCATTCACCAATTTATATCCAACTGGTAGCTTGATTAAATACTTGATAACAAAAACAGCATTTGCACGGCCATAAACGAGTTGAACAAATCCACCCCATGTTGGGCTGGCAGCACCAATGGTTTTAATTTCAATTTCATGGGTTGAGGTAGTAGGGTTATCAGAACTTTTCGCGACTCGAGTAACTGTCACATTCCCATTGCCGGCATTGTTATAGACAGATACACCATTGTTACCTTTTTTGAAATTTACGTCTCCCTGCAACAATTTTCCATTAGTAATCATCATCGCCAGCATTGTTGTGTTTTTTAATGCGGAACCAAGATTATTTGTACTTGTTTGAAGCTGAGAAATTTCAGTATTTCTAAGTGTAGCTAGATCCTTTGATGTTTGGTCAGCTGTAGCTTTTGTTGTTTTTACTACAGAAGATAAACCACCAGGTACAGTTGCATCATATTGTTGGATTTGCTGAGCTATAACTCCCTTATTAACATCAGCCTTGATAAAAGTATCTTCAACAAATTGAGCATTTTGTTTTAGAGATGATCTAAATCCGCCTTTAAAATTTGGCGCTGAATTACCTCGGCTGATAAACATATTAGTTACAGTAAATGTTCCACCAGATGGAGCATTATCAAACCGTAAACCTAGTGGAATAGCTTCATAAGCAGAGGCTTTTAAATCATTTGGGAAAATACCAGTAAGTTCTATTTCACCACTTGCAGCTACAACAAACGAAGGTAACCCAACACTATAAGTTGCACCATGAAATTGAATACTACATGTAGCGCCAACTAATCCTGCAGTTGCTGTGTATTTGATTCTCGCAACTATTGGATCACCTTTATCAATTGGAATTTCCTTGTGTTTATATTGCAGTTCCCAAACAGCTACAGTTCGGTTTGTACCAGTAGAAATACTTAAATTTTTAGTATCATCACCAAGTAAAATCCAGTTCTCTTCTGAGTAACGTAAAGTATCAAGTTGTGCTTTAAAAACTTTGATTTCCTCAGCAAATACTTCTTTCGCATCAGATCTTGTAATTTTTTCTTGAAGAATTTGTGCGTGGTTTTCTAAAACCTTTTGTAAGTTTCCACTATTGTTTGCCAGACCAATCGGGATACCACTAACTACTTGGATTGCAAGCATGATTTGCTTAGCCCCATTTGGTCCAGTATCTGGTGTTGCATGCAATTCTATACCACGACCTGAACCAATCCCCTTCTGACCAACTAAAATGTATGCATCCCGACCCGTTATTTGATCAAGTGTGAATGGATTGGCACCTAATGAAATTAATGCATTCTTAACTGGTGCTAGGTTTACACCAATACTGTCGTAGTTTGTAACGATAACAAAGGTGTCATTTGGAATCGCAGAAATAGCGTTACTCATTGCCGTAGCATTTGCTACAGCTGCATAAGTATCATATCTAGTTGAAGAAGCTATAGAACCATCAGCTGCTAAAACATGGACTGAAAAACCACGTGCTGAAGCTACTGATTTGATTTCACCTTTTAAGTTTTTAATCCCTGTGAAAAAGCCATTCCAGCCACATGAATAAACACGGTAATTGAAAACTTGACCAAGGTCCTGATTTAATTGTTTATAACTTGATTCCAAGTTATTAATAGACTGTGTAGTGTTCTGTTGATTATCACTAATAGTTGAATTAATTTCCTGAAACTTACCATCTACAGCAGTTTTATTATTGTCTACAGTAGATTTTAAAGTCGCATAATTCTCTGCAAGTGAAGTAATCTTTTCACCGTTTTTTTGAACATCAGCTTTAGTACCTTCAATTGCAGAAGCATTAGCTTCAAGATCCTTAATTAGTTCACGAGGATTTTTTCTAAAACCAGTGGCTAACTCACCTTTTTCAAGTTGCACTTCTCTAATTAAAAAGTCAGGAGCAAAACCTACTTGCGAATATAAAATTAAGTTAATATGCTGTAAATTAATAATATTTGTATCAAAGGTATAAGTACATAATGTTTCTTTATCAGTCGAAATGTTATTCCATGTAGTACCAATTTGATTATTACGACCTGATGAATCTCGACGGTGTATAATTAATAAAATTTGAGTCTGTGCAGCTGTCAACGACATTGCTTTAAATGACAATGTGTACTTCTGATTCATCTCTAAACCATCTGCCAATGTCAGAGTTTCAATAAACCCTTTAAAGTATGTAGTTGTATCAGTAGATTTAAAGTGCCCCCAAGTAGCACCTTTTGAATCTTTATAAACTTCAAGTAGATTACCTGCCACAGCAGAATTTTGACGCCAATTTAAGGTGCCTAAAGGGCTTGAGAAATCACCATTTTTAATTATGTTGTCACCACCACTTGAAGAAATAGCAGCTTTGATAATTTTGCTCTCTTCAGCAATAGCTTGGTTAGTTTCTGTTTTGGTGTAGCGAGTACTATCTAGTGTTGCTGAACTATTAGTCCACAAATCGCCAAATTTTTGACGAAATTTAGCTTCAAGGGTTTCAGTTGCAGAAGTTATTGCTTGAGCAGTATCTGCTTTAGAAGAGTAATCCTTAATTAGAGTTGAAGTACTTACCTTATCATTTAACGCTTTATTATTACCTTCATAAACTTCTACCCAATGCACTGTAGTAGTGGCATTAGCATTTGCTGAAGAATTTGGAAAACAATAAAAATTAACAACAGTTGCGTCTGTTCTAGAAATTGTAGTTAAGGTAAATTCGTAGATATCTTTACTAGCTGAAAAAATAGGTGCATCTGCATTAAATACATTACCTCCGCCAATATATACACGCAAATTGGCTGCATTGTTCCCTCCATTATCAAAGGTAACTTTTGCTCTGACGGTAACAGTAATACCAGGTGCATTTAAACTTTTTGCTAAGGGATATGATACTTGTAAATAACCACCCGTTTTACTTTTTTCGACATTACCCCCGATAACAATGTTGTCAAAAGACTTACCACCGATACTTGTTTTCAATGCTTCGGTCGCAGTTGATATTGCGCTATCAACATCAGATTTAGTCATCCGGTCGGAAATTTGTTTAGCCTGTGCAGCCAAACCATTTACAGGATCATTAATTGTTGATTCTAAGTTTTGAGTTTTTTTAGCTAAAGCAGTACTTTCAGTAACATACGTTTGTTTAAATTCATTTAAATTTGCTGATACTTGATCGAATGCTGCATTGAAGTCGTAAGGACTTGCAATCCAATTATCTGTAGTTATGAAATCCCCTTTAACTAACACAGCCCAATACACAGTACCAACACTTTGCTTGTCTGCAGTTGGTCTGCTAAGCATATAAAAGTTAACTTCTTTGGCGGTACCAGCTGAAGTCTTCGTAAAAGTAATTTTGCTTATTACCTTACCTGAAGTGTTAATAACCTGCTGTAAAAACTGACTTCCTCCACCAGCATATACAGCTAAATTTGAGTTTGTGTCACCAGCACCACGTGTATGCTCTGCACACCAAAGAAGAGTGTACTTTGCTCCTACTTCCCAGTCTTCACCAAGCTTATAGCGTAAATGAGGATATGAAACGCCATCGTAGTTTCCTACCACATTAGAGTTAATCAACAAGTTCGTACCTGCTGGGGCCGACTTGTTAAGATTTGCAGATAAAGTATTCGCCTGTTCTGTAACAGCTTTAATCAGTCCAGCTTGTTCAGATACTTGAGAATTTGTGGTTTGTAATGCTTCAGTTGAGGCTTTTTTACTTACTTCGGTATTGGTTATTGTTAGATCATTTCTAAGTTTTGAAATATCTAAACTTTGAGACGATAAAGTATCGCCATGCTTCTTCACTTCAGCTTGAGTAACTTTAATCGCTTCCGCATTAGCATTTAATGAACTTTGAGTATCCCGTGGGCTTGGGCTCCACGCTGTAGCTTTGTTACCAGCTTCGATCTGTAATTTTTGAATTGTAGGAATTCGACCTGTGCCATATGTACCATAAAACTCAATAGTCGATTCAGTTGTGCTACCAGTGTGTAATTTAGGAAACACAGTAACTTCAAATTTTTGAAATTCACTTGCTTTGGTGACTGTTACGGATGTTGTGAAGAAATGAGCGGATCCATTAGATGAATATACTTGTACAGTTCCAGCAACCGGTACACTCACTTCAAAAGAAATCGTAACCGGCTTATCTAAATTTTCGTCATAAAAAGCTTTCAACTCTTTGCTACGTTCATACATTAAGTATTCACGGCTTGTTGCTGCTGTGGATGTTCGAGGCGCTTCTGAATTAGCTACGGCGTTTACACCACCAATCTTAATGTTATTCACTGCAGCTGTAATATCAGTCGCCACACGCCCCATGGCGCTATCAAGATCACTCTTTGTAGCTGTTTTCAATAATGCTTGAGCGTTGCTCTGAATCCCTGTTTCAGCATTCTGCATTCTTGATTCAAGCTTACTGGTTCTTTCAGCTTCAGCTTCTGTTCTGTTAGTTGCTGTTTTGAATAAATCATTTGCAGTTGCTGTTGCATCATTTGCAGAAGCCAAAGAGTTGTTATCTTCAACAATAATGTAATTAAGCTGACAAATTCCTGTCTGGAAATTGTAGTTTGCAATAAACATTGGGGCATAATATTCAGCTTGTGCTGGGAAAGTACGTGGATTATCAATTGTCCCTAAACCAGTTGCCGCCCCAGTAGACTTACCTTTCATGTATAGAACTACTTCTTGCCACTCACCTAAATTAGGCTTAACGGCCGACAATAAGTAGTTAGAAGATCCCATATCACCTGCAAGGGAGTTTGTAGTCGTTACGTATTTACTTTGGTCTGCATTTTTACATGCAACCCCAAGGTAAATAGTTCCAGATTCCCCAGCTACACGGCGGAAGCGAGCACGTACCCGATAAAGCGTATCTGGATTAATCTTTACAAACTCATTCCAGTGAACCCATGCCTCATCATTACCGGCATTATTCCCAAGCTCAAGAATATAGCCACCAAATGCATCAGCATCTTGAATTACTTTCGCTTCACCAGTGGTTCGCCAACGTGTCCAGTCGTCAATACCTTTTGACGTTACGACTGCACGAACCCCTGACGTTACTTGAGTTTGAGACTTTAGGCTTAATAAATTTTGAGAAAGTGCTTCTGTAGCTTTTACCGCCGTTGTACCTGTTTGCTGCGCCTCTGCTGCATTATCGAAAGCTAGTTTAGCAATGTCATCAGTAGTTTTAAGTGATGATGAAAGGCCATTTATTCTTGTATTTGTATTACTTTCTAGGGTTGAAACACTTTTTTGAACATCAGTAATTTGCCCTTGTACCTTTAAGTTTTCTTTAGAGATACTTGTATCAAGTTCACTAAATTTTGAAGTAGTAGACTGCTCAAATTCGGCAAGTGACTCAGTAACTTCTAGAATATTTGCATTAGATTTCCGATCAGCCTCTTCTAGAGCTGCTTTCGTTTGGTCGATGCGTAAAGATAAGGCTTTATCACCATCAGAAACTGATTGAGCAATTGTTGCTAAATCTGACGTTGTTTTAGTTTTATTCGAATTATAGTCGGTTTTTAGTTCTTCAAGTTTTTTTGCTTCTGAAACAAGCTTTTCATCAACAAGTTTTACAGATGATTCAACCTTTTCGATATATGAAGCATTTCCAGTAATTTGATCACGCCATGCTTTTGGAATGGTGTCATTAAGTGCTGTAATGTCCCAGACTTCATAATCGGCTAGGATTACATCCACTGGGTTTGCTGTGCTTGGTAAAGGTGGATTAGTGCCAGCAATAACACGGAAATGCCCATGGATAGCTGCAGGCGCATCATAGCCACACTGAACAACAGAGTAATAAACCTCAAACTTACCTGTTCCTTCCTTATTCCCAAGTACACGTAAATAACCACCCGTACCTGTAGCATTGCCAACTGGTAATAAATAAGTGCCCTTAGGCATTTTAATAATTTGTTTTATTAAAAACGTTTTATTAGGAGCAGCAACAAGAGTTGGAACAGTCGGATACCAGCCACCACCTAGAGAAGCAGTGGATCTTAATAGCATCTCATGGGTACTATTTACTGGGTTATCAGTAGATTTAGCTTGTCTAGTAAACGTTGAACCTGAAGGTACAACATATGCGCTTAACCCCCCATTCCCAGATAGAAATGTAGGATCGTCACGCAAAGGCTTACCAAGTGATTGCATTCGCGCTAACTCAGTAGCATTTAACAAGCTTGCATTAGTGGTATCTAAACTTGCTTGAATTTGATCAGTCTTTTCAGCAACAGATTTACCAAGATCAACTACTGTACGTTCAACATTATTAATTGCCGCTTTGTTATCACCAATTTGAGACTGGGCAGTACTAATTTGTTCAGTAAAAGCTCTATCTTGAGCAGCAAGGGTTTTTATTTCTTCTGAAATTAGGGCATTTGATTTACCCAATTCAGTTTGCATTTCAGCAAACTTAAGCTCAAAACTTTTTGTTAATGCCTCTTTATCATTTGCACGTGCTTCAGCTTCAGCTAGAAAACCCGAATCGACTTTCTTATCAAGGTCAACATACTGGGCTGCAACTTGATCAACTTTTTTAACTGCAGCTTCAGTTTGGTTAACAATAGGTTCAATTTTTTGATTGATGAGTGTATTAGTTTCTTCACCTAATGCTAATTTAGCATCATCAATCATTTGACCAGCTTTTACTAAGTTTTGATCAATGTCTTGTTTTAAGGCGGCCTTAGTTTGATCAATAAAAATAAGAGTATCAGCAGCTTGTTTTTTACGGTCTAGAACTTCTTGATCAGCTACTTTTTTTGCGTTTTCTGCGACTAATCGAATTTCATCTGCATCACTTCTTACATCAGCAATGATTGAATCTGTTTCTCTTTTAATAAATCCGATTTTGTCATCGAGTTCTTTTTCAGCACGAATTGCACGTTGCTGAGCATCTGCAACCAGCGCTTCATTCGCTTGAATAGACTGATCAATACGTTGATTTGCTTCATCTAAACGAATATTGGCATCACTTACATGCTGCTCAACAATCTGTTTAGTATCAATAATTTCTTGATCAATATAAGCTCTTACTTCATCAACCTTACTTTGTGCAATTTGACCAACTTCTTTTACTTGATCATGTATTTTTTGCACTTCTTCATCGATGTGATTAATACCTTCTTCAAGCAATTTATAGGCATCAGAATCTTTAATATTTTCAATTAACTTTTCTACTTCTTTTACTTTTTCTTCAATCGCTTGATTAGCTTGCTCGTTATTTTCAATCTTTTCCCCTTGTTCTTTTAATTCGTCCTTAAGCCCTTCTAACTTATCAAGAGCGTCTTTAAATGCACCCTCAATAGCTTTAGGGTCAATAGGCACACCCGCAACCGTAAGCGTTGTGCCAACGGCCATACTACCCGCTACAGCACTATTGCCCGCAACTGAAGTATTACCCACTACAGTGCTATTTCCCGTTAATGTGCTATTACCAGTTTGTTGAGTATTAGCTTGTACATTCATTAACGGCGTTTTGATCGAAACGGTTGTGCCAGAATCTACTTTTAAATTTTCTTTAGAGATAAATTCAATATTGTCTTGTCGAATACGGCGCACACCTACAATCGCGCCGTCTCCGTGACTGACATAACTATGGATTACTGGACGTTCTTCATTACCATTTTCAAAGAAGACATAGACGTCTTCCCCATCCACAATTTGAATTTCTGTATCTAAATCACTATCGCCGACTGGATAAGCAAAAGTTGCTGTAATTCCTTCACTCGCGCCATCAGTTAAACCATGAATGTGTACTTGTGCAGTACGACCTTTTGCGTTGTAACTTAAAATCTTTGCACGTTTTAAACCATTCATATATTTGACCTACAAATTAGCAATCCAGAACTTTGATGAAGTCCCCATTGATCCCCCGATTGCGCCTGTATCTATATGATGTGCAGCAGTTAAAACGACATACTTCTTACTATCTATTTCAAATATATCGCCTGCATTCCAGTTCAAATTTAGTGGTCTAATAATGGTCCCACGCATAATCAAAACTTTTTCCAAGTTTTTGACTTGTCGGGCATCTAAACCAGCTCTTTGCGTCACAGTGTGGCCTGGGGTTATTGAGTCATCACCAACAACCGTTGAACCGTTATTCTCAACTGTGACAAAAGATGATTTTTGCATCAGTTCCAAAGGTTTACTTGATATCCAAACGACACTGCTAGGATCTAGTTTTGTGATAGGTTCCTTTTTGAAGAAAGAATCAATTTTTTGAGCAGACACTTTATTATTTTGAAAGCAAATTACAGCTGCTTCTTGTTGCAGATAATGAGCCAAGCGCTGTGTAGGCATACTACCCTTTAAACAAACAAATTTAGGCAAAGGTAAATCACTGCCCAGACTGATCGTTGCACCACAAGCTCGAATTACTGAATTAAAAGAAGTTTCATTACTAATAATTGCTTGCTTTGAATATTCGATAAGTCTTTTACAACCAGCCAAAATACCAATACATGAGATGCCACCTACTCGCCGATCTTGTTTAATAGTCTGAGTTTTTAGAGGGGTAACTTTGATAAGTTCGAAAGGATGAGATATGTCATTTACAGTAAGTAGCTCCCCTTCTTTTAAAAGGGAGTCTAATTCAGTAGTAGATTGAACTGTGAACTCAATAGATGCGGGAATAGGTACGAGATCAGTTCTTAAAGTTGCACTAATCAGCTCAGACGCTGGAATAATTTTACCCGCAGATACAATGGTGATTTGCATTAACGGTTCCCCAAGTTAAAATTAAAACTCATTGGGGCCATACAAAACGCAAGTTTAGGCAAAGCGTCTTTCTTTTCATTATAGTTCTGTTGAGCTTCTGATACAGATAGCCCATAACTTTCGACTCCGAGCCCACGAGTAGCTTCAACCAATCTAGCTTGCAAAAGATCACAGTGAGCTTTTACTAAAGGTTGGATGATTACGTACTCATCACCGCTAAGTTCGATAGTTTCATTCAGTTCAATACTCGTGGTAGCTTTAGTTTGACAATCTAAAACAGCCCATCCGGCATAATATTTTGCCTCATCTAAAAATGCTTTCACGATATCATCAAGCAAAATTGAATAGCCCGATAATTGATATTCTTTATAGAGTTCTTCTGAAAGTTGCTGGATAGAACCAGCAACTACAGCATACCCTTCAGATTCAGGTAATAACTTCATAGCCATTACCCGAAAAGATTGCCTAATGTACGTGATGTCGCATTAATCGTTGAGTTGCGTACAGCTTGTTGAGCAGTATTGATTACCTGCTGAACGCGATTCACAAGTTCAGCTGTACCATCAATTTCTTTTTTACCCGGCTGAATACTGCCGTTGGTACCAATGTTTGCGAAGCTACCAAAGTAGTTATAGTCGATTGGGCAAGAAACTGTCATAACTTGAGATCGGCTATCTGAATCATACTCAGCTGACTCAAAGCGTATAGCACAGTTTTCAAGTGCATAAGAACGGGTAAAACTACCTAAACGGCCATCGTAATAATCACCATGGATGATTCCACCACTAGCTACGACATATTCAGCTAATAGTTGATCATGCCCTGCTTCAGTTACTAGGATTTGAAGGTTGCCTGTGTAATGGGTTTTCGGGGGACCAGCAACAATTCCAGTAAATCCACCCGCATATTGAACTTCTGCTGGATCTTCATTACTCACAATTGGCCGTGGGCAACTTTTAAATAAGAAGCGAAGGTCTTCCATGCCACGAGGAACAAACATCCCCTGACACGCTAATAATGGTGAACCAAGTTGCTGTAGAGCAATGTAATCTTGTTTAAGCTGATTTAGTAAAATCGGATTAGATTGTTGCATAATTTTGATGCTCAAAATGCAGATTTATGCAACAAGATTAAGGATGTTTTTGCTATTGGTTTTTAATCAGTTCCATTTTAGAAAACTGACTTTATATTAATAAAAAACCCGCAAAAGCGGGCTATATCACATCTGTTTATAGATAACATCTCGCCTATCTACATCAAGAACAAGAACTACGACTACATCATCCTTGACTTGATATAAAAGGCGGTATCCTGCTGATTTCAGTTTAATCTTATATAGATCAACTGATCCTCTCAGCTTATTCTTCGGTATCTTAGGGTTATCTAGGATTGCTTCCAGCTTACGAATAAACTGCTCAGCGATTTGTGGGTTAAGTTTGTCAAACTTTTTAAGAGCTGTTTTTGAGAACTCTAGCTCGTAACTCATTAATAGATACCTTCACAGTTTCGTCAGTATCAACTTGCTCGGCTAGTTTAATTAGTTCCTGATCTTCAATTAGATCCATCATGCGTTCATACATTGCTGCCGGAACACAGTAGAATTCTGGATTATTTCTATTCAGAATAGCTACTGCTTCGCCAAAAGCATTTTGTACAACTGCTGTAGGATTCTTTTTTAATTCAGAAACACTAGCCACAAATCGACTATGGATTATGTGGTTCATGACGTTTCTCATTTGATGTGTCCTACATCAATTTGTAGCCAATTGATTAGAACCGTCCTCAGAAAGTTAAGTTTGCTACAGGGTTAACTCAATATAAACAATTTGAAGATCTGTTTCAAGACCTGTTTAACAACCACTTAATAGGTCTTAATAAAAAAGCCACCCTAAAAGGTAGCTTTTTAAATCAGCTTTTTATCCAATATTTGGTGGTACTCGCAGAACCTGTACTGAAGGTACACCCCGATACACACCCATGAAGCATATCGTTGATGGCATTGGCTTAGATTGGGCTTCTCAGTTTGTTAAGTTAAAACAAATAGTTAATCAAGTTGTTATGATTTTCATAATAACTGATTTTCTTGTAATGTGCCTAAAATAGAAAGGATCTGATTCAGTACTGGGCAACTTTGTTCTAGCTGTATTTACTGCCGGTGCATAAGCTAAAGCTTTGGACATAATAATGACCCTATTCATTGAATAAAGCCATTATTTACAATGAGGAAAGCTTAGAAGTTAGTTAGTTCCAACTCCACAAGAAAAATATTTTAGTTTTCGATATCTTTATCATCACATTCAAGCCAAAAGACATCTTCAAACTTCTCGCATACACCAGCTTTTTTTAGTTCGGTGTAAATGAGTAAGGCACGATAAACACTGATGTGTTTTCCTGCTTCTGCATCTTTTATATACCTATTAAGCACATGATTATTTGATATAAATCCGCATTGTTTAGCTAATTGATAAACTGTCATACCAGCTTGCTCTCGCAAAGTTGCGACATTGTTTTTTTCAACCATCACGATATACCAAAAAATATTTAGTTCAGTGTATCACAAGAACAATTGCTATTAAATATAATTTTATTAATACTCGTAATTGCTATTATATTTAATAGTTGTTATATTTAACTCATCAGGACAGGATATGGTCTTGATAAAAAGAACCCCTTGTACCGATCAAAGTAAACAAGGGGTTATATCCAATCTCTAAGAGGAAATTAGACATGACTACTTTAACTCAAATCACCGTACCTTTCCACAATGCTGAGTTGTACTTGGTGGAACATGATGGTCAGCCATATACACCCATGAAGCCTATTGTTGAGGGTATGGGGTTAGCTTGGCAGTCTCAATTAGCAAAACTGAATGCCAATCCTCAACGATGGGGTATAACGAAAATCGTTATACCTACTCTTGGCGACTTACAGGAAATGGTTTGTATACCACTAAGAAAACTTCTTGCTTGGCTCACCACCATCAGTCCTAACAAAGTAAAACCTGAACTTCGTGACACTGTCATCATGTACCAAAACGAATGTGATGATGTCTTATGGAATTACTGGACAAAAGGCCAAGTAATCAATCATAGAAAAGCTATCTCACCTGAACAACAGCATGCTTTACATGCAATCGTCGATCGTCGTGCAGGAAAAGATCGAAGTTTAAGAGCCTCTATGTGGATACGTCATAATCGCCACTTTGGAATTGCTAAATATAGCCAATTGCTTTCAATCCATTTTGATGATGCGAAGCAGTATCTTGAGACAATACCACTTCATGAGCTAGGCCCAACCGAAACAGATACACTTAAACGTTTAGAAAAATTTGTAGATAATCTCGCTGCACGGTATCCAGCATTAGAAAATCCGCTAGCTTATGAAATAGCACAGCATGTAGGTGAGAAGCTAAAGTATCAATCTCCCAAAGGTCCGAAAAACTTCTGGATTTCGATTCAGGAAAACGGCGCTCTTTCAGTACAGCAATATTCTCTACACCACACGCCCATTAATGTCGTGCAACTACGCGAAAAGTTTAATGGGCTATGGGAGTTTCTTCATAAGGATGAAGTACTTGAGCTTGGCAAAGTATTAAAACGCTTTCCTTTTGAACCTGTGAACTGAAAGGGCATATCATTAAATTAAGACGTTCCTACTGGAACTCCCCTTATATTAAAGCCAGCTATACAGCTGGCTTTCTTTTTAGAACTTATCCAATATTTGGTGGTACTCGCAGAACCTGTAATGAAGGTACACCCCGATCTAGCGCATCTTGGACACAACGATAATCAGGATTATTTGGTTCATAACCAAGTTCACCACGGATATTACCCTTATGTATTGTCATCGGTGCATCAAAACGCCCACGCATAAAACGACCAATAATAATTGTGTCAGTTAATGATTGATTGGTCTTTGTTTCTGTTTTATCAGTTTTTTTCTGATATTGAATACCAGGCGCTTCACCTATGATTTGAGTTGTATTCATGAGTATTTCCTTAATTAAATGGATTATAGGTAAAGCCAAAAAATGACCTTACCTATGAGTAATTAGTAAATACCTAAGCGTTTACCTTTTTTGAATGAACGTAAACGCTTTTTGATTGCATTCGCAGTAAAAGCATGAAGTCTAGCTTTTTTCATTCCAGCTTTTTGTGCTGAAGTTAAACGGACCTTTTGACCAGGTAATCGTTTATTCACAACGGTTTTGACACCTTGACGAATAGCCAGCACACCACGGTAGTGAATTTTTCGCCCATTTACTTTCCGTTGGCTAAATGCTCCATTTCGAGCTTTAATTTTTTTAGCCATTGAATCGAAACCTTCTTCAGTTTCATCCGCTTCACCGAAAATAAACTCTCGAACCAGTTCTTCAAGTTCTGGGCCATCGTCTGGCATATTAGCAAGAACTGTATTGGCTGCTGCTTCTAACGCCGCATCAGCAACTTCTGTATCATCACTAAAGATCTCTTCAATATCAGAAGCGTCAACGCCAAATGTTAAGAAAGCATCGGAAAGAGAAGCCATTAAAGCGTTTTCATAGATTCCTTCTTCATCATCTGCACCATCTAATGCATCGACAATTAATGCGTCTAAATGATCAACGCCCAGTTCACCTTCTCCAAGCTTACCTTCACTGATTGTATCTACCGTATCGGATAGAATGTTCAGAGCAATTTGTCGTACTTGTTCAATCACAGATTGCTGTTCTCGATCAGTACTTGAAACCTTACTTACAACGGTAGAAATATTCTCCGCTGCTGAATCAAAAGCACGTAAAGTTAATGGTTTTTCAGTAGTGGGGCCAAATGGATTCATCTTGATAGATCCTTAATAAAATTATTTAACTAAAACGTCGTCATCAAAAATTGCGGCACGAGTTGTACCAACAACTCCATGGGCTAAATAGAGTCGTACACGCTCATATGGATAGTCTTTGTCAGGTATTAAACTGAACTCAAAAGGTTTACCCCCTAGATCTTCAGCCGGTTGCAACCAACCGGTTGTTTCACTAGAAGCACCTTCTAAAAACTCTTGGATGTCATCACCAGCTTTTTTGATATAGTCCGGTGTAGCTTGGAACATATAAGTCCGTAGGATCTCGATACATTTATTCGTAACTCGAGCCGAAATCTCCGCGGCCGGAACTAAACGCAAAGCACTATTTTTGCTTTGGTATTGGGTAAGCACATCACTTAATACAAATAATGTAGTTTCAAACTTAACTGGGCGAACTACATTTACTTTAGCCTTAGCCAACATTTCTTGAGTCTGTTCATCTTCAAGATCAATATTCGGCATCTGGCTTAAGTTTTTTGCTGTAAAGGGATAATCTTTCCAAGCTACTGCATTTTTTAACGGCGCAAAGCCTTGTTTATTTAACTTTGCATTACGTAATAATTTATCGCCGATGTAATGGCCCAAATAATAAGCTGGTACCTTTCGACCTCTTAGCGTGACAGCATCAGATGAGCGGCAAAGGTTCGGGCTCCAAATGAATTGAACAAACTGAGATTGAGCATCTACGCTTGTCGCAAATTGAGCTGCTTGCTCAGCTGTAAAAGTTGGGTTGATTTCAGCATCCAAAGGAATACGTAATTTTGTAGCTGCACGTTGAGCCGCAACATAAATTGGTAAATCATGAGGATTTGGTAAAGTCAGATATGCTGGTGTGCTTAATTGGCTTGTCAGAATTTTATATAGTTCATCTGGATTAAATGACGGTAACGATTCGTCTTCCAATGCCAACGTTTTTGATGCACGACCTAAGCTATTTGATTCGTTATAAGCATTAGATTTGAGAATTGCTTGTAACGCATCAATACCTAACGATAAATCAAATCGCTCGAAATATTCTTTCGCATCAGCTACAGCGACAATAGAAGCGGAATTTTCAATGTCTCCATCTACTAATCCCTGAACAGTAACAATTTGGTCACCAGTTACCGCATCACGTATTTCTAAACGCATAGAAATATCTGCAGGTCCACGTGGGCTTGAAACTTTCGCAAAAAAGGCCACATTGATTTCTGCACTTGCAAGATAACTGTATGTATCAAATTCTAATTTGAGTGATGGACTGTCCCCTGCTACAAGGGATAGCTCACCTGTACTTGATAGAGCAAGTATATTCATTACATTACACGCCCAAGGCTATTTGTTTTAAGTATTTTGAGCCGTGGGAGTTTTTGATTTTCTGGCTAGTTCCAATGAAAAAAAACCACTCGAAAGTGGTTTTTCATTTCCTAAATTTTATAATCCGCTAGCAGGTTCTGTTGGCTCTTCTGCCTCAGTAGGTACAATTTGAAGTACATTACCTTTCAAGCCATTAATTTGATCTAGATTATCTAGCAATTGTTTATGAGCTTCGTCACCGATCAATGTGAATGTAACCTTTTGACCTGCTTGTACCAAAACCTGTGTAAATGGTTCAGTAATGTCACTTAAACCGTTATTTTGAAGTGTAATACTTCGTTCAGTTGGTTGATCACCTACAGCATCCATAATTGGGTTCGTGCCATCAATAATGAAAATAGTCATCTTGTTACTCAACAGTTAGATTCTTACCAAGCCCCTTCAACTGACGTAAGTTTTCCAGTACTTGATGTTTAAATGTTTGGTTATGACACGTAATACTTGCTATTTTACCTGCCTCAATAGCAACACGTGATAACGGTTCTAAAACAGTTGAAAATCCGTTATTAGTCACATTAATAACTAGAGGATCAACATTACTAATGGTAGAACCAGAAAGATTTTCCACAATTTGATGTTCGGCCATGGGAATATCAGTTTGTTGTGTCTTATTTGATGATTCAGTTGAATTTCCATTATCTTTAGTACTGGAATCTTCATTATCTGAATCGCCATTTTTCAAATCAGTAGGTTTCTTACCTTCATCTTGGGAAGCGCCGTCTTCAGGACCTTGGCTATTTAACAAATCACCTTGGTCTGAAGCTTTTTCATCACCAGCTTGGGTATTCTGTGTTTCTGTAGTTTTATTGGTTTTATTACGTGTGTTTTTTGGTTTAATAGTCGCTTGTTCGTCAGTTGAAGCTAAAGTTTCGTCAGTGTTTTGTGTTGCTGCAGCCATGAGATTTTCCTTTCAATAAATAAGGGAAAAGGCGCATCGAAATGCGCCTTAATTTGTATTACTTACGATTTTTTAAGAGATGGCATATTGATGCAGTGAATGACATAGCTTTGGTCAGCGTATCGATCCAATGGGTTCATTTCTGCAGCTTGAGAGCCAATTAAAGTAAGTACTGATTCACGTGCATCTGGACGTGTTTCAATAACTGAGAGTGGGGTTTGAATAAACCCAACAAACGGCGCTCGAATTGGCTCATTCCCACGACCAACTAAAAGCATATCAAATGCTGTATCTGCTTCAGCTACAAGCTCTTGTGCTGACGGTGCGTGGTAAACGTTTGTACCATCTGCAAGTTTACCAATACGAACAATTTGCCCATATCCAGCAGAGTACCCAGTTTTTGTCGGCATCTTATCGCTAGATAGTTGGTTAAAGAATACTGCACCACTATCCCCCACATACAAATCGTAAGCAACAGTAGAGCCACCAGTACGCTGATTAATATCCATTTTTGCAGCAGAAATAAACTTCATTACTTCGCCAAACAGATCGCCAGTGGTATTAAACGCTGCTGCTAATTTACCAGTCACACCACGAGAAGCATCAAAAGTAATTTCATGGCCTGAGTATTCAGCCAAATCTTTTGCTTCACCTAAAAGACGGACCGTTTGTTCCAAGAAAACTTTACCCTGAATAATTGCCAAAGCTTGACCTAAGAAGCCGAGTTTGAGTTCATTATTCAACTGAGTCTGCAATAAAGTTGCTGCGGTAACCTGTGCCATAATTGGTGAAGCCACCAAATTTTCATATTCAGGTTCAAAATCAACACCTACAGGCGTCATTAAGAAGTTACCGTTACCATCACGCGCATCAAAATCAGCTACGAGATGAACTTCAACTTTAGCACCAGCTGGTAAAGCTTCATTTAAGGTCACGCTAATTTTGCTAGCAGAAAGGTCAATTTCACTACCAACAACACGATACTCTACGCCGTTTACAATTACGCTTTTTTCAGCAATAGCAGAAATCTTGCCTGAAAATTTTGATTTACTGCGGTTTCGAGTATGCGCAACTTCTTTACCGTTGATTTTGATTGAAACATTACCAGCAATAAACGGCAGTAACTTCGCATTTACATCTGGCGTTTTTGCCTTGAAATCTTCATAGCCAGTTCGTGCTACCACTGAGTAGGTTGTACCCGCACCACCATTTGACAATGCAAAACGTAAACGGCCCTCTACATAAGGCTTTGAGGCATTTGCACCGTCTAAGTATTCTGATTTCTTCATTGCACCAAAATCACGATTGGTGACAAAACGAATAGATACTAACGGTACTTCATTTGAACCATTAGAGTTTGGAATCATTGCAACAATTGGCGTTGCATAAGCGATAACGTTTGCAATAGTTGCTACAGTAATCGCTGGGACGATACTTACAGATTCATGATGCTGGTGATTTACATCATCAAATCCAGATTCATTAATACTGTCATAATAGCTAATGGTATCAGTAGGCAAAGAACCAGCTTGTTTAGCACCACTTAAACCAGCAGTTAACGCAGCTGCAATGATTGAAGGATGGGGTAAATCACCGCCATGGCGTGCTTGATATTGTGATACCCCAAACATCACAGCTTTATCAACTTCTGGCGCATATTCGATGCCAATTGAATCAAAAATTGCTTTTAATACTTCTGGGTACTCTTCTGCCGCTGTTTGTGCACTATCAAACCCATTTTCAAGCTCATCAGGACTTTTGAAATAGTAATTTCGGCACTGAGCTGTAGCAATTTGTTGAGCCTCATACTTTTTACGAATTTCGTCTGATAACACAGTCATTTTAAACCAGCCTTTGGCTTTCTATCTAAGATAAGGAAAGGATGGCATGCGGTTTTTAATCTTATTTATGCTAGTTCCAAAACTTTTCTTGATACTTTTATAAGTTGGCCCCATATAAATAGATCAAAATTATTATTCAGTTAAGTAATCAATTTATTTATAACTGTAATTAACTTTTTTATTCCATTAATCATTATAGGAAATCATATGTTAGTAGATATCTATCAATCAGCTTCACACTCTTCAAAATATTTAACAGTTCCAAACGGTTTTGATGTTAATAAGTTAAATATAGAAGAGATAGATAAAGATTATAAAGTAGTGAAAACTTTTAAAACAAACATTGATCTTGTAACTAATTCAAAATTAATCGCTGCTACTGATGAAATACTTAATCAAATAAATAAGAATGGCTATGCAATACATGGAGCAACCGTTCTTGCATCAGAATAATAAGTTTAAAAAAATGCCCTAAAATCTAGATTTTAGGGCATTTAATTATCCACTTACACCACTTGAAACATAAATCTCCACATTATCACCTGCTTTCACTTTATAACGGAGCTTATCCCAGCAATGTTGTCTAAATGGTTCGGTATCTGGTGCAGCAGCTGTTAAAGAAAGAATAGGCACCCAGTGTGAATCATTTTGCGGATCAGCAGAAGGAACATTACTTCCGAAAAATTCTACTTCTGCCCCGTTCCCGATCACCTGGTAATTGAAAATTGCAGAAGTACATTGCTCAGCTATATCAATATCCCCTGTCTTTTTCCCTTTTACATTAAAAACTAAATAACTCATTAACTCTCTCCATCACCATTAGGTGAAATAAACAAATCATCTCTACGGTTTAAAACATACTTACTGCCAAAATCTGCCATGAGGCTAAAACCAGTAATATTTACAATCTCAAACCACAACATTAGGTTTTCATAAATCATTAAACCTAAAAGATCACCTTCTTTAAGAATCAAGTCAGGGATGTTGATTATCCTTTCCAAAACATCATCCAATTCTTCATTGAATGTCTCTACTTGAGCGGTTAGCACCAAGTCAGATGGGTTATTCATTGAGAAGTTCTTTTGAATATAACCACCATTAAATTTATCGAAATGAACATAAGCAGCGCCCTTATATTCATACTTGTAGTTGGGTTCGTCTTGAATCGATAAAGTGTTCGCTTCAAAAGAAAGAGGATCTAAAGGTTTTGAATCTTCAGCCGGATTATTGAAAACTACTTCTTTTCGCCAAATTTGCGCGGGAATACTTGCTAGAGCATTCATCACAACACGTCTAGCTGCTAAACGGCGTCCATTTGCAACTTGATTTACTGATCTATTTAGCATTTCGACTTAAACCCTTCATAAAGACATTTAACATGTCATTGTCGATTGCGCCTGATTTATGTAAGGCTTGAATTCTTTCAATTTGACTTGCTCTAACAGTTTCCACTTCAAAACGTTTGAGGGTTTTTAATTCGCGTTCTAAGAGCTTTTTGGCAACTTTATCAGCTCTACGCATCATTTCTTTTTCTGCTTTTTGGATATTGGCTTTGATTGGCTTAACAGAACCATTCATCAAATCCATTACTTGCTCGTTAATTGAATTCTGTATTTGCTTATCTGTTTGCTTATACCGTGCACCTACTTGTTTCTTACGGTCTTTCTCTACTTCCTTTTTAAGGTAGGCAATCCCTGCTGGTGAACTAATCCACTTAACAACCCGCAATACATGCTTACAAGCCACACCGGATAAATGCGGGTTACGTATTTTCGGAAAGCCGCCCTCATCACGTCCCAAATTGTAGCCGCCAATAGTTGCCATATAGCGGTACCAGAACGTATGACGTTCGCAGTCACACTGAAATTTGATTTTGCCTTTAGCTAAGCGGTTTTTAACAGTGGTTAATGCCTGCTTGTCGATATCAAATACGACAGATTTAAAGTTTGAAAACTCAATCTCAACGTGATGATTTAAGACTTTACTATTTGGACCGGCATTCGTAAGTAAGTGCACTAATCCAGCTTTTCTGCTTACTGGAACCGCCAAATAGATTTGCTCATTTGCCCGGTCAATATCGTCTTGTCGGCTTAAATTAATGATGTTTTGAGGGGTAATACCCTTACTATACTGATCTTTTAATAGTTGAATGTTTTCCTGAAATGCCAAGATATCATCACGGGTAATACGCCGTGGTACTTCTCCATTTCGCTGACCTAATGTTGTAAAAAGTACCCTTTCGACATCATATTTTTCCCCTTGGGCAATATCTTGTGGTCGCAAGAACATAGGTTTAGGGATCTTTCGTCCCCAATCATCATATTCAATTTCTTTTTCTGCAAATGCCCGCTGTTCTCTATCTGCACGCTGGCGGCTCTGTTGATCTCTACGAACTCCACCATTTTGCAAAGACTGGTTTAATTGCAGCTGGGCACGGCGTAAATCATCTGGCTTGAATGCTGACATTTTAATTATCCTGCAAGTATTCTTTTTGAAGTCTTAAAAGATCAACAAGCCTTGGAAAAGCCACCTTATTAAGAGGTAACTTTTCCCAAACGCCGTTCACACCACACGCCACAAGTACTGCATCAATATGGTTTCTTGAACCATATATTTTCAAACTCAACAGTGATGGATCTTGAGATTCATCGTCTTTGATTTCCCAAACAATCAGATTCTGAATATTATTTTGTTGAAGATTCCGGTGAATTAAGTCTCTAATAGCATTTCGATAATCATTTCTCATACTGTTTTACCTATTTAAGCTTTAACAGTACTTACACGAGCAAAGCCACCAGTACCTGCTTTACCAGTGTTACCATTACTTTCGGTTGCAACACCAGGTTCACCAACAACTAAAGTCATATACTGAGTTTTTTCGGTTGAATTCACATATCGGCAAATGAGTAAACCACCACTTGCACCACCACCACCAAGTGCCCAGCCATCATCACCTACACCATTAGCACCATCACCACCAGCACCCCAGTTTGATACTGGACTTACTGATGCGCCGCCTTTGTGGTTTGTTTGGTTTGCAGCTGTACCAGCGTTACCAAGCTTGCGTGAAATTTCGGTTATGTTTGATGTCACAGTGATTACACCTGCTAAACCACCAGCACCATTTGAGAAAGCACTACCATTCGACCACTGACCACTGGTACCGCCTTTACCGCCGCCAACAACCGCCAAATCAAGTTCATTTAAACGTAAGCGTGTATCTGTTCCACTGGTCCCATGTGCCAATGCTCCTAACTCCCAGACACTGCCACCACCAGCACCACCAGCACCAACCAAAATGAATTCTTTTTGTTCTTTCGGTTGAATTGGAATGATATAAACACCTGGGACTGTGTAATCGCCGTTTCCATCGTTTAGTGTTTCTGCAGCTACCTGAACAACGGACCAATTCACAGTACCTGAATACCCTATCCGGTTTTGACCTGAGCGGTCCCAAACTTCATATGAAAAACCCTTTTCAGCACGGGTAAGCTTCCATGCTTCATGTGGGCTTTCTGGTGTTAAATAGATTGCATACTTTGAATCACGTAAATCAGTAACTTTGCCACCTAGTTCAACTGTGGCTGAGCTACCAATATTTACACCTGCTCCAATTAATTTTGGATATTGAGCATCTAAGTTTTTCTTGAAATCGATTAACTGCTGTAACAAATTTTTGGAACTAAGATCTAGATCATCAATCTGTTGTTGTAAATCATCGTCTTTGGCTTTTACATCTTTTTCAAATGCATATTGGGGGTGCGGATCCTCATGCTGATTATGTTCAGTCATGAGCTTACGAATTAACGCGCCGTATTGTGGGTGTGGATCTTCATCTGCACTATGCTGGTTCATCAACATCACTGCAATTGGAGTATTTGGATCAATTTTTATAGTTACATTTTTTAAATTAACGTCAGTTAAAACAAATCCAAAAGTAACGATAGCAACCACGTTTGCATGCAGTGACATGATTGATTGAACTTCTGTAGTTGACGCCACTGCAAGTAAAGTGCCATCTGATAGATATATACCTAACTCAAACACTTCCATTGTTAAAGTTGGCTCAATACTCATCACAAAACGCAAAGTTCCAGTTTCTGTGTCTACACCACCACCATTAAGCGAAAATCTGGCTAATTCATTTTTAAGAGAAGTTAGGTTTTTCGCTTCAACTGATGCATCAAATTTGCCGGTACCAACAGCAAGATGAGTAAGCTCCCCACCAAAGCTAGCAACATCGCCTGCTTTATTTAATGCATTCCGACCTGCGTCAGTTAAAAAGAAATTAATAGCCATAACCCACCCATATGATTTATTGATCTATGGTAGTTACGGCAAAAAGGTTCGGTGGGGGGCAGTTCCACAAAACTAATCATTTTCTTTTTCGGCAGCTTCTCTTAAAGCACTGAATCTTGACTTACGTTCAGCTTGTTCACGGCCTTCTGGTGTATCGTCAGTGACATTTACAGTTTCGTAAGCTTCAGTGTAATGAACGTTTTCTAAGAATAAGAAGGCAAAAGCATCACCAATATCCGGTGATTTAATTCCCATCCGTTTCATTTCGTCTTTGCTTAAGATTTTATAACGAGCAAAGTCATCAAAACGGTATGGAACGTGGATTAACTGATCTTTAATTTTCACATTGTGTTTCTTCGTTTTTATTTTAAAACGGCCACTTGCGATTGCTCGAGCTAAGCCAACATAAGCTAATGACCTTTTATTTGTAAACTCTTTTCTATTGTCATTACTAAAACATTGTGAGCCCCAATAAACAGGAACGTAGAAAATACCTTGCTTTTTAAGGTATTGGCCTAAACCTTTACCCGCCCCGTTATCATCTACAACTAAGTTAGCATTTGGGTACTGTAAAAGTAGCTCATTAATCTTTGCAAATAGTTCTAAGATATCATCTCTGTTTTTGCATAATGGAATATCTACAACTTCTACACGGCGTGCGCGCTCTCCCCATTGCGATTCACCCCAAACTTTAGAAACAACAATTACTGAATCGTCACGGCCGACACCACCACCAACGTCAACCGTAATGACATAGCCGAATTGATGGTCATCAAAAATACTGGCGCCAACATACATTTCTTCAGTTTGACGCTTGGTAATTAAGAACTCGTCTGATAAGTCTGGGAATTCACCTAGAACACGAATCTTATACTGGGCATCTTCTCTGCTTCCGTATTTTTGCCGTTGTTCTTCTAAGGACTGCTTACTAACTAGTGGTGACTCTTCACCATTAAATGTGAGAGCAATCCATACCCCACCTGCTCGATGACTTAACTTATGATGAGTTTCATAGAACATCCCCGCGTTACGGGTAGGCTGAGAGGTCATTACTGCACGGTTGTCTTCGTGCGTTAAGGCACCAAATGCTACATCAAGTACGGCATCATCTACACCACTGGCCTCATCGACCCAGACCATGTAGTTATCGCCGTGGTTACCTGCTAAGTTTGTAGGTTGATGTTTTGGTGCTGTCTTCGCAAAGACATACCATTTTTCTTTGTAGCCTTTGATGTATACAAGTTCAGATTGGTACCCAACATAATCAGCAAGCCAAGCCAAAGGCCCTTGCTTCAATCGTGCTAGATTGATACTGATTTCTTTCCACACTTGTTTCTTTAACTGCCCAATCTGCGGAGCAGTAAACATCATGATGGATTCATCAAAAAACAAGAGATGCCATAAGGCAACAATACCGGCACTGGCCGTTTTACCAGTGTTATGAAGTACTAAGTCATCTTCACCCAAGAAAAATGGATCTGGATCGAGTACAAAACCGTAATATTTACCTTCACCTAGCTCAGTAACCGATGTAATTTTTAAAGGCTTATGTTCCCCATCTATAAGCCTATAAGATGCAAACTGTTCCCTACTTTCAGGTTTAAGGTTCATATATTGAGAAACAAGCAATTCAATCTTGTCGCCCTTTGACCACCCGTTACCATCGTATAAAGAAATTAAGCAAAGAATATGTGATTTATTGAATGTATGAGCTTTACCATTCTCATATTCAAACCGGAACATTTCCTGATAACCGGTTACTGTTTTAATTACATCTAGTTCTGTCTTACCATCTGCAGCAAGAATTTTATGATTTAGATTAATACGCTCAACTGGGATAAATTCCCCATTGGCTAATTTGATTAAAGTCCCTTTACCAAAGCAACCATGCCCCGATGCTACTGAAGTACGGCTACCATCAAATGCAATAGATTCAAAAAGTAATTCTTGTTGCCATGTGGGTTCGACACCTAATGCTTCTACGGCGAAAGCATAGATGTCGTATCGATAACGCTCACAAAGTTCCCACCATTCGGGAATTTCTTTTAATGGTGCCAAAGCCATACCGTAAAAACACCATTACTTAAAAGATTGAAAAAGGAAGCATTGTTGGATCTACAGCATCTTCTTCAAACTGATTCCCTTCAGTAATTGAAAAGCCTTTGGCAATTTTCGTACTAGCCCAAACAGCTAATAGAATTGCAATGTGTCCATTGTTTAAGCTGCTGCTATCAAATTCTTGCTGAAGGCCGTTTTTATCGACCTTACGGATTTCAAGTACGTTTTTAGGGTTGTACTGGTTTAGCTTCGGCTCAATTTCAATTAACTTTGCTCTGAAACGAGCTTGGTAAATTGAAATCACTTCTTCTAAGTGCTCTTTAGCATTGAAACTTAATTGCCAATTCTGTACTTGATCCGGTGAGTCAGTTACTACAACTGTTTGATCTCTTAAATCGCTTGGTACGGGCAAATTTGAATAAACAGCTGTTTTTTGAATAACAAGCTCACCTGTATCAGCAAATGCCGCTCCAATAAGTCGAATTGGTTGATCCGAAAACCCAGCAACACGGCTGTCTATACGAATAATTCCAGACATTACATTTATCCTTAGCGCCGTTTGCGTTCTAACTTGGTTTGGCATTCAATGCAGAATTTCACGCCACCTAAAGCACGGCGGCGCTCTGGTATTTCTTCACCACATTCAACACATTCTTTTTCAGATTCGCCTTCAAAACGGCATCGGTTTGCAATTTCTTGCTGCAATAAATAATCAGCACTTTCTTGTGCCTTATCGATTAAGTCAGTCATCTATACGCTCAACTGTAATTTCACCTGTTTCTCTATCACCCTTCACACGCTGGTGATCGAGTGATGTGTACTGATCAGCTTGCACTACAACTTTGTCGTTGATTGCGGGCTGTTCCGTTGCTGAGCCGTCAGGTTCATAGCCATTACCTGTGTTGTTGTCGAATGGACCACCGAAACCGATAACGTTAGGTGTATAACCCACAAGCTGAATATCTACAGTTGAGATAGAAAGATTGATTGCTTCGCTTGGGACTGGTGATGGAAAAAGTTCATTTTCAAAAACAGTGAATGTTGAATTAACAACATGATCATTCCATTGCTGAAATGGCACATTAAAACGGCGGTTATCGCTGCTAGACATGTATGCGCAAAACTGCCCAATGACTGAACGCAGATCATTGGGATTGGTGGCAAAGAAAGCGATTTGAGCACGTACAGTTGTCGGCACCAGACGAACCTTCACCCGTTTCTCATCAATGACCGTTTCAATAAAATCAGGCACTGGTAGTAATTGATTTACATCAGGGGGTTGGTCAGTTAACGCTGTTGCAGTAAGCATTACAGGTAAAATCACTTTGGATTCTTCCTCATGCTTCTGGCTTTTTCTATATTCAGAAAGCATTGCTTCTGAATCGTCCATCATCCGTGACGGACATGCTTTTATAGCGTTACCAATGGCTCTCAACTTCCAGTCAGCCGTTAATTGGGTCTCAGGCATATACCAAGCACGAAAATTGACAAGCTGCTTATACCAAGCGTTTTGGATGCATTTAAGCGAATCGTTGGGGTAATTCATTATTACCCCCATACACTAAAGATACTGCCAAAAGACTTTTTCGGCTTTTTAGGTTTCTCTTTTACGTTTGGATTGTCCAAACTTTGAATGATTTGTTCAGCTTGTTGTTGTACTGAATCAAAACTCTTCACAGGATTTACCATACCCGTATAGAGTTCTTTTTTTCGTTCTTCTCTAAGTTGTTGCAAGCGTTTCTGTTTATCAACTTTTTCTGATAATTCACCCACTAATCCTTGAGCATTTCCTAACTCGGTTAATAGATGCAGCTGACTATTGATATTGTCGTATGTCTGTAAAATTTGATCTTCAAGTAATTGGGCAATAATAATTTCGGGCTGTGATAACTGTGAAATATCTGTTGCGCTATCAAAGCAAGAAACAACACCTTCTGGCTCTTCAGGAACAAATAATCCATCAAATAACTGACCATCACCTACATTACTTGCATAATTTGGTTGTGCAACGAAATCAAAACCAAAAAAACCCGTTGGAATTAAACGGCCACCGACATTCTTGTAATTGACTGATGTGCTAAAACCACCCGCTTGGGCTTTATAATCTTGTAATGCGATCTCACCAGGCTCGTTATCATAAAACTCTTCTCGGTGTTCAACTGTTCCATCCTTTGACGCACGTAATTCAATTGTTTTAAATGCCCGTGAAAGATATACAACTTTACCTTTAATGATCACCGTTTCAGGCGGCACCATACCATAGCGCTGTCGAATTTGATGACCGTAAAAACCTTGTAATGAATTAGTAGCAACCATTTCTTGTACATGGTCACTGTTGATCAAGTTGACCATTGCATCTACATCGACATTACTTCGATCAACACCGGTAAATTTACGGCATCGGTCATGTAAGTTGTAAGATAGAACTTTTGTCTTTCTATTTTTGCTAGCCATAAAAAAGCCCCAATGCTGTGATTGAGGCTATTGTTTCAGTTGTTCTATAGTTGAAATTTAATCAGTTCCAAATCAAATCTTTTGATCAAACTCAATTAATTCCAATAGCTTGTCATGCTGTTTATCTTCAATGGTTGCATCAAAGATGTACCCACTTTTAAGAGAAATAAAAACATCATAAAAGCGCTCATGGACCATGCCTCCTCGATGTTCACTTTCGGAGACTTGCAAACAATCCATTTGAGATAAGTCAATTAATTGAGAACAAGCACGTTTTCTACAAAAGATTTTTAATCGCATACTTCACCCAATTACTTAACAAGAGTGCCTTCAACACCACGAGCACGGCGCTCAGCTGTACGTTTATTAAATTCTTCTAGCGCACTTTCCATATAAATAATGGCTTGTTTGTTGAACTCACTCGGAAATTTTTCATCCAAGGTTTTAGTACGGTGAATAAGTACTTTTAACAATGCTTCACTAGTAACCCCATTCACCCCATGTTCTGGAATTGGGCCATCTTGAAAATGAATACTGATTTCAAAATCTTTTGCATTTTGGTTTTCAGGATTTGCTGAAATCTTATAGTAATGGCCCTGAGCATATTCCGTAATGCCTTCAACCACTTCCCCTTTAATAACTTTATCAATTTCTTGTGGTTCTAATTCATGGCTAGCATATCCTAAGAAATGATCAATTAATAAGTTTTCTCCCTGACCATTGATAGGTTCTGCGATTCCTACTAAAACATTGTCTTGAGCTTGTTGCATATAAAAAAGTCCTGAACTAATGAACAGGACTATGAAATCATTTTGTATTTGAGCGCTAACTCAACAGTTCCAATTGAATTAAAGGAAGTTATAGACTGCATAAGGCTTAGCTGCTATTGCCGCTGCAAAGCTTGTGGTGCCTAAATCTCTATCAAATGCCATTGAGTGAACTTTAACGACAATATTGGCTGGTACTAAACGGCGTAATATCGGTGACAGCTCTACCACTTCATTTGCATCAACAGTTTTATCTAAAACAATTCTAATCCGACTTGTTAAGAAGTAATTTGGCTTTTCAAAATCAGACAAATAGGCTGGATATTCTTTTAGCTTTTCCAAGCTATGCCATAGCCGGATAATCTGAAAATGATCTTTCCCCCACAACATTCGTAAAACAAACTCTAAAAACGCTAATCCTCTTTTATTACCCATGCTGCTCCAATTGGCATAGATAATTCGCATTAACGTGTCAGAGGTGTTATTTCGGCGTAATACAACAAGTCCGTTTTGTTTAGAGAACCGTTCTACAACTGTTTTACTACCGATATGAGGACAACCGTAATCCAATAAATCTTGTATGGACTGTTCAAAGTTTTGTGCAAATACTTGTTTAAATGCTTTAGCAAGTGCGGTTTGCAAGCCCGTACTCACATATTGTTCATCGATAGGCCGAGTAAAGCTTATAGGGTCCATGTAGCCCCCGAAATATCAGCGGTGCGTTCCAACTCAACAGTAATGCTGTCTTTTGTCACATACACCCACTCATTAGGCTTATTCAACTCATTTGAAAGCATAATGGTAAAGTCACTCATCCGGTCTTGGAAAGCCACAATATTGTCATTAATCAGCTTCCCCATTTCTTGCGTATTAAAGCCATTAACCAGCCAACGACTTGAGCTCAATGATTCACGCCCGTATCGTTCTACAAGTAATTCTTTGATCTGTGTCTTAACCATATCTGTGTTATGTACAGAAGCCAAAGAGCCTTTAATTTTTACTTCAATTGGCTTTTCTACAACTTCATGTACATTCACTTTACCTTCATACAAGTTATCGCAATAACCAATATACCGACAGATATCTTGTTCTAACGTTGCTTGTTCAGCTGGGTTCTTGGCAACCACCACAAGATTTAAATGATTTATGTCGCGGTATGTAATGGCAAAGTGTTGCTCTTGCAACGTTTCATTCCAGACAGAAATAAACTGTGCCCGTTTCATAAATTTTTTACGGACTGCATAGTCAAAGTTGCCGAGAAATACCGCATCTTCATCGTAAAGTGATGGATAGCTTGATAATAAACGTAATTCTGATACAGCTAACGGATCTACGCCCTCTCTAATCAGTCCACCAGCTTTAAAACGCACTGATACCCGCTGTTCATCATTAGTAAGTACATCAAGTAAGGCCGCATCTTTTAAACGATTAACATCAACTTCCCCGTATGTCTCAAGAATTCCAATTATTACCGTTTCATTGGCTTGCAGAGTACGACCAGCTCTCTCAGAATCGCCAAACTCAATAAACAATCTTCTTAGATTATCTGTAGTAATAGTTACAGCATATTCACCTGGTTCAACATTCATCCAGCGCGGCTTAATTACATAGTTATTATTGCCCTGCTTAACCGAAATATTTGCAAGTGAAAGGTCCTCTAAAAGGTCAATTCGATATTTATGGAACCCTTCAGTAACTGGTACAACATATTTAATTTCACGGTATTCACTTTGTTCTGCTATTACTTCCGCCGTCTCACCAGCTTTAACAGTAATTGATTGAAGCAACCGCCATACTCTACCGCCGCTATGGTCCTCAATCATTCGCCCTTGACTTAAGCTCACAGCATTTGTTGACCGGTTGATAATTTCTATTAAGTGCTGACACGGTGTACCTATAGGCAAAATGCCTTTATTTGTAGCATCCGCAATAATTGAGCGGTCACGTGTTTTGGTAAATGGTTCAATTGAAGCAATATCGATTTCTGGACCAAATGCAGTCAAAAAACTAGCCATAGAACGCAGCTGGTGAACGACAAGTGGATCTTGAGCTTTATAGCGTTCCTGAATCTCATAATCATCTATCGCTGCTTGGAGCTGGGCTTCAAAATCAGCTTGCGTTAATGTCATATGTCTCACCTGTTACTGATTTACCCAATCGGTCTGCTACTTGGTTAAGATCTATATTCACATTCATGATGCTTAAATGAATATGAACCGTCTCAAATCCTTCGGTTTGTGAATACAGGGCTAATTGGTCAGAGTTAAGCTCAGATAATATTGGTAGATCCTTTTTCATCTTAATAAGAAAACTATCTGCCACCCTCGAGTCTAAAGGTGCCATTAGCAAATCATAAAGAGGTGCACCAAAGTCAGAACCATACTTCCCATTAACCGGATGATTAAGCCAGTACTCAACCATGTCTAAAATTGTTTTAGATGTGATCATTAGGAAGTTGCTCTATTACTGAAAATCATCAAAAGCTTTACTAGTATTGCAGTGCCGATCTGGTAAGTTGAAAAAATGGTGAAATAGATTATGAATATCCATAATGAAACGCTTAATGCATCAAAATATGAAGCAACGTTATAGATTCGCCAATCAACAAGAATAATAGTGATCAATACACATGCCATACTTATGAAATACATATATCTGATTTCTTTAAATAAGAGGCTTATAGGCACATGACGGAATTGTTTAATATACGCAGCTTTATTCTTGCTATTCCATCCTGTAACAACGGAAAGATAAGCTAAAAATGCAAGAATTAAGACAATATCAATACCGATTTGAATTTGCATAAAAAACACCCTTAATAAGAACTGTATTAAGGGTATTGCTTTTGTATATATGTAAGCGTGAATGGTTCCATATTTGAAAATAAGAAATGCATGGATTATTATATATACAGAGCCCGCTCCACTTATGACACGAGAACGTATAGGGTCATAAGTGTAGGTTAGAAGATGTCGCAACCCATCTCTAACTACCGGGCTTTTTTTAATGCACTTCAAAAGCTGTAAGCAGCCATGCATTACTACCTTCTCGCTTAATCAATGACGCTTCATGCGAATTAAATACAATATTTATTCTTGTAGATAATCCACGTTCTGTACGCCGTTGTGTACTACCTTGAGCGATTGTTTGCACAATAGTATCCACAAGCATATGCACAACTTCATCATATGTCATGCCATCACTTTCCATACGGCGCTTGATAATATGCTTAATACCCTGTTTATCACTGCCATACTCAAAATCCACCCAGCCTAAATCATTACGATACATAGCTCTATGCACTGTGGTTTTTTCCATAATGGCTTTGTTCATTGCAGCTTTACCACGTGTGATATTTGCTGTAACTGATTTGATTGGACTCGCACTATCAAATTCAGGCTTTCCCAGTTCGGATTGACCAGCCTCCGAACTTATACCAAGTTGTTGCTTAGCATGTTCAATTTGTTCTTTCAGCTGGTCACGGTGAGCTATTTGCTTAGCTAAATCCTCATCAAGCTTTTGCTCTTGTTCTTCGACTTCTTTAATTTTCTGATCTACAGAAGTACGGCGCGGCGGTAAGCTAACTTTTTCACGCTTATTTTGTTCTTGGATTTTAGATTGTGCTTCACGGATAAGTTTAGCAACACAACTTACGGCGTTTTCAAATGTTGGCTTATAGTCATCACTAAAATCGCCAGATAGAACAATTACTTTATCATTCAGTTCGGCCTTCACTACATCCGCTAATGCACGAATATAAAGTGTAAGCGTAGCGCCACCTGAAAAGAAAAATGCAACTGGTAAAACGCTAACACCAGCAACGCGCTTAATTTTGCGAAATTCTGGTGTAACAATCGTTTGGCCTGTTGCTTTTTCTAATGCCGATTGGATCTTTTTAATGTATGGAGAAGTAGCTGTTATAGCTGCAAGATTAAGACTGCCCATGAAAAATAACCTCATATCAATGAGGTTATTTTGAAATCTATTGGATGTACAATTTGTGCAAGGTTCCAATTTTTAGAACCCTAAAACGAGGAAAACACCCCGCAGGGTGCTTTCAAATAAGACTTATTGGATTATCAGCGAGAAATTTATTACTGATATCTTATTCAATAAGATTAGCTATGTACCTATAATATTAATTACTGCACCACTTGTCAAATTTGTGCAACAGTGAAATTACTAAAAACCTCTAGAAATAACTATTCCACCATGTTGGTGCTTAATTTCTATTAAGCATGAAATTTTCAAAAGACGACGGAACTCTCTCTTAGCCCTTGATAATGGCAGTTCTCTCATATAGGAATAATTTTTATATATTTCGATAGTTGATTCTTGGCAGAACCAATCAAAATGTCTTTTATAACTTGATGATAAATAGTCATCCCTTCTATCTTTTGATATCCAACCTATTAACCGGCATAAACGATGATTCAAGGTCAACATTCTTGAAATGCTTTCACTTGGGGTAGTAGCAGATTCATAGATCACTACTTTTGATTTTTCATGAAGAATCTCAGTAAATTTCCATAATGGCTCGTGGTGAGCAATACGATTTCTTAAAGATAGAACCTGTCTTAACCGAATAATCAAATCGTCTATAGCATTTGTATCCCAATAACTTTTATTTACAGCAAAATGATCTTTAAAACCCTTAAAGAAAACTTCAGGCCAATCAATAGAAGGATGTAATTCAATAAGTTTAATCCAAAAACCAAATGTCTGATTTGCTATAACTTTACCTGGAGTTGGAATGTTTTGTGTTTTAGGAACTAAAGTCGTAATTCCATTAACCTTCTTTTTCCTATGAGTCATTTTTTTTAATATTTTTTGAGTTTCCAAGTTTAGTATATTTTGGTCCATAAGGTACATGTACCAATCATTATCATGTATGTGTCCTTGATTTTTATGCGAAAAATAAAGATACGATAATTCTTTATGTACCATATTACGAAATGCAACTTCAAAAATACTTAACAACTTAAAAAAAGCAGTTGAGAGCGCATCATTCCAAAGGTATACACCTATGCACTCCTCATTATTTTTTAAATTAAAATATAATTTATAACTCTTTAATCGATCAGAAGATAACAAGTCTACGGTATTAGAAATATTGCTAGACTTCATTTTCTCCGAAATCCTATGAATAAATTATTAAATTAACCTACTAATTGTATATTAATTAAAGGAATAACTCTATTAACTTGTTCAGTTCTATTATTTTCGCTTTCTCTTTTCAAACGTCCTTCTCAACCATTCCTCTCGATCTTCAACATTCTCAATATTTTTAAGTTTGCGCCAAAATTCACTAATAGCTTTTGAAAATTTAACAACGTCATCATCCGTAATATTAAATGTAGGTTCATATATAAAGTAAGGCAACGGATTATTTTCCATACCATGATAATTTTCTTTTAAATAAAATGGGTACTTGTTACACAGCTCTCTATATGAGCTTCCATTTCCATGCTTAAAAACATTAACAATTACTCTACAAGCATCAAAATCTTTAAAAAACTCTTGTTTTTCGATATCGAATTCATCAGTTTTAAAAAGCATAAATAATTTGTTAACTGGCAGAGTCCAAATTTCATTTCTGACTTGATGAGTACATCCCCACCATCTGGATTGATTATGTAGGAATGAACGAAACTGTTTTTCCCATCTATGATACATTCCCGCAATAACTGAAAATCTGACATTCTGTTGAAGATCACTTAGATTTTGATAAAAGATAATACTTGCATCATATGAATCATAATATAATGAAGAGGAATCATATGGATCTTTATTGAAGTAATGGCTCTCTTTTTCAGTCCGCCATTTTTCTTCATATTCATCAGCTTCTTGAGAGATGTTATCAAATTGATTCAAAAGCTTGAGCTGACATTGTTCTAAGTAAAAGTCATTTATTTCTATTAAGTTTTTTCTTAGTTGATCGTACAATTCAATAAGCATCAAATTTCCCCATTATTAAAAATATTTACAACTCATAAAGGAACAACAAGGGAATGAATAATTCAATCCCTTTAATATTCTCTACAAATATTGAATTTATAAGCAACCAGGTTCGTTACCTGATCTACACTCTTGCATATCTTGTAGTTCTTTAATTCTATTTTCTGTCTTTTCTACTAAACATGCATTATGAACAAATGGATATAAAGAGCCCTTTAAAACAGGTGAAGATTGAAATTGGCAATCTTTTTCTTTGTATTGAATCCAAGCTCTTTGAGCCTCTTTTAATTGAAGTTTCTCTGTTGGGTTAAGCTCTTTCATATAATTTGCATAAACGGAATTAATTTTCTGATTTGCAGAATTCAAAACATTTGATGAGCAAGTATTTAAAGCCGATTGATTTGGCAAATTTGAGCATTTATCTATACCAGCAAAAGTAACTGAACAAGTAATCGTGCTCATAATTAAAAAAGTAATTCTCATGAATTTATACATCTAATTGCTCCACTCTTAATTTATTTATATCTATCTTTAGTACATGGTAGCCAATTCAAATCATTTCCTGCAGCATTCTCGTTTTCAGAGCCCCAACACCATCCGCCATTTTTAATATCGACATATAAAGTATCTCTTTCTTCACAACTTTCAATAGTTTTTGGGTCATCACCCGAACCACCACGGCATGAATCATTGAGCTTTTCATATTGGAGAATTTTGTCTTGAATGATTTTAGGAATTTCAGAAAATTGTTTTTTTAAATAATCGTTAATACCTTGTATTGATAGTTCGCCAGCTTGATAAAAATGAACATATATAATTGGTAACTCTTCAATTTGGTTAGTTTTTGGGTTTGTATAAGTAAAAACGTCTGACGGCGCAACAGTGCCCTTAAATGCAATTATGTCGCCTTCTATAACCCTTGCTTGTACATTTGGATCAAAAACTAAAACAACTAAATTACCATCAAAATTAGCTTTATTTGCCAGTACCCCATATAAACCAGCTTTTTGATTTATTAATGGCCTTGAGGATGCCAAAGCCAAAGTATGATTATCAACCTTCTGAATTGATTCGATACTCGCTGCACCTATTAATTTTGTACCTACATCATAATCATGAAATCTAATTCCTCTATAGGTTTTGTCGTCATTTATTAAAATACTTTGATTCAAAAAATCAGATTCATTTAAAGATGTAAAATCGTAAATTGCTTCCGCTTTAACGGGCTCTTGCATTGCTGAGTTAGCTCCTTCAGCTGGTTGCTCATTATTTTTATTACAACCAGCTAATGCAAGCATAGTAATTAATACCGTTAAATTTAAAGCTCTAAGAGTCATTAATAAACTAACCTTCTAAGTTTCCCATTCCTATCCCACCAGTTAAAGCATGTGCTAGGAATCTATCATTTACATTCTGACTGATATTACCATTATTACCATTAACAACAACGACTTCCTGTGGGTTAGGAGTATTTAAAGGTTGCTTAAACGGCGTGACATTAGTTAATAATCTATTTTGATTATTTAATGAAGGTTTTGCTTTTGTAGTAGCTTGGGGAACGATAGCTTTTTGGGTGCTTAAAACACTAGCAACTTTAGCTCTTGTATTTTCCACAATATGACTTGATTTCAAATCTGATACAGCTGGGGTATTTTCTTTAGGTAGATTAGTTTTCTGTTCCTGAACGGTTTTATCAATGTTAGCTCTGTATTTATATTCCTTTTCTAAATGCGGTCTATAATCAAATGACTTCCCATTGCGAAGCTTTGTTTGCCCATACGCCCATCTTACATATTTTGTGCCGAGAACTCGGGCAATATCTTCTTTTGATGCATTTGGGTTTTTCTGCATATAAGCTTTAACTGAAGCATATTCTGGATTCGTTTCGATTTCATGCTTCATAAATGCACCTTGTGCATCTAAAGCTGCTTGGCTCCGTACCATATTACCGTTTGCATCAAGTAATCCCCTTTCCTTCATATATGCCGTAAGCCGGTCTTTACGAGCTCCTTGCCAAGAAATCATTCCCATATTTATTCCACCAGCTTTATCTTGATGTTTACCAAACAAGTATTCATCTCGATAATCATTTTCTCGACCAACGGAAGCAGTTAAACCAGCAGCCCAATTATCATTAAAACCTGCTTTCTTCATAGCATTGTAAACTGCAAGTTGCTTTTCCTTAGTTTTTTCACCAATTGGAGAAATAGTTGATCCATAAGCAGGTACATTTTTATTTGCTCCAAAACCCGGCTTATAAACTCCTTGCCCAATGCCCCATGTGGGAACGCCGTCATGAAATGGATTAAAGCGATTAAATTTATCCTTAATGAAATCTAAGGTATCACTAGCAGTATCTTTAACACCGTCTACAACTTTTGATGCTGTACCTTTTGTCAGTTCAAAAGCATTGGTTGCATAGTTAACAAACCCTTTCCAAGCAGTATTAATAATACCTGGTACATCTGCAGCAATTAATGAATCTGTCCACTCTTTAAAATACGGCGCAACTACGGTACCTAGCTTATTCCCAATCCAAGAACCAGCCATACCACCAATTAATGTTCCAACTGGACCAAATAAAGACCCGACAGTACCACCAATTACTCCACCCGCAAGACTACCAACAGTACCGCCTTTTTCTTGTGTGCTTTGTTCATTCCAATCTAATAATGATGCACCAGCAGCCAATGCACCTATTACGGGTAGACCACGGCCAAACTTAAGAAATTTACCTAAGCCCTTTCCTAATTTCCCTACACCTTTCTTTCCTTTGCCTAGAGCACCACCTAGAAGCCCACCACCAGCAGATAACACGGAAGTAAGCAATTTCCCTAGAGAACCTAACAAACCACCCTTAGACGCCAAATTATCGGCAATACGCTGCAATAACTTTATTTGTTTGCGGTTATGGTTCTCTTGTTCACGAGGTAATGGCTCATTTCTCTTTTTACTACGCATCAATCCAGTTAATGGCCGCAAAGCTAATCCTGCTGCACGGCGTACAGGTGAAAGTAAATGACCAACTTCATTGATTGCGTCAACTGTAGGATCTACACCTTGTGTTGAGTTCGGCATTACTCCTTTAATCGCCGTAGATATCGTTTGGGCAACTTTACGAATTGATGATTGGTTTTGGGGTTCATTAGGGTTTGATACAAAACGGCCTTTTTCGTCACGCTCTGGTACACTAGGATTTACAATTTTTGATAAGTCATCATGACTATTAATTTCTATAGCGGGCTTTCGCCCATTAGATTTGTTGATTTGTTTTTTATCTACTGTTTTAAGGTCATTAATTGATTGGTCCAAAACATCAGCAAAGTCTTTGACCAGCTTGTCTGCTACAACAAAAGATTGAGTGATTGGATTAGCTTTGTCTTTTAATAAATCTTCAAAATCTAAAGCTTGTCTATTATTGACAGCATTAAGCATCTTTTGAAATTCAGTCAGTTTAGGCTGAGGCTGTGCAAATTGTGCTTTTTGCTCTTCAAAGCTTTGAGTAAGGATACCAATGATCTTTTCAATGTTTGAATCAATCGTACTAACTTTTTTTTCAACTCGTTTCATTCCAATGATAAAGCCGAGCTCGTCATAGGATAAAACTGTATCATTGTGATTTGAATTTGCCATAACAAAAATGCCCCATACTGATATAGAGCATTTTTGCAACTTACTAACTATGAATTTATGATGAGTTCCTAGACTTAAAAGTTAACTTTAAAAGTGTTACTTACAGGGCTATCAGTAATAATTTCTACTACATAACCTAATTTTGAGAAATGAATTTTTGCCTCTTCTAAATACTCTAAACTCACGGCACTTTTGTCAAAACTCCAACTGGAAAACCGTTTTCCAAAACACGAGTCAGCTTTAATTGCATTACTGAGAATATTAATAATATCAAGAACGGTTGGATTGCTTTGCTCCGCAATTTTTGCAGCTTCAGCAGCGGTAATACTAGATGACATAGTGAACATTCTCCTAAATTGTTAGTGTTCTCTACATTATAGTAAGCACGTGATAATAACCTCAAAAAAAACCTTTAAAATTACAAACTATTCATTACTACTATCTTCAGGCTCCACTTCACCAGCTTCAATTAACGCTAACTTACGCATAAACGCCTCTTCTTTTTTCTTTTTCATATTAGCTTTTGCAATTGCCATTCTTTCTTCAGCACCTGAAATAACTGAACTACGCCGTGCTTGAACTTCCGATTGGTCTTTAAGATCATCTACATCTAAGCCCCAGAACATTGCCTCAGTTCGAGCAATGTTAGAAATGCTGATACTTTGTTTAACGTTCAAATCAACCACTTGACTAATCAAGCCCATTTTAAACTTAACCAGCGCTAATTCATCTTCAGTAGGATTATTCAGATTAAGGACTTCATCTCTAATATGAATAACACTATCGATAGTATCTGTAATTAACTCACCCAGCTTATGAGCTCGTATACGGTTATTTTTGACAACAAGAGCTGACTTTAGATAGTTCTCGTTGACTGTAGAACGCCCGCCGTTGTTATTACCATTATTTTTAGAGTTTTGACTATTAAATTCAGCAATATTTGACGTTTTTTTGACGGAATTTTGACTATCACTTTTTTCTGATTTATCAGTATTTTGTGTATCTTCTTGACCATTATTTTTTTTGGTCAATTTTTTAATCTCTTTATTGAGCTCTTGGGCTGTCTTTTTGACTAAAGATTTAGCTTTCTTTTTCCATTTCTCAGCAAGTGCTTTACGGCGTACAACGGATGGCGAAGGCATCTCACAACCGAGTTCTTCGCCAACCTGATCAACTAAAGCTTGCCATGTAATCTTAGGTGAAGATTCATAGACTTCTTTTAGCCGGTTCCAAATTTCTTCCGAGTATTCAATCTTGCGAGCCATTAAAGTCTATCCCTTATTCAGCAAATAGACCTATTTGTTTCACTTCATCTAAAGCTTGCTGCTGTAAAGAAGCCTTGCTAAAACGTTTTTTATTTTGGATAAGATCAATTAAAGCTTTTTGCTGTAAATCATTCTCTTCACGCTGGAAAACATCATCAATAGCCATCTCTAAATTACGGATTTGTTTTGCACGATTCTGTTCACACTCACGAACAATACGCATAAGAGTGTGAAGTTCAGGTAAAACCTTTTCTTGAATAGACTGGTCTTGCGATAAACAAGCTTGAATCAGCCCCTTTGATGCTTCAAGCAGCTCTACAGTTAAGGCTTTCGGGAAAGATGCAATATGCTGTGCTGCAGCCATACTTAATTGAAATGCCATGGCTTGAGTGTATTCACTCATCATTTCACCTAGACTGTTAAACAGAATACCAGCTACAGAAGCTGTTTTGTCTAGTTCTGGCTCAATAGTAAAACCAAGAACCCAGTCGGCTGAAACACCGTATTTTTGACATAGCACCGAAAGTAATTCTGCATCTGGCATTAACTTACCATTTTCGATTTCACTCATTCGGTTTTTATGTGGTGTACCGAATATCTCTAAAGCTACGTCTTCTTGACGTAATTGAGCCATATCACGCGCCATTGCAAGTTTTCTTCCAATAAGTACTCGACGTTGCAAATCGCTCTTTTTCGCCATTTAAATGCTTCTCCCAGCTAACCAATCAAAATCTACAGTTTTTGACAACCAATCAGTTTCATCAGTAAAAACGCACGAAAGCCAGACACAACCCTCTTCACATGGTTCTGCCAGCTTAATTTGTTCACTTATGAAAATATTGTCGTCTTTGAATAACAAGCCATCACCTTTGACACTATCAATTAGTAGTTTTGGATAGTTATCAATATCAAATCGTGGATAAGTTTTAGCGCTGTAAGAACGAGTTTTAAGTGGTGGCTGAACAATTAACCGTATTTCACAAAGTTGATCGATAGCTTTTAACTTAAGTGCTCTAAACATAGGTCCATATTGTTTTTGAACCTTGTCCTTATACTTTTTAGCACCTACTGAAAGACTATTTCTTTGCTTTCCGTTCTGATCAATTGTAGCCCGCCAAATCTCGTTAGCGCTTAATCCATAAGGCAATTTGATTGTGATGTATTGCTTACCAAAAATGATAACACCACCTGTACTTCCCCTATACACACTATTTTCACCATCATTTTCTTTTTCTACATGGCACGGGAAAAACACATGTTTATTTGAGCTAGCTTTATGCTTTTTAACTTTGTCATTACCTGATGAAACACTGAAATCCTTAAAGAATTCCTGTCTTTTATTATTGGAGAAAAACTCGCTCCACTGACGGCGGTTACTTTTTTTAATCATAACGACCTCAAATCAAGCAAGTAAGATTTACATAAACTTGAAGCTCTTCTTGCATGACATAATCCTTAAAAACACTTAGTTCCAGAATTATTAACCGTTAGATTTATTTAGAAGTACCCTTGTTCCAATTCATTATTTTTGTTTGTAAAAAAATGCTCTCTTTTATATATGCAAAATATATTGATCCTCAAAAAAACATCGAGCTGGTCCTACTTACCAATGTGTCAGCACTTTTAGGATAGGGGCCCCTATCATTTCCTTCTTTTTAGTAATTTAATATCCAAACCCTTTTTACGTAGGATTTGCATCACACACCAAAATTTTAAAGGCCACATCTAGTTTCCCTTTATTATAAAATTATTACCTAGGGGTTGTTTAGAAATCTAAAACTTTTATAACTCTTACTCAGAAATTCTCTTTTTCATCAACCATAAATTACATAAAATATTATATTTATCCACAACTTAAATAAGCTTGATTCTTTAATTGATAAACTCACTAGAATAATATTTCTTAAAATAATAGGAGTATATTGACAGAAAAAAGCTAAAATATTACTCTCTAAAAGTTTTCTTCATAAAAAAGCATCAAAAAATGAAAACTATCATCGTAGCTTTTGTACTCTCAGCAATTTTGATCATTCTATCATTTTTATTTTACATGATTATAAAAACCCATTATAAGAAATAACAAAGAATTAAAAAAGCTCATTTCCGAACCAGAAATGAGCTTATGAAATCCACATAAACCTGAAATACTAAGTATGGCTACTTAGCAATATTAAATTAAATGAATTTCTTTGAAGAATCAATATTTTTTTTAAAAAAGTATCTAAAAAAATTTAAAATTATTACAAATATTATAATTATAGCTTTTAGCAAAGTTAATTTCTTTGCTGCTACAAAAAAGTAAAAGTTCAAAAAGAATAAAACTTCTAAAATTAGTTAACGGGACTAAGAAAACTATTTTTTAAAAGTTGCTTTATAATGTTTGGAATTAAAATAATTTACAATCTCTTCCCCATTATTTTGATTTTTTTCTAAATTTAAGGTTAAAAAATCTAATTCCGATTCCAAATTTATAAACTCGGGAATATATTCTTTGATAGGAGGGGGTGGCTTAGGGCCCCCTTCAGTAATTTTTTGAATAAACCCAGCTAACCATAAAATGTATTCTTCTCTTAAATTATAAGAAGGAATCAAACTTACATCAATCTTTACCTTACAATCATTTTTACTTTTACTCAGTACTTCATTGAAATCAATAAAATTATATTTCAGCTTATATTCTGTACCCTTAATTTCTTTTCGAATCACCTTCATAAGAATATACATATTTTCTAAAACATCTTTAGAAAATAGTTTTTCATTTTTCATTTTTTTGTAAATAGTCTCAGCAAGAAAAAGATATTGTGGCATGTTACAAATTCCATTTCATAATTTCCTCTTATTCTATAATATAGAATTATTAAATTAATATTACAAGAATTTACTCAAAGTTTTTTATTTTAAATTTTGAAGTAATATCAAAATATTAAGATAGTAATTCCTAATAAAAAGGTCTATTTCTTTTTTAAGAAATAGACCTAGCGAAAAAAGCGCTCAAACCTAAAAATGGCTGATTTAGTATTAGCTGCCCTTATTCAAGTTGGTACTATTAAGTAATTTAGAAAATGCTCAATTAACCTCTCTCTTTAAATTTCTCTGCTTCCATCTAGTCCCTACATCTTATGAAATGGACCCCATATTGCATTCATATTCTTGAGCTGCTTCTCTTCGTAGTTAAGCCTTTTTCTGATTAGCTTGAACTTGGGTCGGGGTTAGCTTGTTTGGATTGTATTTTTTTGAGCGTTTTTTGCTGGTTGCTTTAGATTTCATTTGCACCCACCCCCTTTAGCTCTTAACTTTTCAGCAACTAAACGATCAGCTACACGCTTAACTCGATTCCAAACAAAGTTGTGATCAATTTCAGAACGACCTTGATAAATACGTTCAAGTTGAAATGCCGTAACTGAATAATCCACTTCTAAGGCCAGTAAATCCCAATCTTCATTAAAAGCTGTAGCGTAGGGGGTCAATTGGTTTTTCTGTGCCCAAATACGCAATTGGCGAGCATCTGGACCACGCTTTACAACTGGTTTTGGCTTAGATTTGATTAAACCAGTGGAAAGCGCCCATTCAACACAAGTTTCGCAACGACAACATAAACGCTTGTACATAGGGCCGGTGCCGTGAGGCATATTGAGATCACGCCCTAAAGACTCAACCTGTCGGATTTTATTACCAGGATGTTTCAGCCATTTCTTAACTGCTTTTTCTAATGCTTTTCGCTCATCAGATTTAGCTGCTACGTTTGAGTAAGCAACTAATGCGTATTCAGATTTTTTCATATCAATAAATGCGTTCACTGTGCTTTACCTCCACCTATACGAGCATCATCCCAATCACATTCCACAATATCTAAGCCATCATGTTGAAATCTTGACCATAGACGGTCCCCAAGATCTTCGCGGACCTCAGAAAGACTTAGGTTTGAAATCACAACTGTTGGCTTCAACTCGTCATAACGAGTGAGTAGAACCTTATGAACACTTTCAAGAAGTTGAGGACGTTTTTCAGCACGGTCATGTAAACCGTATTCATCAATAATTAATAAATCTTTTTTTACATAGCGTTTTAGCGCTTCATCTTCACTATCACCACTACGGCGATAGGCACCCGCGATATCTTCAGCTAGATCTGCAGACGTAATGTAAATAGCTTCCCAGTTCTTAATGATGATATTTTTCAGAATTGATGAACCTAGATGTGTTTTACCCGTACCAGTACGGCCGACAAGAAGTAAATTTCGAAAAACACCTGAATTGAAATCCATAGTGAACTTTTCACAAGTTTTACGAGCTTTGTCTTGTCCTTTGTGAGTTACTGCATAGTTGCTAAAGCCGCTATTTACATGTCTTTTAGGGATACCAGCTCGAGCCATTTTCAAATTTAAAATACGATTGTTCTTATCGCTTTCATATTTTTCATTTGACTGCTTCATGATTTTTTCAACACAAGACTGACAAACGATTCGACCATGTACATTGATCATTTGTTCTTTGTGGATCTTACAGATCTGGTTTGTATGGGAAATTTTATATTCCAATTTTTGAGGCACTGCGTTCATATCAATTCACCCTTCACAGCTGTGTGAGCAACCGGTTCATATTTCTTTGGCGCGCCCCATTGATCATTTACATTGCGTGGTAACGATTGATGGTTTGACTGTTGACCGGTAGTCATTTCGGGTTTTTCGTTTAGGTACCAAGATGCTTTGAAGGCACCCCAAGGATTTTGTCTTTTCAAACAATATTCGACGGCTTGCTGCAGTGTGATTCCTGCTTTTTGGGCTTCATTCAAAAGTGCTTCAAAAGCGTTTTCGGTGTTTTGAGCTTTCTTGGCTTTACGAACTTGTAAGAACTCAGCAGCGTCTTTCTCAGGTACACCATTTTTTTTCAAAGCACTCTTGAAACTAAATTTTGTTTGAGTCGATGAATCAACTTCGCCAACGGCGGAGTTGTTATTACCTTCTGGATTCTGATTAAAGGTTTCAGGATTCAGTGAATCAGGATTCAGATTAAAGGATTCAGGATTCAGGGCGTTTTGGTCTGAGATAGAAACAGTTTTAGAACCGTTATCTAACTGTTCTTGTTTGTTCCCACTACTGTTTGCTTGATTCGATTCGTTATCTTGATAACTGTTTTCAACAGCAGAACCAGTATTTTGAGGGGCAAACGGTCCTGTTTTATCGTAAAAATGCTTTAAATCAGCTTTATTTAACTGAATTGGTTTTCCAACAATTGTTTTGTTTTTCGGGTTACGTTCATAGACAGTGTAGATACCATTACGGTCAGGTAATTCACTGTCTTTCTCTAGCCCGTGCGGGTTTTGATGTTTAACAAAGTTAACGATATGGATAACATCAATACCATCAGCGTTATATAACTCGATAAAACCGAACTTAGAAATGTTCTCTAACTGTTCTGCAACGTTTATATCGTCTGCAGGAAATAAAGACATTTTGATTTTCTTAGGTCGATTTTCGAGTCGGCCTTCACGATCTGCTAAAGTCCAAAGACCAATAAATAGCAATCGTGCTTCATACGGTAATTCAATAATGTCTTCATTCATAAAGAATGAGGGCTTAATATTTCTAGATCTTGCCATTTCTTAAGCTGCCTCATTAATTTCAGTAAAATTACTATGGTTACAAACAGTCATTCGAAGTGTGTTTTTTGAATAGTTAGACATGGCAGCCACCTTCAAATTGAAGCTCCATATTTGTATGGATCTGTGATAGCCGCTCCTTCTGCAAGTGCTCATACTTTGGATTTAACTCACATCCGAGATATTGTCTTTTGAGCTTTTTTGCTACAGCAGCTGTAGTACCGCTACCCATAAAAGGGTCAAAGACAACGTCATTAACTCGAGATCCTGCAAGAATGCATGGCTCAATTAAATCCATTGGGAATGTAGCGAAATGTGCGCCTTTATATGGCTTAGTCGAGACTTGCCACACAGAACGCTTATTTCTTGTAAGTAGGTCATAATTACTTTCTTTGCGATCTGCTCGATGAGTACCCATACTTTGATTAGGATGAGCAACAGCTCTCTTGCTATTAGAGCGTTTAAAACTATCTCGTGAAGATCTCGAGTAAACAGCTTTCATTGGACCGTTATGCTTATTAACAACACGGTCACTTCCTTGTTGGTCATCAAGGTTTTGAGAAAGTCTTTTGATTGAGCTTTCTGCAACTGGCTCTTTGATAGCTACATGATCAAAGTAATATCTTCGAGATTTGCTGAATAAGAAAATGTACTCATGTGCTTTAGTACAACGATCTGTAATACTTTCAGGCATAGGATTTGGTTTATGCCAAATAATATCTTGGCGTAAATACCAGCCATCAGCTTGAAGTGCAAAAGCTACTTTCCATGGAATACCAATCAAATCTTTTGGTTTTAAGTTCGATTGAGCTGCATTTTGCTTTGGTAAAATTAACCCTTTCGTTTTTGGGTTCTTGCCATCATTTAGTCCTGTGCGAGTAATACCTCTGCCAGAACCTGCATAACTATCACCAAGATTCAACCAAAGGGTCCCATCTTCATGCAGAAGTTCTCGTACTAAGCGAAATACTTCGACCATGTTTTGAACGTACTCGTCAACTGTACTTTCTAAACCTAATTGGCCATCAACACCGTAATCTCTCAAACCAAAATATGGGGGTGAAGTAACACATGTTTGAGCTTTCAATCCTTCTTGAATCATTTGTGCCATCAACGTACGGCAATCACCAAATAAAATCTTATTCATGCAGCTCCCTCCACCTTTGCAACGCGATTGAAGAAGGGATCATTTGCGCGAGCAATTGCAGCCATAGGCAAAGGTGAAACACTATTTCCACACATATGCACTTGGTCTTTTTTACTTAAAGGCTTGTTATCAAGTCCTCTATCAATAATGTAAGTATCAGGAAAACCTTGCCCTCTATATAATTCTCTTGGTAATAGCATTCGCATACGGATATCAACAATTACCCAAGGTTCACCTTTAACCCAAACGGTCACTAAAGCTAATCGGTCTTTAGTGGTTAGTGTGTCCATTGGCGCTGTAATATCACGTGCATCACCATTGCCATAAAAATTAATGAGGAAAGCTGCTACTTTTAAAGCCCCGTCTAAGTTTTCTTTACTTAAAACTGTAGAAACAAGCTGTTGCTGGCTGCCAGTATTCGTAATGGTTGATAATGGTTCTTCAAGAGATCTACCATCAGACTCGCAAAAGCCTCCATTTGCTTGCATCATGTAAGCGGCAACTAAACCATGATGCCCACCCTTCACTTGAGCACAGATTGTTGTTAGTGGCTCTTCGATTGACCAATCACGCTGATGTGATGAGTTAGCAAATTCAGTTAAAAACGGCGCTAAAATAGGACTAATTAATGAGCTATGACCGCCAAATGAAGAAGTCACTGTTGCTAAAGGTTCTTCAATACCATGACCAATTGACGTACCAAAATCACGCCCAATAAAAGGTACAGCTGAATTCACAAAGAACGGCTTTTTAGATTCGATTACATACTTTTGTAAACCACGTGCAATACGTTTTAAGGTTGCATCTGCAAGAGGTTTAGATCTTTCAAAAATTGAGTTACCAAGATCAGAGAAATCTATACATTCAGCAGCTGAACGCCATTTTTGCTGACCACGTTTTGCCTTCTTAAAATGAGTTGCATTAGTCCACACAATTGGTTGACCATCACATCTTGCAATTAAGAAAAGCCTTTCCCTAGTAGTAGGTGCCCCATAGTCAGCAGCAATAATGCGTTTATTCCATTCAACTACATAACCTAACTTTTCAAGGCTACGAACAAAGTGACGCCATGTTTTTCCTTTCTTCTTAGGGTTAGGAATTAAAAATTGATTATTTCTAGGAACTCGCTCACCAGGTTCAGCAACTCGGTTAACTAATTTTCCGTTAACTTCAACTTTATCTAAAGTGATTACCCGTCCAGTCGCTTTATCACGTTTAGCTATTAAAGGCCCCCAATTAAGGATTTGCTTGACGTTTTCGAGGGTAATTACATCTGGCTTCATTTTCCCAGCAAATTTAATAACTACCCACGATAAATCTCTTATTTCTTTCTTACGCGGTTGCCCACCAGCTGCTTGAGAGTGATGAGTGCAATCAGGGCTTGCGTGAAACCAACCTACTTGATAACCGTCACAAATCTCAACAGGGTCAACTGCGAAAACATCCTGAACATAATGGATTGTATGAGGATGATTTGCCTCATGCATTGCAACAGCTTTAGGATTATGGTTTACAGCTACATAGACTGGACGATTAAGTCCCATTTCTAGACCTGTACTGGCTCCGCCTCCACCAGCAAAAAAATCAACAATAATTTTCTCGGAAAAATTCAAACCATATTGGGTTTTAAATAAACGCGTATTATCAAAACAAAACTTAGTGTTCATTCTTATCACCCCATATGTCCACAATGATTACAGTGATCAAAGTCATAGGGGTTGTATTGCCATACGATTTTTCCGCATTTTGGGCAGTTAAAACGTGTTTGAGGGTTTTTGACTCTTCTTTTGGCCCTTTTTAAATGTTCAGGTTGTTTTAAGCCTGCTCCTTGAGTCATGATTCGAGGATTATATTGATTAAAATCAAAAGTCCTACGTTTTGCTTTTTCAGCTAAATGAAATGGGATAGCAATATACTTCTTATCAAGTTGACTTACTTCATCTTTAGAAAAATATGAAGCCTTTTCAAAATCAGTTGATATGTCAAAAGAACTTATATTCAACCAAAAAACATCATTTCCTGAATATTTCCCTTGAACGAAAACAGCATATCCAAAAACACTATCGATAATTTGAGTGCTATTTGGAATTGTTTGGTGATCAACTTTCCATACAGCTAATGCATCAACATGATCAGCAGAAATTGGACATTCAAACTCTCTAGCATGATTGAAATGACGCTGTGCTTCATCTAATGTACAAACATATGCTTGATCAATATCAGTGTGATAACCTGCAAATTGATGTCGATGAAAACTTACATTTGGTCCGACATTATCTCTAAAGCATGCGATGTAAAAACGATCTCTCATGCTGCACCTTCCTGAGCTGGTTTATACAAGCTCACTTGTTCAGCAAAATTCCATGCACGTTTACAGATATTATTTAAAGACGAGCGGCGTTCATCTAACCATTGTTCACGCCATTTATTTTTCTCAGCTGGATCTTGAATTAAGTCATAAGCTTTATAGAAAGCAGTACGGTCAAGATAAGAACCTAACAAAACACTGTTAAAGCTATTTACCAGGTCAAACTTTTCTTCATTTCGAACTTGAATATAAGTTTCTTTAAAATTCAACCCAAAATTAGAAACAAACCATTCGTCATGCCCACCAAAAATAAAGAATGGAACATCAAGGTCGTTTTCAATTCCTTTTGCAGAGTATTGACCGTTTCCAAGTACACACGTAACTAAAGCTGCAATTTTTAAATTTGGCGCTTCAAATGTACATTTATCACTAGGATTTATTAATTCAAAAATCATTGTTCAGTCCCTACCTCAAATCGTAAATCTAAGAAAGCTTGGTTAACTGGACCTACGTAGCGTGACCAGCCAAAGTTTTCTTGCCAAAACCACCAATTGTTCTGCTCGTCACGCTTCCACGGCGTTCCCTCAGAATCAGTGTGATTGGTTCCTAACGGCCAAACCTTTTTTTCTGAAGTCATGAAATCTCCTTTTGTGCATTGAATGCACGATCTAGAAATTTCTCTTCATCGGTTTGAGTGTTTACGATTTGATGCGGGGCATCTTGATTTATAAGACAAGTTGAGCACTGTTCTTCTTTAAAATCAGTGCATTTGCCTGAGCAGGGATGATTTGCTAAATTACTCACGTTCATTCTTCCAAGGGTTTGAACAGCCATAGACCATTTCCTGTTGGCGCAGGGAGTGGTTTTTTATTTCCAGCTAAGTAGATCAAGCTGGACTGATTTATCACTAGCATTTGTATGCCGCGATTTTTCGGCCCGTAAAGGCACTAATTCGAAGGTATCTCTGGTATACCCGTTATCTTTTGACCCACAAAAAACATTTCTGAGAAACTGATATTCAGATTCAGCTTCTGAGACTTTTCTAGTGCAAATGTTTTTAATTACTTCGAGAGAGCTTTTACCTGCCATCTCACCTTCTACTTCTGAAATCTTTTTCTTACACATAGAGCGGATGAGATTAGATAAGGAGTTCTTGCCTTCAAGTTTGGCAATCCATTCCATCTTTGCTTTTTCTTCTAAAGTTAATTTCGATGATGCATTTGCAAGAAGTTTTTCAGCCATGGTTATGCCTCATACTTTCCTAAAAGTGGTTTTTATGCAGATCGATTTAATTGTTTTGTCTTGGATTCCTCATATTCTCTTTTCTGTTCAGAGGCAACTAACGCGTCTAAAGCAACACCTTTGTTATAAGCAACTTCTTTTTGTTCGCCACTTGCAATTTTTGAAACAGAACTTTGAGAAATCCCAGTTCTTTCTGAGATTTGCTGTTGAGTCAAACCTCGACTATTTGAAAGGTAAATAACCTTATCTTGAATATTCATGCACATATAAATGCCTCCGTGTTAAGGCATATTTTTATTCACTAATGAATAGTTGTCAATACATTAATGAATTGTTTCACAAAAAATATTCATTTTTGAATAAAATTAGCTATCCATCTTGGAGTTGGAAAAATGCACCTTCAAAAAAACGTTAAGTACCTGTTAAAAAAATACAGCACTACTACTACAGGTCTTAGTAAAAAGTCTGGAGTACCACAACCTACACTTTTTCGTTGGGAGAATGGGCAATATAAAGAACCAAAGATATCTACCGTTGAAAAATTAGCCTCTTGGGCAGGCTATGATGCCAATACACTGCTCAATAATGACTTAGAAGCCATTGATAATATTAATAATGATTTAGATGAATTGGTGTTAGATAACAATGTAAATCTATCAAATAAAATCAAATTAGATGGAGAGCAAATTCCAGTTATTTCTTGGGTTGCAGCAGGTTCATTTACAGATGTTCAAACAGTATTGAAGGACACTGAAGTACTTGAATGGCTTCCACCAATGAAGAAAGCTGGAAAAAATGGTTATGGACTTATTGTAACTGGTACATCAATGTTACCTAAATTTGAACCAGGTGATCGAATATATGTAAATCCAGACTACCCAGTTTTTGATTTAAAAACCAATGATTTAGTAATTGTTTCTTGTGCTGGTGATACACAAGCTACATTTAAGAGATTAATAATTGAAGATGGAGAAGAAAAATATTTAGAGCCACTAAATACTAAATGGCCTGAACAAATTATTAAGCTAACAGAAGAATGTAAGTTGGTTGGTAAAGTCGTTGGTATGCATAGAGAGTTTTAAGGATAAATAAGATGTTGAAAGTAACTGAATTTCAAGGAATTAATACTGTTTTAACAACTTTTGCAGAAGAAGTTATAAAAACTCAACCTGAATTAGCTGCTAATATTCTTTTAAATATTAAAAATATTTCTAATGAACACCATCCGTTAGTTGAACAATCTTTCATCTTAGATAATTTTGAAAACCATGATTTAGCATCTTTAAATATAAAAGAAGCTTTAAATAGTTTTAATCATGAGTTAGCAAGATTAATGATTTTGACTAAAAATAATTTGATCAAAAACTAAAAATGATTGGATTCCGTTCAATTGAATGTTAACCCTTGTAAATACATGTAAATATATACGAAATACTCAGTTTAATACTGGGTATTTTTTTGCCCTAAATAAATCATATTGGTTACTTTATATACAATTAATTCATTAGTGAATAATTTGTTGTTGATTTAATCTATTCATTGATGAATAATAATTTCACCAACACATCTCATGGTGAATAAATAATGAGTACATTACGCTCTACAGATTGCGAAGAATTTATTAATGACATCGATGGCGGTGCATTTGCAAAACAACTTGGCTATGCAGTTAGTAAGGTTGCAAGTGCTGCTGTTGATACACAAAAAGTCGGCGAGATCACAATTAAATTAAAGTTCTCTAAAGGCGTTGGTCACAACAACGTAACTGTAGAGCACAAACTAATTTCAAATGCCCCACTCCCTAAAGGCAAAAGTGTCGAAGAACACGGTGACAAAACACCTATGTATGTAAACACACGTGGTGATGTATCGCTTTTTGCTAAACACACTGACCAGCTTTTTGAAGAAAAAGCTTAATTTTTAAAAACTTTTTATCTCAACTAAAGGAAAGACCTTCATGTCTGAAAAAATCGAAATCGAAAAATTTCTAGGTTTAGCTAAACCTGTAATTCCACTTGAGCGTGGTCAGCTTGTAGCTTTGCATCATGACTATAGTGTTATCGCTGCTGAAAAATTTATGGATGCTCGCTTCCGTCCTCATGGTGAATTTACTACACCAACATTTAATGACTTTAAGGATTTTGTAGTTGCAGAAGGCGGTAAAGATACACCAATTTTTGTTAATCAAAATGATATGAAAGCTATTGCAGTTCTTAACTTCCATGGTGAAGGTCAAACCCAAGGCCATTGTGACTACTTAGCTTCTTTATGTTTAGAATCAACTGTTGTATGGAAAAAGTTGAATCAACTTAAAGACCATAAATTAGATCAACGCAACTTTGCTGTTTTCATTGAAGATTGGGCTCAAGTACTTAATGCATTTGATGAAAATAATAATGTCATTGATATTAAAGATGCCCTTGTTGCAGTACGAAATATGCAAATTGAAGCATCGACTACTAGTAACGCTGAAGTAGAAAACACACGTCAGGTTCAATCTGAAATGGCCCAAATTGCAGCGTCTGCTAAAAAAGGCGTATTACCGGCTTATTTCACCATCCAAGATTCAGCTTACTTAGGTCTTGCAGAACGAGAAATCAAATTACGTTTAATTGTGAATAGCTCTGGCAGCACACCTCAGTTTGCCATTCAAATTGTCAAAGAAGAGTTATTACGTAATGAAATTATTGAAGATTTCAAAGAAGAAGTAATAGCTTTACTTCCTGAAAACCCTGTACGAATTGGGTCATTTAAATCTTAAGAAATAAAAAAAGCCCTGAAAACTTTGGACGGCTATCGGGGCTTTTTTCAACCAATACTACGTAAACGTCAAAAGGTGAACTCTCATGGATCACTACAAAGACAAAGTTATAGACGATCAAGGCTTTATTAGCGTTTCGGAGGCGTTACGAGCTATGGCTTGTGGTCGTGTTATTCAATGTTCAAGTAAAGACTTTCCAAATTGGAAGGACATGGAAATCACAAATATTAATGCGAAAAATTTAATTGATGAAGAGCGCATTAATAAAAACGGCTTGAAGTACAGATATAAACCTTCGCAAATGTCTGTAAATGCTGACCTAACACAAATGAAAAAGCCTCAATGACTTTGGACGGCTATCGAGGCTTTTTCTACCAATACTGTACGTATAAAGGCAAATTATTATGAATCAGAAATATATAAACAGTCAATCTGCCCCATCGACACCTATTTGTTTCGTGCCTGAACTTAGCGGGAATAAAACAAATAAACCAGCTACTTCTAAACTTTATCAGCATCCATCAGCAGAGGATCTAAAGTTTAAAAAAGATAGTAAATGGCCGTATGTTTTATGCTTCCTTATATTTAGTGTATTAGCTATTGCTTTCCTTTATGCGTGTGATGCAGAGGCTCAAGTGCGTGAGCAGAAGACGCAACATTGGCAACAGCAATTTAACACAGATGAACCTATTGAAGTTCAAGTACGTGTTGTTAAATCAGGTGGTGCCGAATGAACACTAACTTCCTTCGTGGTTCTAGACGTTATAACAATAGTCCAAATGGTACGACCAACAATAAATCTTTCCGGGAGTTTAAGGGGAAAGATGAAGAGCGTGGTTTATACAAAGTTCGCTTAGGCCATACTGTTTATGCAGCAAATCACACTTTAACTCGTGTTTATACAATTGATGAAGCTGGTGAATTAACTCCTGTCACTCAATATACGTTGGATACAAATGAGTGGATTCTACGTAATTTACAAACCGAAATTAAATATCGTAGAGGTCATGAGTTAAATCAAATCCTTAGTAAAACGCACATCCCCTCACCAGATCGTAAAGATTATAAAAAACGTCGCGGTTTTCTTGGTACACGTTAGTTGGGGACATGTATGTTAGTTATTAAATCTTTTTATGTGATTTATGGGACATGTCCTAGATGTACTAATGACAAATGTACTTTAGGAGTTAGTCATTCTGGCCCAGGTGCACAATGGGAATGTCACAACTGCGGTTTGTGCTGGCCTAATCGTTAAAAGGTGCATGAACAATGAAAGCAATAATTTTAGATACGGAAACCAACAAATTAAATGGTTATCCAATCGAAATCGCTTATGCACCTATTGGCATAGAAAATGGTCAATTATTGGTTCAAAAAGATGAGGTTTTTAATCGTTTCTATTCTTGTCCTGAACCTATTGATTTAGAAGCTATGGCTGTACACAACATCATTGAAGCAGACATTGAAGGTCAACCAAGTTGTGAAACGTTCCGTTTACCCGAAGGTGTTGAATTCATTATCGGCCACAATATTGATTACGACATTAAAGCTCTAAATAAGTGTGGACCAGCAATTAAAGCAAAGACTATTTGTACTTTAGCTTTAGCAAGGGATGTTTGGCCTGATTTACCAAGTCATAAATTGGCTGTTCTTTACTATTTCGTGATGAGTAACCGTGAAGAAGCACGTAGGCATTTAAGACATGCTCATTCAGCACGGGCGGATGTTTATTTTACTGGGATTATCCTAATAGCTCTAATTGAACGACTGGGTATTAAAGATTTGAACTCCTTATTTCTCATGTCTGAAGCTGTACGTTTACCCAAAATAATGACATGGGGTAAACACAAAGGAACGCCTCTTAAAGAATTACCGCGCCCATATATCTCATGGCTCCTGAATAAAGAAGACCTTGACCCACATTTGCGTAAAGCGCTTCAAAATATTTAAAGGTTAGCAACTATGAAACCTACTCTATTTACGCCTGAAACATGGGCGGAGTTTACCCAACAACTCAAAAATTCTTGGGAAAAAGATAACGCTGGTACTGATTCACCAATTTTTGTTGTTCAAGAAAAAAAGATTGTTTGGGGTTTAGATCCGGCTAGTGATTCTGTAGAAATCACTAATATTGTAGATGCCGATGATGAATCAACATATAAATCAATTGATGATTTTTTTGAATCTCTTAAAGCTACAGATAAGCATGCTTTAAATGGTTTAGCAATTGAAGAGGAAGATGAACTTTTCCTCGATGTAAAGAGGAGATTCTCAAAAATAATCCTGAGGCTGCAAAGGTTTTTGCATATCACATTATTGGTTTAGCACTGTCTCAACTAGCAGAGTTTCATTCAACCAAAAGTCTAGATAAAGCTGTAACCGTTACTTTGCATAACCTTTTGCGCCAACTGAACAAAGAACGTAATGAATTGAAAAATTAAGGAGGTTCAAATGTCTTGGTATTCTTTACGACAACTCGCTAAGGAACTTGGTATGGCTCCAAATACATTTAAAAAATATTATTTGGAGAAATTCCCGCCAGATCGAGAGTCAAAAACTTATAAGGGATGGACTTCTCAATCTGTAGCAAAAATTAAAACTGCAATTCAAGGCGCTAAATAAGCGCCTATATTTAAATCGTATTTTTAAATTCACTTAACTCTTTTATCCATTTTTTTGATATCAAGATTATTTCAACTAGGGAATCAATTAAGTGTTCAGGATAAAATATTCTTTGCTCTTCAAAATATTCTGTGAATTCACGAATATTTCCATGCATTAGATCATTTCTTAGCTTAATTAGATTGATCTTTTCATCATTTGTTATTTTTTTATGAAAATCTTGTTCATTACTAAAAGCTAGTGCTGAAATAGGTAAACCTTTATTTTTAGCATCAATAATCATCTCTTTATTCATAATTTTATTTACATACAATCTATCTTCTTCACCATCACTCATCAAATGAAGTGTCGATCTTAAAGAAGACTCTATTCCACATATTAGGCTTAATAAAGCAGGAAGAAAATGTCCATTTATATAGGCTTCAAGACCTTCGATAAAGTACCAGTGAAATTCTGCACCAGAGTTTTTTTGAATAAATTCATTTTTATATCTCAATTTCAAGCATTGAAAATCAGCCATTCGTGAATAATATTCTTCAATATTTAAAAAATTGTCTGGATCTAGGTTATAAATTGAACTATTTATAATATCTTCATATACATATGGATTACCCAGTAGCTTTATAAATTCAACTTCATCTTTACATCCAATAATTGTGTAATCAGCTTCTTTATTCATTAGTCTTTTAACCATCCTTCCACTTCATTTGCATACCAGGTCATAAGTTCCACACGCTCATCCCAATATTCAGCACGGTTATATATTTTACTTGTCTTATCCGCTTTGGTTGATTTGTTCACGTGTGCAATTTGATAATCGATAACCTCACCACGGAACAATTTGCTTTCATTAGCATGGGTCGAGAACAATGAACGAAAACCATGGGTAACCATTTTATCTGTGTAACCCATTCTTTTAATCATTGTAAGAACTGATTCAGATGTCATATTTTCATAAGGTTTTCCACGTTTTTTAAATATGTACCCGTCATCTGTTTTGACGCTCTCGAGCTCCCTAAACAAGGCATAAATTTGTGGTACCAGTGGGACCATTAATTCTTTTCTTTTTTTCATTCGCTCTGCAGGAATTATCCAGACTTTGTTTTCAAAATCTATCTCTCCAGTATCCCACCTAGCTTTTAACAATTCTGTTATTCGGGTTCCGGTATAACAAACTAAAAGCATGGCCATTTTTACTATTGAGCTAGAATGACTCGCTTTCATGCGTTTAAAGAATTCTGGCATTTCACTCACAGGTAAACAAGGATGGCTGTCAGATTCATATTCAGGTATTACATCCTCTACTAATGTACATGGATTACGATCTGTATAATCTGAGGCAATTGCAAAATCAAATACTTGCTTTCCAAGTCTTAATGCTCGGCTTGCTGTTTCTAAAGTACCCTTTGCAACAATTTCTTTAATTTTCTTCGAGATGTGCTTTCTTTCAACTTCATTAATTGGAAGATTTTTAAAATCCTCGGTTAGATATGCAAGTCGATATTCGACTGTGTCATAGTATTTTTTGCTGGTCCATTGTGATTTCATGATACTCAACCATTCCTCAACCACCTTATGGACTGGTGGAGAATTGGCGACCTTGCCCTGATATTCTAATTTTAATTGTCTTGCTAGTTGGCGTGCTTCTTTACATCCCATAATAGGATATTCACCCAACATCTTTTGATTTTGCTTTCCATTTTGGCGATAAGACAAAACCCATTTCTTTTTTCCATTAGGAAAAACGGAAATGTTTAATCCTTCCCCATCTGCTACTGAATATCTAGATTCTTTAGGTTTTAATGACTTTACTTGGGCATCCGATAGCAT